AATCTGGACGGCTACACGGATGACAGCGGTGTATTGAAACCACGCGACGAGAGCGACCCGACGAAGGACACAGACGGCAATCCTCTGCAATACAGCGGCAGCGTCTACCCACGCCGACCAGAGTATCGAAACAGCTACGCAGCGAGCTTTGACGGTGTTGATGATTATATTTCAGCGGCTCACTTGACAGGCTCGGAGACGGTTACGAGTAGCGAAGGAACATCTACGCCATCAATCAGCGCGGGAAGGGTAGACTTCACAGCGGGAACATGTGGCAACTTGATCTTATCAGACGGCACGCACTACCCACTCACAGAGGGCGCAGGAGACACCGCCCACGACATCAGCGGTAACGGCAACCACGGCACGATCAACAACGCATCCACAGGCACAGAGGGCGCGGGCTTTTGGGCTGGCAGGATAGACGGTGAGGCGAACGCACTGAATAATAATAACGGATTCAGCAAGCGGATGTTTGTTTGATGGGGTGGACGATGCTGTGGGTTTAAACGTATCGCCAGATGAGCTAATGGAGACGGGCGTTTTCGACTTGTCTCTTGATATTGTTTGGGATTCATCGAGTATTGCATCAGTAGGCAGACTAATCTGGTTCGCTGAATCCACTGGATTCTTCAGGGTTCAGAGAGACGCAACAACCAGCACCTTTAAACTATGGGCGCGCAAATCTTCAGGCTTGGACATTATAGCCAAGACATCTATTGTAATATCAGCAGACATAAAACATACCTTGAGGCTTGTTGGTGATGGTGTTAATTGCTTGGTTTACTTAGATGGTGGATTGTTAAATACAATAGCCATGACCACTGCGAACTTTTACGCGCCGACATGGTCGGAAGTTTACCTAGGCTACCCTTCTTCCAGTGGGGTAAAAGGCGTGTTTTACAACTGGTCATTAGCCACGGCATCAATCACGCAACAGCTTGATGGCAACGGCAACACCAACGCAGATTGGACAGACCAAAGCGGCAATGGCAACGACGGCACGGTCAACGGATCTCCTGCATTGCTCCGCATACCCGCTGATACGTCAGACCCAACGAAAGACGTATTAGGCGACACACTCACCAACCCAGCCATTACAGACGGCTACAACGGCGCAGAGACCGAGCTTGACGCTTACAACATTGCAGAGGGCGACAACCCATCACCAGCGACCAACAACAATTCAGACCTCGACGCAATCGAATTTGGCACAGACTTTGCAGCAAATGACGCGGCATTTATGCGGCTCAAATCATCGACCGAAAATGACCGACTGATTACCTTCGAGGATGACTTGACAGGAGGTGATAAGACTCTCGCCGAAAAATTCACAGAAACCCCATAACACCATGATTAAAGCAACCTTACCAATGTCGGTTTTACAAACTGACCAAGAAGTCCAACCCCTCGCGCTGTATGCGTTAATGGCGGGAGTTCAACCCGACCGTGATGGGACAAATATCACTTACCATATTGAAGAAGAGTTCTTCACACTCGACCACGCCAAACTGATTGTTTCTAAAGGTGGTGAGGTTTCGAGCTTCCCTCTGTTTATTGAGATTGATGATGTAACATCCGCAGTGGATGTTTCATTACCTGATTCGACATTCACAAACGAAGACGGCGAAGAAGTAGTTAATACATGGTCATCGTGGATGCTTTTCAACCATTCGGTTCTTGAACGTGGCGGCAGGTTTTTTGTGGAAACTGATTCCCACACAGGTAACGATTTACCATTTTCTCAGTTATTGGGTGTGGTTGATAGTCTTATTTTACCCTCGGATCTTCCACAAGAAGATTCAACTTAATAATTAAGAATGTAAGGCTATACTAAAGTCAGCATTAACAGATCCATTATTTCCATTAGCATTAACAACATTCACCAAAATATCTGTTTTTGGAGCTAAAGCAATAGGATTGGTTAACATTTGATCATGGGAATTTTCTGTTGTAATGGAAGTTACTTCTTGCACTCTAAACACCTTCCCGTATTCTCTTGTTTTCAAATGAAGAGTGTATCCGATACTAGAAGAGCTACTAGTATTTTGCGCCGAAGCTTCGTATTGAAGTAGATAGCCTGTTGTGTTTTCTGGTATTGTGTAAAGAGCCATCAAGGTTTGGTTATTCGATGCTAGTATTTTTGCATAGGAAAGACTGTCGTCCCCATTCGCATGAATATTAATGTCTCCTGCAAAATCAATATTGTCATTATTGAACGACCTGAAGACTCTAGACCAAGTTCCATCTACGTTCACCTCAGTTAGTCCATTTAAGCTACCTGTCCAGCTTGCCTCATTAAAGTTCTCATCCAAACCTTCAATAATGATTTCTTGAGAATCTCCACTATCGTCTGACTTGACTTGAATGCCCGTTCCAGCATCAGGCGGGAAAACATATTCTGTAGAACCATCCCAAATAGTTTCTGGAGAAGCAACGCTAACACCAATGGCTATATCTGGATTTGACCCAAATTTTAAAATTCTATCGCTAGCCTTTGCAGATACGCTATCAGAGTAAGACCCTATATCGCCAACCTCCATTGGTCGCCAATAACCACTTGCAGAATCCCAAATGTAATTAAATGGTAAATTGTAATTTCTACTGGGACAAATTTCGAAAACTCCTGTGAAAGTTGGGTCGGCGCTCATTACAATTATTACACATCAAATCGTAAACGGAATAAATGTATTATTAACCCTTCTTTCTAATAACGATAGTTTTCAGTTCCACCCTGTTGTTGAAGGGTTGCTTATTTAAACGCTGGGCGAACAATTACTTTTTAAGTATTATTTCCTGCCCCAACACGCCCTTTATCATTTTTATTCTACCCTTCTCTGAGAAGTCGGCGGGAGTGTATTCGCTAGAAACTTGATTGTCTTCAATTAACCCAAGGCGCATATATGCCTCCGCAACAAGTTCACTGCAAAAAACGCTACTTAGATCTTGTTTTTTATTCTTGCCGAAAAAAGATAAGTCAATAGCTGATTTAGCTAAACTCCATAAGTTTTTTTCATATGGCTTGTCGTTAATCTCGCGCCGCAACTCTGAAATAATCTCATTATCTTTTTCTGTAAAATCATATCCCCCCAACAACCTAATAGCCACTCTACCTTTGTAGTTTTCTATTCTATTGCTTAGTTGTATAATTTGCACTCCTTTACGTTTCTTTTGGAAGATGTCGGGTGTATTATTCAAGGTTGTGCTTTCCCAAAGAGCGACAAAATCAAAACCTTCGATCTTCAAAACCATTCCTATATGAGAGTATTTATTTTTGGTTATCTTTTTAATCAACCAACTCACAAAACTTTTTCCACCAAATAAAACTATGTCACCAGTTTTTAATTCGTTCCTAATTTCCTCATACTCTACCATGTCTTTTATTACACTTTTTTTATTGACAAACCAATGAAAACCGATACGATCAGTCGTATTATGATTAAAGCCTTCTTATTTAAAAACGGTGTTGTCGCGGTTGGAGAAAATAGCCCAGAGTTTTCTGATTACATACTTGATCTATCTGATCAGCATGAAAGCCTACCGACTCATTGGACTTCTTTTGATAACCAAGAAGAATTTCAACAATTCCAGAGAGAATATGAATCTGACGGTATCATTGATATGAAATTGGGTATAAAAGAATGGGCGCATAGTCTAAGCTCATTAAATACATGTAAAATAAGTGTAAAATACTATGTGAAGCACTTAAATCTAGAAGATTATAGCCAAGAATTTAGGAATTTTTACACTTTTGCAGATGAATACCGCCGCGAACACGGCGGTATTTTTGATTTCAGAAAATCCAATACTGTAATAGCTGATGGGTGCAAGTGTCGTGGTTATTACGAAGATGCCACTAAAAAAATGGTTGTCGCTATTAAAAACGACCTTTCCACCGAGGTTTTTGTGCATGAATTTTGCCATTTTATGCAGGATGTCGAAAAAGACCCAGTATACACAAACTGTGAAGATGATTTCTGGTGGGCTTTGGATTCTGATTCTTGGGAGATGAAGAATTGGCGTTCTATTTTACAGTATATAGCATTGGAGCGCGATTGTGAATTGAGGGCATTGGACTTCTCTTCTAAATACAACCTTTTTGACAACAAGGAATATGCACAAAACGCTAACGCCTACTTTTATTTTTATCAATATGTATTTTTAACCAATAACTGGTCTTCCACAAATAACCTAATGAATTCAAAATTAGTGTCTAAAATGCCTGAAGAAATCTTACCCTTAAAAACCTTCGAAAAAATTGATATGAACGTTATGCTTGAATATAGCAAATATTTTTAATAATGCGGTGTAAATACTAGTGAAGACATTTATACGCATCAGTCGCCCAACCCCAATTACATACAGAGGTGTAATGATTGTTGATGTATAAAAATTAATTTTTTAAATATACCCAATGTCAATAGAACTTACAACAGCAACAGCGGCGGAAATAAATGCCATCAAAACTTCTTTGGGCTTGGAAAACGCTCAAGATCAACCCGCAGAAGGAGCGTTCGAAGACGGCGATAAAACAAAGATAGATGGCATTACTTCTCCGATAAGTGTTACAGACAATGCGGCACGGCTGGCTTTATCAGATGGTGTGGTTGGCGCGACATACGTCACCCAAACCACTGAAAATACTAGTATATTATTTTTTCTTATAGCAGAAGATGAATCGTTGGAGAGTTCGTGGCTTAAAATCCCCTATTCGACCGAAGATGATGGCACAATTGTTGTGAATATGGAGTTGTCTGATTTTGATGGTCTTGTTGCCGACGAAGATGCTTTTGGTCAGGTTCATGGAATCCCTGTTATTGGAGACGGAGTTAAGACTGGAGGCAATAGACTATCTTTAAGATTAGATCACCCTTTTACTATAACCAACACGGGTGGTGGCGGAAGCTTCACTGACGATGGCATACCTAAACTAATTGATTGGGATGATATTTATACTTCTGCCATGGGTCCTCCTGAGTTTTATTATAGTACTAATTTAACTGATCTAGTATTGGGTAGTAAAGTGACTTCAATAGCAGAAGGTGAGTTTGCCCTTGCTTATAACCTTGCAGGAACTATTGTTATTCCAGATGCTTGCGTAACCATAAGCGTTGACTATGGTTTGACTACTGGTGCTTTTGAAGCTTGTTCAAGTATTGAAAAGTTGGTTTGCGGATCGGGCTTGAATCTTATTTTCGACAAGTCATTTAATGGTTGCACTTCGCTTGCAACTGTTCTTTTGAATGAAGGATTAACTGAGTTGGGCGATGATGCCTTTAATAGTTGCGCGATAACCACGATAGATTTGCCCTCAACAATCACTGATATGGGTAACCAGTGCTTTAAAAATTGTTCATCATTGGCTACTGTAAATTGTTACGCGACTACAGCCCCAACTTTGAGTGGTAGTAATCACTTCCAGTCCACATCAGCCACTCAAATACATGTGCCAGTTGGAGCTACAGGGTATGGAACAACATTCGCTGGTCTAACTGTAGTTGCAGACTTATAACCTTAAATTTAAATAATATGAAAAAAGCTGTAATTAATACAAACGGAGTTATTTTAGATGTTTATAATGACGACGAAACACCTTATGTTCCTGAAAACTGTGAGGTTGTGGAAATAAGCAATACAAAAGCTTCAAAAGTTGAATCTAACAAGCCTGAAAAAAGCTGTTTGGTTGATAATGAAATAATTACTATGACCGAGTGGTTTGCACTGAGGGTTTCAAAAGTTGTTCCTGAATCAGTTGATACATGGAAGTTAAAAGCTATTTTAAAAATCGCAGGTAAAACTCCCGTGATTGAATCTGTTATTGCTGGAATGTCTGATGATTTAATGGGTATTTCCATACAAGAGGGTTGGAAAAACGCGGCGATTATACAGCGTCACCACCCCCTTGTCTTAGCCATGATAAACATTCCCGAACTCGACGTAACCGCCGAGCAAATGGATGAATTCTTTTTAGCTACAAAGCAATTGGACTAAGTCATGGCGATTATTTTAAAACATTCTCCATCCGCCCCTCTTCTTAGACTTCGCAAACTCAGAGATAGAGGTGCGGGGTTTGATTTTTGAAGGAGGTTTTGAATTGATTTCTGGTTCAGTTAATCAACAAACCGTCAGCGATGACGCGATTTATGATAGCTACACCAGCCCTGTTTACCATTTTAACGGCGCATTCTCTGTTTTCGGTTTACATAACCCTAGTTTTGTCAGCCTTAATCCAGAGGTAGCTACTATTGCACCTGATGGTGTTATCACTAGGGTCTCTTCGGGTTTTTGCCGATTCTTAGCAAAAGACGGGATTACCCTAGGAAAAAAGTTGGATCTTAGAGATGTCTCAGGTCAACCCTCTGTTGATATTTATAATTCGCCCACATTGGATTGTTTAGCTACACATGCTTCTGATCAAGTTGATTCTCGAATCAATAACACCATGACAATGAACGCAAATGGCAAGGTGTATACATCCCAAGATCATTCAACTCCATCCTACACGCGGAATACTAATTTATGGTGCAGTCAAGGAGATGCTATAGACATGACCTGTATATCTCCTTGGAACTCTCGTGGGGCGCATAAACGAGCGGGAACTGCTATTACACCTCGTCATGTTTTAAATGCGGCGCATTACCCTCTTTATGTCGGTGACACTATTAGATTTGTCACTAACGATAACACAGTTATTACTAGAACAATAACTGGAGCAAATGGTCAATGGGTCAACAACAGAGATTTTCGCCTATATACTCTTGACAGCGACCTTCCTGCCACCATTAAACCTTGTAAGGTTATGCCGTCTAACTGGAGGGATTATGCTGTTAACAACTCTCTAAATCGCCCAGCGGCACTAGGTTTAGACCAAGAAGAAAAAGCTCTTATCATAGATTGGCGAGGTGAGGGTCGTTTTTTAACACCTGTTGATAGTGATCGTTTGATTTTCCACGAAAACAAGATAAGTGGCGATTCAGGAAACCCAGCTTTTTTAATTGTAAATGATGAGTTGGTTTTAATTACTTGTTGGACATATGGCGGTGCGGGAAGTGGAACTAGCGTCGGAGATAATGTTGATCATATCAACACTTTGATTTCAAATGCTGATACGGAAGCAAATATATCTTCTGGCTATACGGCTACAGAGGCGGATTTTTCGGGTGGTAGACCCAATCGCAGTAGTCAAGTTTGTAATTTTGACGGATCAAATGATCGGTTAGACTGCTCAACCAACGCACTAGTGAGGAGAGGGAACGTGGTAGAATTTAAAGTAAAGGTTGATTACCAAGTAAATCAAACAACTCATATTATTAATACACGGCATAGTAGTAATTCTAGTACTTGTTTCGCGCCGAGGCTTATGGTAAATCATAATAACAACCAAATAAGATTCTACGGTTGCCGAGGAACGCCTTTCCCTTATTGGAATATTGATTCGTCCTTTTATGGTGTGTGGCACACAATAAAGCTTCGCATGCACAACACTAATGGAACGTTGATTTATCTATCAATTGACGGCGGCGATGAAGTGTCTATAGACTCTAATATAACAACAAGTCCAGGCGATTGGGGTGGAACTAGAAACACATATTGGTCATTTGGAACTGGTAAAAACATGGAGCTTTCAGATGTTAAGATATTTACAACCGAATCTGATTATAACTCAAACAACCCCATTATACATCATCCCTTGATAGAGGGATCGGGGACTACCGCGTATGATGCTTCTGGAAACGGTAATCACGGTACACTTGTAGGAGGGTTGCCATTCACATCTTCTTCAGATTTCCCATTAATAAATAATACTGCTAACAGAACAGGTTTCACCGCTGGATACAAAACATCTGCTTCTTCTGGCAGGGCGCGTTGGAACGCGGGGACGTTGCCTTCATTTGATGTAAAAAAATTCAAACTAAAATGGTATCAACCCGTTGAAATAACTTCCGCTGATACGGGGGGATGTTTACTTTGCCTTAACGACGGTAACGGTAAATTCACATTGAGAACAGGATCTTCTTCGGGTTTAATATCTAATGAAACCTTAACGCTTAACGGAACCACTAGCTCAAGAACTTACATTCAGGACACTATATCTGTAGGATGGCATACCATAGAAATGGAATACGATGGTAACAACAACTGGTCAATAACATTCGACGGTCAACTCAAGTCAGCATTAACTTATTCACAATCTTCATTTAGAACTTGTAATGTAGCTTGGATCGGTCCTTCTCAAAACGGCAGTAATGCTGACGCCAATACAATTTATTCAGAATTAAAAGTGTGGGATGATTCAGATACCCTTAGAATAGATTTATCGTTAGACGAAGAGGTTCTGATAGATAGGGTTTCTGGTGAATCGCCCGATCAGACTTCGTCTATATCTTCAATAGCTATACCTATAGATTCATCCGATCCCACACAAGATGTTTTAGGCGGCGACGCACAACATTTAGGCATCTCTTTTACGGATTACAGTTAATACTAAAAAAAGTCCCAAGTTTAAACGCAAAAGTTGCAAATAATTGGTGTAATTTAATAAAGGCAGTCTTTGATTAGGCACAAACATATTAAAATTACAAACAAAACCCTCAACCCAAACAATAAAACAATGTATCTAACAAACAAAATTATTCTTGCAACCATTATTTCCTTTTTTGCATTTTACCTAACATCTTGTGGGTTTAAAGCTACATATACCAGCCCTAAAACGGGTATTAAATATGTAGTTACAGAAGGGGAAGACGGCAAACCTAATTTGGAAATCGATTCCTCAAAAGCCGTTCATGAAAAAAATGGAATTAAAATTGAGGTGGCAAAATAAATGTCGCTACCCAGAAACATACTATCCACTGACTTCATTGGTGGTGAACGCATGTTCTGGTCAATGGAAGAAATGGTGTTTTGCAGTCACAAGGGTTCTCGCTTTGTTGTTAGCGCGGGGTTTCTCTCCGATGGTCTGAGCATACCCAAAATTTTTCAAAGTATTTTTTCAAAGTCGCCGCATTATATTTATGCTGGTATTCTTCACGATGCCAGTTATCGTTCAGACTTTTCCCATAAATACACGAGGAAAGAAGCTGATAAACTTTTCCTTTTCTACATGGAGGCTTATGGTGTGGGGTTTTTGGCTAGACATGTGATTTATCTTGCTGTGCGCATGGGTGGATGGTTAAACTACAAAAAATATAAAGCGAAATATTACGAGCGAACTCAATAAGATCCATCGTGCTTTCGCTAAAAAGTCCCAAGTTTAAACGTAAAAGTTGCAAATAAGGGGTGTAATTCTAGGCTTTTTTTGAAAAATGATTAAAAATTGTTTTAATTGTCATTTTATGAGTTCATTTTGTGAAAAATGCTTATAAGCAACAAAAAAACGTTCTGTTCCTTAATATTTTTAATTCAATTTTAATTAAATTAATTTGTTGACTTAATCTGAATCGTCACTATAATGGTGGGCGTGAACATTAATTCTACATTTGATCAAGCAATCGGGCAGAACAGCGTCAAGCAGACACTTAGCCTTTATATAGACGCATACAAGACAACAGACAGGCTTCCGTTTTTAAACCTTGTTACAGGTCGTGGCGGAGGCAAAAGTTTTTTTGTTAGAACTTTCCGCAAGGGTCTTCGTCGTAGTGATGGGACTACACCCAAGATATTTGAGGTTAATGCTAGCACTATTAGTAATAGCGCGGCGTTTTTTGAACAAGTTTATCCAACATGGGTAGAATCGGGTGCTATGCTCTTTCTTGACGAGGTTCACAACTTGCCTAAATCATTGCAACAAATCTTCCTTAGTATTTTTGATGTTAAAGATGATCCTGTTAGGACTGTTGAGTTTGAAGACGGTGTTTACAACTTTGATTTTCGCAAAATTAGTGCAGTCATGGCTACAACCGACCAACAAAAATTAGCAGAACCTTTGCGCGACAGGTTGAGAGATATTTGTTTTGAGGAATATAGTTACGACGAGCTTTATGACATCTTTATAAACAATCTTGATAATGTTACGGTTGATTATGCTGTTAGAAATTCCATCAAAGAAACTTTTCGTGGCAACCCTCGTGATGCTGTGGTTAAAGCTCTCGACATCAATACTTATGTTGCGGCGAAAAACTGCCAGCATATCACTCAATCTTATTGGGATAACTTTTGTTCTATTATGGGTGTGCATAAATACGGAATCAACCACTCTGAGAAATTAATCCTCAAGGCTTTGAGTGAGAATAATAAGGGTATGACTTTAGGTAACCTTGCTTGTGTCACAGGTTTTGAGCGTTCTGTTATCCAAAAAGAATACGAAACCATTTTGATCAGAAAAGGTCTTATTGAATTAGATGGTAAGCGTAAGATGACAGAAAAGGGTAGAAAGTTTGCTAAAGAACTTTTTGTTTGTGCTTGATTTTTTATTCATTTTAAATTAAATACTAGATATGAATATTTTTATTTTAGATGAATCGCCCATGATCGCCGCCTCCTATCATTGTGATAAGCACATGAAGCAGATCGTAGAAAGCGCACAAATGCTTGGCTCTGCTGTTATTCGTCACGGCGCGTTGCCCTCTCAGATGCCGCTGACAGCCTCTGGCAAGCCTTACCGTGGTGGTTATCATTATCACCCCTGCACCGTCTGGTGTGGCGATACTCGCAAAAACTTCTTATGGCTGTGCGAGTTGGGTATTTCTCTTTGTGCCGAATATACAGAGAGGTATGGTAAAGTTCACGCTTGTGAGCCTAAGATCATGCAATTAGCTCGTCTTAGTAATTTGATCCCTATGGGAGAACTAACAGATTTTGCCATTGCCATTTCCGACGATAGTCTTTGTCGCAGTCTCCCTAATTTTGATTCTTTGTCTGCTGTTGAGAAATACAGGGAATATTACAACCATGACAAATCTCGATTTGCTAATTGGCGATTAAATACTGCACCTAATTGGTATAAACCTATTGACAAAACCATCAAAGCATGAATAATCAATTCCATGGAACACGAAGAACTTAAATTAAATATAATTGAATGGGGCTATGAAAAAGGCATACTTGGAAAAAACGCAAATCCACTAAAACAACTAGACAAGACATTTGAAGAAATTCTTGAGACAAGAGATAATGTGGTAAGTTATCTACTCAATCCAAAAAGTGAGTTTATGGATGAAATTCAGGACGGGATTGGAGATACAATTGTTACTCTTATTATGTTGGCTTCTATTTTCCGAGTAGATATTGACGATTGTCTTTTGCTTGCTTATAACGAAATCAAGGGTAGGACAGGTAATATGGTTGACGGCGTTTTTGTCAAAGACTAAAATGAAAAAAACTATACAGGTTATGGTATCTGATCACGACAAAGACAATGCAACTCTTTGTCGTGATTTAGTTGCCTTTAGAGAAGGTGAATGCTTTCCTATTTACGAAACATCCAAAAACTATTTTTACGCTTCTTGTTTTGGCAAAATTCGTTATGTTATAGATCAAGAATCTGGATGTATTTTAGGGACGCAATTCCCTCTTATGATGATGGATAACGACTTTGATGTGAAACAAATATCAACCCTTCATGATCATTTTAATAAATGGCATCAATACAACAGACTTTTCTCCAAAAAAGATTTAACTGCTCCATATGAGCAAACAAAGTAATTTATGAAAAAACAAACAACATCAAAAGAAAAAACTAAAAAGATAAAAAATAAAGGCATTCACGCCAAAACAAAAACTTCTAATCTGAAAAGCTCAAAGCTGTATAAAAAGAAATACAGGGGTCAAGGTAGATAAACTAAAACAAATTCTATAATTCTATGACAAATAATAACTCAATATATGCATTAGGGGATATACATGGCGAATGGAAACATACCATTCAAAATATAAAAACTTTTGATTTGCGCGATTGCGTTATTATATCGGTCGGTGACATCGGTATTGGATTTGGAACGTTTTGTGAACAACAAGAAAAACTTTCTTCTGTTAATGAATTATTGAAGGATCGTAATATAGAGTTCATGGGCATCAGAGGAAATCACGATGACCCCGAATACTTTCAAGGTGATTATAATTTTTCTAACATGAGCTTCTTAAAGGATTATACCGTAAAAAACATTTTTGGTCGTAAGTTTCAATTCGTTGGGGGTGCTGTAAGTATTGATCGCGTCCATCGACTTGAAGATGTAAGTTGGTGGCGTGATGAAATTTTCAACCTAGACTTGTTTTTAGCGGAGAAGTGCGATGTTCTTATCACGCATTCTGCACCCTCTTATCTTTTTAACGCTCGGAAATGTTTTATCGAAACTTATTTAAATAAAGATGAATCTCTTTGGGACGATTTAGTTAAAGAGCGTAAAGATCATGATCTTTTAATCGACCATTGTCAACCAAATAAACATTACTGTGGGCATTTTCACATTTCGGCAATCCTCAACAGTCCTAAAGAGCATGGTTGTGAAAGTCGAATTTTAGATATAAATGAATTAATTTTAATATAAAATCAATTTTACTATTGACTAAAACATCAAAAGCTACTAAAATAATACCCATGAACGACAACAACGAAGACGATACAATGGTTATCGCAATTGAAATAGGAGGCGAGCGTTACGAAACTGTTACTTGTGATTTGGGTTCAAGACCACACATTTTTGATGACCTGTTTCGTAAAGCTGATATTATAGAGGAAGATGAAAGCCTTGTCGCTGTTAATCCTCAACAGAAGTCTTGCTTGTCGCGTCTTGGATAGTATTCGTATATATTTAATTAACATGCAACAAATGAAAAACATGATAGAGAAACAACAGAAACGCGGTCGAGGTCGTCCCAAAGGTGGTAAAAGTTTTACCAATTTAACCATGAGTCAACTCAAGGATTTTATTGGCGAACATCAATGCATCCCCGTTAGTAGGGTTTGGCTTGAGAGTATGAATATTGAAGTCGTTGACACAAAGCGCGTCATTCAAGCTCAACCTAGTGCTACTACCTCGCCTACGGTTACAATGAAACTTAGTGATTGACCTTTTTGTAGTATTTCGCTACTTTCCCCTACCTTTATGAAACAGATTAAATTAGAAAAGCCCGATTCTTATACATTAAAAAGATGTCAGCTTTTTGCCGATTATTCTGCTGGATCTTCTGCCGATGAATATGCAAGACGAAACCAGATCGACCTTGAAAAAATCAAGTTAGACATATACAGGGGCAAAGTGGCGGAATACATGGTTTATAATTACTTGGTTAGTAGAGGAAAGAGTGTATCAATGCCCGATCTTGAAATATACAATAAACACCATAAAAGTTTTGATGCTGATTTGGTGAGTGATGGTGTTAATCTCCATGTTAAAAGTCATTTTGTAAATCCAAGATTCCCCGTCTCATGGGTATTCCAAAAGCAAGACAAGATAACAACCGAAAAACATTCTGATGATTATTTATGTTTAGTTGTTATGACAGAAGATTGGAATAATGGGCTGTATATAAAACAATCAAAACTTGTTACTTTTAAAGAGCCGAAGAAAGAATCCCTAAAGGCATCTAAGGTCTGCGTATATGAATCAGACTTATTGCTTACCCCAATAATAAATAACAGAATATGAAATTTAAAAAATTTAAAAAAATAGGTCAATTCAAAGATTCAATTGTATCAATTAAATCGCAGAGTCAATACGTTGGTAAAGATGAAAACGGCGAATCTATTTACGATGAAACAAGATGTTTGCCCACCGTTGTTTTCAAAGGAACTGTTAAATTACATGGGACAAATGCTGGAGTTCATTACGACTTTGTCACAAACGAAATAACTCCTCAAAAAAGAACATCTTATTTAACCGAAGATTTTGGACATTTCGGTTTCACGGAATATATTCGGGCGTTTCAAGACTTTTATCAATATTCATGCAGGAAAGTATGCGAAAAAGCAGGTATCACTGAAGTTGTTGTATTTGGTGAATGGGTAGGAGAAGGCATACAGAAGAATGTCGCCATTTCAGAACTGTCTAAAAGATTTGTTGTTTTTGAGGCTTTTAGTCCAGAAAAAGGATGTTACCTAGATCCCTGTGATTTGGATGAATTTAGAGATCATTCTAACAAGTGTTATAACATTAGAGACTATAAACAATACGAGGTAACAGTTGATCTTAATCATCCAGAACTAGCAATCAAAGAAATAAACAATATTATAGATGAAGTAGAAAAGTGTTGTCCAGTTGCTAAAGCCATGCTTGAAGCTGAGTGTCCAGAAAAATGCGTTGATAGGGATGTGTTTCTTGGTGAAGGCGTTGTTTTTTCAAATAGACATCCATTCAATTCTTCGTTTAAATCGAAGGGAGAAAAACATTCTGCTCACGGCGGTTCTAAAAGACCTTCCGTTGATCCAATTAAAGCCGCCAACATTAAAGATTTTGTTAAACAAGTTGTCACAGAAGATCGCCTAGAGCAATGCTGGGGAGTAATCGAACAAGAATACGGTGAGGGTAATATGACAACAAAACAAATAGGAGAATTAATGGGTTGGATTTTTAAGGATATTATTTCCGAAGAGGGTGATGCCTTGGCTCACAACAATTTATGCAAAAAAGATATTGGTTCAGAGGTAGCTAATACAGCAAGACCTTGGTTTATCAATAAGATTAATTCATTCCAATTTAAAACAATTTAAAACAATTTAAAACAAATCATTATAATTTATGAAAACAAAAATAATACGCTATGACGTTTATGACAAAAAAGATCGCTGGGTAGGTAGTTACTCTACTGATCTTGACCGCCCGAATGATACCTCATCCTTTGATATGGCAAGGATTAACAACCGTCAAAGCGGCGGAAAGATAATCGCCCGTCATCAATGCGGCTTAGAAGAAGAAGTAATTAATTTAAAGGTAATTCGTAAGTAATATATTAAATATACTTTTCCTTATTACTTGCATGTTTACTTGACTTTTTTAAGTATTTAATGTTAGAGAAATATAGGAAAGACAATATGATCAAATAGAGAGGGTATAGGTAGTAAGATTATAGAAATAAATAAAGACTATTTTAATTGTTTTTAAATAACTTTAAATAACCTATACCCCCTTTAAACACAAGAGAAATAAAGAAGAATACAGTAGAGATATAATAGAGTAGATAGACAAGAATAGTATAGGCGTTTATCATCAATATTTATTGGTTTATTTAGTTTTATTTGGTTTTTGTTTATTTGTTAGGGTCTGCGCGGCGCGATAAAAATACAAATAAAAACACATTATACTCTATAATTGAATACAAGTCAACCCTAATAACCCTTATAAAACAATGGAAAGCTCATTTTTTGTGGCAGTCAACTTTACGATACTTTATATATTTCTATATGTTATTTTGTATTGCATTGAGAGTGTTGATATGTTGCGAGGGTGGCATGATTGGGTTTGTTTTGTGATATGTTTTGTATTTTTCTTGTGTTTGGTGTTGTGGGTTTGGGATTTTTGGTTATTTTGATGGCGGGTTGTTGATATATTTTGCAAATAAGTGTTAAGTTTTTAAAAAAGCGTAGTATAAACAACAAAAGTTTTATAGTTTTTATAAGTTTTATAGAATTTTTTTAAATTTTATCTGTTTTTGTCTCTTTTTCGCCATGTGTTTTAACCGAAACACTTATCTCTTTCAGGTGTAAAAGATAATATGAACACAAACGAATCACAACTATGGGCTTTGGCATCAACCGAGGCATCAATTAATACAACAGCAGATAATCAAAATATAAATCTTCCAGAAGCATTGGAATATTTTTTATCCTTGTCGGGAGATTATCCTAAACATCAAATAGCCAAGTTATTAATAAAGGTTTATTCACATTTGTCAACAGAAGAATTAATAAGGCAAACGGGTTGGTCGCAATTGCGTTATTATGCCAAATCACAAGATCAGCGCGACCACCAAATAAAAGCACAAAAGAAATGGACAGCCAAGAAGCTTGATTTTATAAACGAATTTAAAAAAGATGGTTGTGTGATTTGTGGTTATAAGAAATGTCTTGCCGCGCTTGATTTCCATCATATAGACCCCAGCCAGAAGACTTCCTCTGTGCGCAGACTATCTAATTTTAAACATATTGAAAAAGAAATAAAAAAATGCGTTGTTCTGTGTGCTAATTGTCATAGGGAGGTTCATGCAGGGGAAGCTAAATTGCCTTGATTCGGCGCACATTAAACAAAATTTAGCCAAATAACGGCGTTTTAAGTTGACTTTGTGGTAATAATGGATAATAATAAGAGCATGGAAATAAACAAGGAAGATAAAGAGTTTCTTATGGGCTGTGGTTGGTGGGATGATTTTGAGATGGCGGATTCTGATAGGAGTCGGTTCTTTCTAGTGCGCGATATTAAGAAGAGTAGGCTGGAGTTTACTGAAGAAGAGTTTCCTACTAGTGTTTATGATCGCTTGTTGAGTTTGGCGAACAATGTAGACTTTTTAACCAAATAATAAATGCAAAACTTTCAAATAATAACTTTATTAAGTGTCCTAGGTTGGTTAGTTTTCGGCGTAATAACCTATATTATATTTTGTTTTTGCGCCCGATTATCCATGTTTAGTTTATACAAACTTATTTTATTTTCTGTTAGCGGTCCAATCGCACTTTATTTTTTATACTGTTGGCGGCGGCGCGTTACTATTCTTCGCAGAGCAATCACATTCACACCATCCAACAATAAGCCAAATATTGACAAATAAAACAACAAATAACATGATTGAAGAACAACTCATCAATAAACAAATAATCGATCAAATAAAGATCAACAACTTAATGATACAAAAGTTTGCTTTTTCTATAGACGACTTGATGCGGCGCAATGAAATTCTGGGCAGAATCAACCAAATAAACGAAACTTTATCATCCGCCGAGCAATTCACTCATAAAGAATTGGTGGTTGCATGGGATGTAAGTATGATGTCGGTGTTGAGCTACATGGAATTTCAGGATGACTTGTTGGGTGAAATTTCAACTTAAGGTTAATCAAATAAACAACAAATAAGTATATGATAATAGCACAGGTAATTTTGTTTATGGTATGGACGTTTTTAATTTCTTGTATATACTCTTCCATAGAGGGATTAGATGTCAAGTCCACAATAGTTGTTTTATTTCTCTTTGGTACGTCCTTGGTCGGCGCGGCATATATATTAGGATTATTGAGTTGATTAATTATTCATAATCTAGATACTGGTTAATATGCACGACCCATTGCTAACAACCTTTATTATTCTCATGGCATTCGTTAAGTTTATTTATGATGAATGTGTCCGCAAAGACCATTAAATGGGGCGTTTGAAATTAATATTATTTTTTTTCAATAAAAATGTTGACTGGTTTGAGTTTTTTGGTATTCTCGTTCTCATGCAAATACTAATTGATATAGACGTGCCGACAAAAGACGAATCGATCATTTCGAATTCATTGAAAACAATAGCTAATTCCATAGAGGATGGCAGTATAGTAGATAGGGAGTTAATGGATGGCAGTTACTGCGTTGGTGGTAGTGTTATTGAGTTTGTTGATTAATAATATTCAAACACCATTAATTCAATGAACTATATTATTTCTCATTACGGATCTGGGATCGCTGTCGGACTCACTAAGGAACAGGGTGCAGAAGAAGACATTAACTTGGCGCATAATTTATTTAATAGCGCTTGCCATGAGAGCATTTTCCATGGTACTATTCTTTTTAACAGCATTAAACAATTCCGCCGTTTCTTGGCTTATAAGACTTACTTTGTGTTGAGGATGCACAATGAGACGGACGAGTTGGGCGTATGGAAAGAAAGTTTTCGTGAGGCTCGGCGCGTAATCAACGAGCAATGTATACATAATAATTTTATGTTCCAAGTGACAAAGTCAAATAGTCTAAGGCATAATATAGGGTCATATCAAGACGAGGTAGACTTCGAATGCTAATATAACAAACATCAAACAACAAACAAAATAATATGCAATACGCACAACAAGCACAAAAGCCAATCTGGTATCAGTCAAATAATAGTAATCATTATTATTCAGCCACATCTGGATCTTCCATTTTTAATGAGTGGTATGAGTTCATAGATGAATACGAAGCTCTGATGTTCATACAGGAGACTTTTGGTAGTCAGTCCTTTTTGGACCATATGGAGTTTTTTGAACACGAGCTTTACCATAGATCCGATTTAATAATCGACAACGTAACAGGTGAAGTGGTGGGTGTTAAATCAGACGCTTGTATTAATGATTTCCAATCCGCCGTTAATTTCGAATCAAGATTTTAATCTATTATAAATCAAATAACATTGACAACATCAACCCACAATATACAATAAAGACATGAATTTTAAAACAGAAACTCATTTTGGGAAGACTTTTCTCTATGGTGAGCTTCCATACATATCGGTACAGGTCGAGGCGTGTAAATGGACAGATTGCAGAAACTTTATCAATATAGTTTCGTTAGATGATGCTAGTGTTGATTATTTCAACGCCCAACAAATCATTTAAAACATTTGTCGGAAAATACAAAACAAAAGAAGGGGCTAAGTCTGCGATCATAAATAAACTAAAGGAAACTGGTCATATTGTCCTTGAGGATTAAAAAAGATTAAAAAAGGCAAAAACCTATCGACACACCTAATTTAGTATGTATAATGGTGGTGTCGCAACGACAAACAACAAACTAATAAAATGACAAATAAAAAAACAAGGAACAAAATAAAGATAGAGGTAAATAACAAATACCTAGCATTTTGTGGGAACGCAAACGAAGCAATTGATTTTGTTCAATCAATGAGAGAGACTAATCATCACATTGGTGGTGATTTTGAAAACGTGATGAGTGACTTCTTGTTTAACATAGAGAAGGCTTTACAGGATGCGGGAGTACATGACGAACATTTTAATTTGATTGAAATTTAAATTGAGTTTCCTTTTCGAATGTTGTCCTCCGCCCAAAGCGGTTGAAGATTTGAGTAGTGATTAGCCTTCCAAGGATCGTCCTCATTCTTAACGAAATAATCTAACGGAATTTTATGGTCTATATGCCAACCATCAATACCATGATTTTCCCATGTCATACCATCTAACCAAAGAGATTCTATGTGTGTTTTAAATTCTTCTAACGAACAACCAAGATACTCTAAAGAGTGTAATTCTTTTTGTTGTTTAACCGCTTGAGTGACTCTATAACACGCGCACCTAATACAATCACTCAACTTATAAAGAGTGTCGTTGGCATATTTTTCTCTCTTCCACTGGCGCTTATACTCTTGCCGTCGTTTCTTATTCTCTGGCTTTGATCTTATGGCTTTTGTTTTTTCTGGATTATTTTTAGCCCACTCTTTATTCCTTAATAAAATTGTTTCTTTATTGTCGAGGTGTATTTCTTTGCTTTTAGTGAGAAAAAAAAGATTAAAAAAGATTAAAAAAGAGTTTGACCAACCTAATTCAGTATGTATAATGATGCCGTCACAACGACAAACAACAAACTAATAAAACCAACTAATGAAAACTAAAGTTAAAAGCACACCGATTATCGCAAGCAAAGGAATGGATTCTTCTATCATGTCAATGGATAACAAGGGCAAAGAAATGGCTTGTTTCTTTTTGAGAGATAAGATTTACTCTAACAAAATTCAAGCAGTAGTTAGAGAGTATATTTGTAATGCTGTTGATGAGCATGTCAAGTATAACGTTGATCGTCCTGTCGAGGTAAACCTAACAGCGCAGGGTCTGAATGGTGCTATATTCTCTGTTCGTGATTTCGCCAATGGCTTATCGGAGGATGCAGTTCGGAAAATCTTTGGATGCTATTTCAAGTCTACCAAGTCAGAAACGAATGAAAGTATCGGCGGGTTCGGAGTCGGATCAAAAGCTGGTCACGCATATACCGATGCTTTTAATATCATCTCTTACTTTGATGGTGTCAAGACCAGCTACTCTTGTATGCTTGGTGCTGGTGAGTCGGGAGTTCCTGTCGGTCATATCTACAAGATGGGTGAGTCACCAACCGATGAGACAGGTGTTGAGATCAACCTAACAGTCAAAGAAGCAGAAAAAGACAAAGAAAGGGTTTTTCACAACGCTCAGTCTGATGTATCAAAGTTCAAGTATGAGATAATTCGCTTTATTCAGTTTGCTCATTCACCTATTACCGCAAAAATCTTTGATAATGTTTATGACACGCCCGAACAAAAACATTCTGTCGTTATTGATGGTTTCACAGTCGCAATCGTAGATGCTTTCACCACAGGTTCTAATCATTACAAACGGGATGTTGTTAACAATACGAAGATTTGTATTAAGATGGGCGATGTAGTTTATGGTTCGGCGTTCGTCCCTAGAGGTTTTGGTGTTTCATGTAAGTCGCATCACTTTATCACTATCACCGCCCCTATGGGTCAAATTGACATACCTATTAGCCGTGAGAATATGGAAGATACAGTTCGTAATCGGCGTGTGAAGGAAAAGATTGATAAAGTATTGGAGAAAATAATAAACGATGATTCACAAAAATTTAAAAAGAAAACACTTATTGATCTTGTTGATGAATACATAACTAGTCCGTCTTTTGGGTCTAGTGAGGACGGAAATTATTTCAATTACAGTAATGACGTTATCTATGGCTTAATGGATAAAGTAGCTACATCTATACGTGATACTACCACACCAGAACTTAAAACATCAGTTAAAAACGTTGATAAAGAGAATGGTAAGCCTGTTGTAGTTTTCGTGCCAAACAACCGCACAACTGATAAGTGGATTTCTAAAGTAAATGCATGGTGTCTTTCAAACGACAAAAAGTATTTGATTCTTACAGGACGCGAAGACATATTGGCTTTAGACACTAAAGATTCATTTCACTTGATAGATGCTCGCAAACTCAAAATATCCAAGAAGCAAGATAGAACTCGCGCCGTTATTTATTACAACGGTGAAAACTGGAAAACAATGAGTGCATTAGAGTTTCACAATCACCTTCGTGAATACTATAATTTATCTGAGGCTAAGGATGAAGCGCAAGCCAAGAGGCAAAATGCCCAACTAGCTAAAACAGGAAAAGATATTGAGGTATTAATAGGTTTCATTCTTAATCCAGAGAAAAGCCGTTATTCTTGGAACGCATCTCCTTTTTATGTCGGGGCGAAAGGTCTCTTAAAAGACTTGAAGGATATTGGAATCGCCGTCAACAGTCCTATCTCTATCCGCAAAACTACCATTCAAGACGAAAATCAAGAAAAAAATCAACAAGCAGTTTATTCAAGCAACATTCAGAAGATGAGTTGGGTTTCCGACAGAACAAAGGATATTGTAAAGAAGCACCCCGATAAATCCCAGAGAATTGTCGATTTGCTTGAAAGTATTCGATCAGAAGGTTCTCTAAGAGGCAAGATATTGACGCAATTCAATGCCGATATGAAATACTGCAACGCACAGCAAACAAACCTATCAAAATCAGACATGAAGAAAATCCTAAACTTAGTTTGACAAACATCTATTTTTATATTAAAATCTCAACGAACAACAAACCAACAATAACAACAATGCTAAATTATATTATTAACGACAAAGGTATCGTGATCTTTCACGACAACAAGCCTGTAAAGGTGGACAAGACAGCACCCGAATATCATCGAGTGATCGCGGCGTTTGATTTGCCCGAATCCGAGCAAGAGAAAGCCATCGTAGAAATTCTTAATAAGAAAACTGGCGAGTTCTCAGAGCATGGATTCACAATCAATCCAGACAATGTAACGTTTGGAGGGGAACGATTACCCACGGCATTAGCTGATAAGGTTCGTTCAATCGCGCAACAAGGACTACCAGTAAAACTCTTTGTTAATTTTTGGAAAAAACTACAAGAGAATCCATCTGCCAATTCTGTTAGAGAACTCTATGACTTTTTGAGCTACAAAGAGCTTCCTATCACAGAGGATGGTTTCTTCATTGCTTACAAGGGTGTTAATCGTAATGGCTACTCATGTCATGGCAATTTAAACACTAAAGTCCTTCAAGGTGTCGTAGATGATACTGGTAGAATCGAAAACAATGTGGGCGATACTATCGAAGTTCTGAGGCGCGATGTGGATGACGATAGAGATCATAGTTGCTCCTTTGGTCTGCACGTTGGATCACTTAACTATGCCAAGTCATTCTCCAATGGTCGTGTGCTAATCGTCAAAATCAATCCCGCCGATGTAGTGAGTGTCCCAAAAGATTGCTCATCCCAGAAGTGCCGTGTTTCAAAGTATAAGATCATCGACTATTTCGATACCGAGATCAAGAGTGCTGTATGCGATGAAGATGGCAATGAGATTATCGCAGAAGATAAACAAGAGAATGATGACTTTGTTAATCGTGTAAACAGATACGTTATGAACAAACAACAACAGGGGCTTTGTCCGCTTAATGTTACACAGATTCAAAACTCATTCAGCCCAGAATATCCTAGCCGACCACGTGTGCTTGATGCCCTAACTGAGCTTGGTTGGGTGTGGTTTGAGGACAGTGACGGACATTGGGTAGACCTTGATCAATAATTTGTTAGTTGGTTAATTAACCCCCCTCTCTCGTTATTGGTTTTTCGGGAGAGGGGAACACACAAACCATCAAATACAACCTGCCCTCTTAACCGAAGGGTGGGTTTTTTGTGTTTGTAGATTTGCTTTAATATGCGTTGTGACAGGTTGCATGTTAAAAGATCAAATAGTCTACCCCAAATACATTCAAGCGGCTCAGATGGCAACCTCATGCGAAATACACATATACAGATAGATATTTCGTTCCAACTTCAAACCAAAAAAGGACAAATAACCATTGCACCGAATATAAAGAAAAGAAATGTGTTGTTGTGCTGATGTTGTAAGTCACTTAGTATCAACGAGTTACGCCCAAGAGGGGGGCGCTTCGCCGTAACTCATTGAGTATCAACGAGTTATGACTATTTTTTTGTTAGAGTGTTAAACCAGAAAACCCCGCCCCCTGTGTTCTAACAGGAGACGGGGAAGCGCCACAGAAAAGATTTTTTAAAAAATGCTATTGTCTAACATGTTCGCTAAGAACAATTAGCATAGATAAAAAGATGCAAGCCATGATTGAATATATATCCATTAGACTTGTTAGATTAGGCGCAAGGCTCGATTACAAAGCCGCTCGCATCCTTCTTGGCTAGTCCTTTTTCTATCAGTCCAACCACTACGCCTTTTTTGTCAAGGAAGCGTAAGTCGCTGTCGTCGCCGTCTATTACCTCGAAACCGTTCCATGTCTTAGGAAGTGAGCCGCGAAACACTGCCGCGATATTTCCGCCGCTTTTAAGAACTGAAACCATTTCAAGGTCAGAACTTTCTTCGCTCCGTGAGAGTGTTAGAGAATAGTTGTTAGGCAATTCTCCATTAAGAAATTGAGTCATTCTGTCAACTGATTTGGTATAGTCGTAAAAGATTTGATCTTTAAACTTATCAAACACATTTAAACCGTCAAAATGTTTCATATTTTCCCACGGCAAGTCACTTGTTAGATTGAGACGAAAGCAAGCCTTCATTTTTTTTCTTGTCGCAGACTTAACAGCTTTTGTTATTTCATCGGATAATTGAGCCATAAAGTTCTTGCGATCTTTAAACACTCGAATTGTTTTCTTTATTCGAGCCTCTTGGACATTTTTCATTGCTCCCCGTCCAGCAGTGTTCAAACATGCCATTGCGCATCCTTTACTTGCCCACTTGCACACGTTGAAGCCGCTTACTTTTGACGGCGCAAGGTGAATGCCAAATGTTTTCCATCCCTTTTTTTCTCCCTTTGCTGTCTTGCTATTTCCTGAGTTTAGTATTTTCTGCATGGCGGTATTGTAACAGAATTGCGAATGCACACAAGCTTTTTTAAATTATTTTTTAATCTTTTTTTTATCACTTTTTACTTGACAAGCGTGATCTGTTAGATTTAGTTAGATTTGATCTGAGACGAAAGCCAGAGGTGATCAGTCAAAGCCTTTGCCTTCTTAAAAATTGGCGATACAGATACAGTTGTGTCGAACCTGCGGTATTCTATGAGAGTAAGCAAAAACTTCTTTTCTTTTATGTAGGTCTTAGCGAACTTAGGGTCATTTTCGGTGATGTCTCTTGTGTTAGATATGAGGTCGGCTAATTTAATGATTAGAGGAGTGTTACCTAGCGAAACAAGCCTCCAAGCCTCTGATTCTTTTCTTGCTTTTCTGTTCCAAGCAGGAAAGTTGGTTTTAGTGAATACATCTGTTAGATCAAGTATAACACTTGCATTAATTCTGCCAAACTTTTCCACCAATTTCTCGAAACTGTAGTCCGCATTAATCGGCGCAACATCTTCTAACACATCATGCCCCAAAGCTCCAATAGTGAAATCATCGCCATAGTAACCAAAAGACTGAAGAATCTCAAGAACTTCTTCTGTGTGAGTCCAGTAAGGAAAGCCAGTATACTTTCTTTTGTGGTTTATGGAGTCGTGTGCTTCCCTGAAGAAAGTTATTAATTGGTCGGTTGTCATGGCTGTATTATAGCGCAACGGAGGAGTGAAGCAACTGTTTTTTAATGTTTTTTTTGTGGAACAAAATGTTCCACGGAATAGTCGTAAGTCCTTCATTATCAACGAGTTACGACGGTGCGGGGGGCGCTTCGCCGTAACTCGCTCTGTTTCAACGAGTTACGACTATTATTACGATATTTTAGTGCTTTACCCTTTCGCACAGTTTGTGGCAACAGTACCCCTCTGCTTTCGCAACCATGTCTTGCCTCATCACCTCCATGTCTGCTTTGAGTTGTGGATCTTCTTTGCACATAACGTCATACGATAGAGACGCGTCAACTAACTTATTGCCTTCTCTAACATATTCTTTTCCTAGATTAACTTCCAAGGTTTCGGGGTTGTAGTAAACGCGCATTAAGATAGGACTCCCCCCATCTTCGCACGGTATCAATTGATCTACTATATGTTTAGGCATTGTTAATCGTTGTTTAAAATGTTTATGATCTCCTCCGAGATACCCAGAACAGAAGCAATCCTCACATTCATTTCGAACGCTTGCGTTGCAGTGTCTTTTTGATCATCCTCAGATTTTACATATTGATTCCGATCATGAAAAGATTCATAAGGAAATTTGTCTAATGCATTTTTAAGGCTTGTGTGGAAGTCTACCCATTCTTTAATTAAGGATTCGCGACTATTTCCATTCATGTGTATTGCGGGGGCGATTTGGCGAGCGTTCATGGTGATATTTTAAGTGTTTAGGTGTTAACTGTCAAGATTTTTGGCGAAGATTTTATAACCTTTTTTATTCCCTTTGATGACGACTAAATCGGCGTGATGCACTGGATTAGATTCTGCGTCTACAAACGTTGGAGCTTTGTATGGATTATAGAAGATTTGATTTTTAGCGGTTGAGTAATCACGCCGCCCGTTGCATTCGCCCACGACAACAGCATGAACGTTTTTTTTCTTTTCTTTAAGGACTCGCTGTCTACCAGCTTCAGAAACTTTGAATTCCGCATTTGTTAGAACAACCTCTTCGGCGTAGCGCACAACCTTCCATACGCCATTGACTTTTTCTTGCAATGAGAGGCACCGCCGATGGAGGTTAAAGTATATTCTCGTTTTCATGTTTTAATTAATCTGTTATAAAAACTTGCTTACCATCCACCTTCCAGAAACCCTTATTGCTTTGCTTCTTGGCATGTTTGATAATGTTCTTTGCCGTGCCTCTAACATAAGAGTCTTCAGAGTCTGCAAATCGCCCAATTAGGCTGATCACCTTTTTAAGCTGTTGCTTTGAGGTAGATATAGAAAACCCGTTGCTGATTAGGTCACCATTGGCTATACCAACGGCTTCTAACATATCTTGATAGTCCGATGACTCCATAACCCTTTTGAGATATAGAACCCCCTGCTTTTGCTTTGTCATGGCTGTATTATAGCGCAACGGAGGAGTGAAGCAACTGTTTTTTAATGTTTTTTTTGTGGAACAAAATGTTCCACGGAACCTCTGTAAGTCACTAAGTATCAACGAGTTACGACCGTGCGGGGGGCGCTTCGCCGTAACTCGCTCTGTTTCAACGAGTTATGACCATCAATGTTACTTCTTGTGTATTAGTTCCCCGAAAAAATAGAAAAGAGAAACAATTAATATCATCGCTATTATGAATCCTACAACTTCTGTAATTATTGCCTCCATGATCTTATTATATTAGAGTTCCTTAATGCGTATGAATTTTAATCTTCCTTCGTGTTTATAGCCACTTGAATCCATCCATGTAATAAAGCTGATACCTATACCACACACTCCGTCGATGATATCTTGTGTGTATTTAAGTTTGAACTGTTCATATTGTTCTTCTGTCAGGTCGCCATAATCAATATTACGTCTACGGTTTTTTGTTCGTTTCTTCGAATCTACAGCCTCATTAAATTCTTCCTCGCTAAGTTGTTTACCTTCGATGTACCATTCCTTATAGCCATTAGCATATTCGCAAGCAGGTCCATCTAGACGGTGACGCTCACCATTTTGATACCAAGCCTTATATCCATCAACACCTTCAAAAGCAGGTCCATTTAGACGGTGACGCTCATCATTTTGAAACCATTCTCTAGTACCGTCGTCGTTTACTTTTACTTTATACTCTTGCATAATCTTATTCCTTAATACGAAGTTTCTTTACATCGATGTTCATTGCTTTTGCTATATCCTCAAGAGTTACCTCGACTTTGTTATTTCTATTATTGAATTCTTCTTCAGTAAGTTTTATACCGTCAATATACCAAGCCTTATATCCATCAGCATCTTCAACAGCAGGTCCATCTAACCGATGAAGCTTATCATTTTGATGCCAATACTTATTTCCATTAGAACGTTCAACAGCAGGACCATCTAGACGGTGAAGCTCATCATTTTGATACCATTCCTTATCACCATTAGCCAATTCAACAGCAGGTCCATCTTCACGATGAAGCTTTCCATTTTGATACCATGTCTTATTGCCATTAGAATTCTCAAAAGCAGGACCATCTAACCGATGAAGCTTATCATTTTGATACCAAGCCTTACTGCCATTAGAACGTTCAATAGCAGGTCCATCTAACCGATGAAGCTTATCATTTTGCCGCCACCACTTATCGCCGCTGTCTTTTACTTTTACTACGTACTCTTGCATAATTTTTTTTGTTTTATCCCTTTCGGTAAGGACATTATAGCGCAACGGAGGAGTGAAGCAACTGTTTTTTAATGTTTTTTTTGTGGAACAAAATGTTCCACGGAACCTCTGTAAGTCATTGAGCATCAACGAGTTACGACGGCGCGGGGGGCGATTCGTCATAAGTCGTTAAGTATCAACGAGTTACGGATTAGAAAAGTCTACGTGCAAAACGTTTTTTTTATCCTCTTCGATTTCTAAACTAACAGATTCTATGAACCCCGCGAGCATTTGGGGATCTTTAAAAATCAAATCATTTAGAACTCCCTCTGGATATTCTTCATCTGTTAGAAACTCTCCTTCAACTGTAAATTTTACTATTTGTGTCACTAAATTGTTGCGCCCCCGAAGGGGCTTTGTTATTAGGCATTGACCTTGTTAGATTAGAACCAGCACGAATAGAAAACCTGCTTGCCCTCTCTCAAGGTATCATACGCATCAGAGATGAAAGAAAGAGTTTGTTCTTTTTTGTATTCATCATATCTCGAATCATTCCCATAGAAAAATCCGTGTGTTTCTGGTAGCGCGTCATTAACGACAGCCGCTTCAAGCCTTTCGATGTCGCTCATATTCAGTTCAAGCTCTGAACAATTCCAATCGACGCTGTTTCCCTTGGTGCGCCATAGAGCCTCCATCCATCCGTCCAACGCATTGTGCTTGCGCCAACTTTGGATTTCGATGGTGTCCCCGTCTTGATTTCTTGTATATGCCCGTTGATCTAGTCCCATTTTATTGTTCCTTTCTTTTTAGTTGTTTGTTAGTTGTTAGTTTTTTTGGTTTTGTCCCTCTCGGTAAGGACATTATAGCGGAAATGGCGGAAAAAGCAAGAACCTTTTGCATGTTTATGCACTTTTTTTGTGGAACAAAATGTTCCACAGGATCGTCATAAGTCCCTAAGCGTCAACGAGTTACAACCGAGCGGCGGGGGCTTCGTCATAACTCGTTCTATTACAATGACTTACGTGGGTTATTTACGCTGTTAGAAACTGTTAGATTGGGGGTAAGAAAAACCCCCGCTGGTTGGCGGGGGAAAACTGTTAGGTTTATTACTTCCGTCTAGTGACGGGGATCTGTTAGCTGTCAAGCTGGGAGAACTAGACCAGTCTCATTGTCAACTGTTAGGCTAGGCGAGTGATTCGCCAAGCGGTCAAAGTTGGATTGGATTGTCATTGTTCTCTGTGGCAACTTGGAAACGTCTGAACCCTTGAGCATCTCGGTGCAAGCGTTGTAGAGATTCCAGAGGTTGTTACCCTTGAACTCCTCATGGCGTGGAGCTTCAAACTCTTTGACAGTCTTGTAAACGTCGCGAGCAGAGAACCCCTTGGAGTCTACCAGATCAATCATCAAGTCAGCCGCTTGATTGCGCGTGATCTCAGTCTCTTGATACGCCGTGATGCGCTGTGCCATGTCAGACCAGTGAGAGGTGACGCGAGAAACAGCAGAAGATAACACGCGAGGCAAGTCTGTTAGGATTCGCGGAGTATGACGGCGAGCAAGTTTGATATCAGAGGAGAAACAAAGGTTATCACACACAAGCATCTGATTCCCGATGCAAATTGCGGAAGCAAAAGCCTTGTCATGGCTGTTACGGATTCCGACAACTAGATTTCGGTCATCTGCTTGAATGTCCTTGCCAGTGATAGCGAAGCCGCCGAAGTAGCGAAGATCACCACGGGCTAGACCATGCTCCTCATGTGTGATTTCTAAGCCAGCGCGATTAAGAGCCTTGCGTGTATAATCTACGAGCGTAGCGTGAGGAATTGGCGTGTGGGTGTCCGTTCCAGCAGGTGTGTTGAGGTTAGCAAGCTGGTCGGATTCGATGCGGTTTTTTGATAGTATTAACATGTTTTTTTTGTTTAGTTGGTTAAGCGTCTTTCGTGACTGCGGGGACATTATAACCTAAAACATTTTCATAAGCAAGCTATTTTCGCATAAAAAACGATTTATTTTCACATGTTCCACGGAAATGTTCCACGCGCAAATCGACCTAACAACACCTGTTAGAGTGTCAAATACTCCCTAACAATGCCAGATATTTGGGTAAATAACCATTTGGAGTTTCTGTTAGTTTAAGTGGTTCAGTGTCAATGAGTTATGTGTTTGTAGATATACGTAAGTCCTTCAGTATCAACGAGTTACGACGGTGCGGGGGGCGCTTCGCCGTAACTCGTTCAGTATCAACGAGTTATGACGATTTTTCTGTTAGAGTCTTGAGCAAAAAAACCCCGCCCCCCGATCTAACAGGGGACGAGGCTAACACTACTCCAGAAAACTGTTAGGCTACGACCTCGATTCCTGTTAGGTGCAACGTGCGGTATTTCTCCTGCGCGTTGTCGTCAATGTCAGTCGCTAAGACTTTAAGGCAACGTCTGCCATTTTTCTTGGCATGCCATACGTCTTCCACGGCGTGAATTTTAAAAGTGCGCTCCTTGTCTCTGCGCACAGTTGACTTCCCGTGGTTAATGTATCGCACAGTGCGATCTTTGAGAAGGTTTGCGATCTCCAGAGCGGAGGCGGTTATATCTGTGTTTGTGTTTGCGATTTGCATGGTTGTATTGTAGTTGGTTTTTTCGGTTGAGTCAATCCCTTTTTTTCGGATTGTAAGATTATTTAGTGCTTTTAAAACGTCCATTTGTTTTATGTGTTTGTGTTATTCTGGCACGATTGCCATTACATGCTCGATAGAGAAGCCGATTTCTTCTCCGTCCTCAGTCGTTCCCCAGAATGGGCGGTGAGGGTTATTTTCTACAACTTCGTCAACGATGACACAAGCTCCATTCACGATCACTTCTGTGCCGATTTTGATTTGTTCTTTCATAACTGTTGTAATTTTGATGGGTTAACTTCTTCTTCTCCGACTTGCTCACTCTCGATAACGACATTGCCGTTGTCAAGAATCTCAACAACTTGAACGTTGTCGCCGTCGAACCTAAACCACTGATTAATCTCTATCTTCATCATGCATATATTATAGTAGAAAACTGGATTTTTACAAGCTATTTCGACATTAAAAACGCTTTTTTTTTACTTTTTAACTCATTCATTATCAACGACTTAGAATTGTTCCACAGAATTGTTCCACAGAGATAGCTCGAATTTGCGTCTTTTCACTAATCCTTTGCGTATTTTTCCCCCCGCCATGCGATACATAGGCATTACTTCAGAAACGCTCTTATAGTTTCCATCGTTTAAACGTCCCTCTTGAGAAACAAGCTGATAGAGTGCGCCCCTTCCGCAGTTGTATGTGAAACTTGTTAGAGCGGCGAGTTGGTAATCTGTTAGAGGCACTTTAACAATAGAAAGAACTGTTTTTTTGTATTCGTGTAATTCATTTTCTAACAACTCGAAAGCCTCCCGCTCGGAGATGAAACCTTTTGAAACTGCTTTTCCTGTGTGACCATATCCAATTGTTAGTTTTCCGCCGCAACACACATACGCCTTGGCTCTGAATCCCTCGAAATGTTTAATGCCTTGCGTCATGTGATACCAAGGCACGTTAGGTTTTACTAACAGAGCATTGTTAGAAGCCAAGGCTGGGGTGATGAAAAGCGCGAACAGTATTATAATTTTCATGGTGTAATTATACTCTAACAGATGGGCTTTGGCTAGCATTTATTTTTCTTTTTTTGTGGAACAAAATGTTCCACGGAATAGTCATAAGTCCTTCATTATCAACGAGTTACGACGATGCGGCGGGGGCTTCGCCATAAGTCGTTCATTATCAACGAGTTACGATTGCTTTTTTATTGAATTATGGTGGAGCATAGGGGAATCGAACCCCTGTCCGCGATCACTGGGTTATACCCTATCACTCACGTCTAAACCTGTATGCCCCGTAATCACCTTCATACTCTCTCGGATACACACGGGAATCTTTATACCCGTCCAATGGAGTCACCCATAGTTAACACAACCAGTTTCCGTGACTAAATGGAAGTTTACTTGTGCGGCAAGTTTACTGCTTAATGCACCTGAGAAAGTATGTAGGTTTTAAATTGTTAGTTGTTAGAAAGGGCGACCTCGGCTTTGTAGTTTTCTTCGTCGATGCGCTCAAGCTCCTCAAGCTCTTCTATCTCTTCGTTCAGATTTTTCAGTTCTTGCTGTGCTTGGAAAACATCGAAATTTATTTTCCATGAAGCAGAACCGCCATTATTGAATTCATCTATTTGAAAGTCGAGGCGAGCGGCGCGTTGCTTTTTGCTAAGTAGTGTTTCAGTCATGGGCATATTGTACCAAAAAAGAGCGAAACCGCAAGAACTTTCTGCATGTTTTTTAACTTTTTTTGTGGAACAAAATGTTCCACGGAATAGTCATAAGTCCTTCATTATCAACGAGTTACGACGGTGCGGCGGGGGCTTCGCCGTAACTCGTTCAGTATCAATGAGTTATGATTGTTAGAAGCTGTTAGATACATATCAGAGTTCCTTAGTATTCAGTTTTTCCCATCGTTCGATTTTTATGCCTAACCGTTCGATTTTAGCACCCAGCGTTGAAGCCTTGATCATCAGCCTCTTCAGTCTCCAACAATTGATATTGTTTATTAGGTTTTTCATTTTGTAGTGTGGTGTTTCGTATCTCATACTATTATTATATTAGAGTTCCTAAAGATATTCTTTCACATATCCGCGAGCATCATCTAAATGCTCTGCATCATCAAGTTCGTTGAGAATTGCAAGCTTGATCTTCTCAACCATTTCAGGAAGGTCTGATTTGCTGAACTCTAAATGCTCCATACCCTCGCAATAGTCAAGGATAATGTTTTTAATCTTATTCTTTTCGTTCATATCTTATTATATTAGTGTTTCGCAAGCTGTCTTTTTCTCACTTGCTTGGATTCATTATAGTATAATTCTCAGAAAGCGCAAGGATTATTTCGCCCTTTTATCACTTTGTCAGTTCTCCCAAGGAAATTTAGTTACGCTCGCCTCACTCCACCCGTCGATAAGACCACGCGCCCACTCAGCTTCTTCTCGCGCTTCGTTCCTTTCGCGTTCAAGTCTTTCAACATCTTCAAGCTTTAACGACTTATCATTTTCTTTTTTAAGGCGGCGAATCTCTTGAATGAGCATATTCATTTCATCAATGAAGTCGTCAACTCCTGACATTTTGTCACCGTAAACATCGGTTACAGTTCCATCGTTGCAGTTGTATTCGTAGTTGTGGGCGGTGAATTCGTTTTTCATACCTAATTATATTAGTGTTTCAATTAGTCTACAACTTCCTCTGTCAATTCGGTGGTAACCACCTTAGTTAATTTGACGACTTCTACTTTTTCGTTAGGGATGATTACCTGAACTCCATGACCTAAAACATAGGTATATTTGTCATTCTTGTATGGTGTTTTGGTCTTGTTAGTAATCTCTTCTCCAACATCGATTGTGCGTTCCACGCCATGCCATTTGAACGTGTGTTGTTCGCGCATGCGGTGCATGTAGTTTGTGGTAGTTTTTCTGTTAGTGTTTTTCATAGTAGTATTTTTTTAGTGTTTCGCAAGCTGTCTTTTTCTCACTTGCTTGGCTATATTATAGTATAATTTTCAGAAACCGCAAGGATTATTTCGCCCTTTTATCACTTTTTTTTGTGGAACAAAATGTTCCACGGAGACTCTGTAACTCGTTCATTATCAACGACTTATGACGGTGCGGCGGGGGCATCGTTGTAACTCGTTCAGTATCAACGACTTATGACGATTTTTCTGTTAGAGTTTTGAGCCAAAAAAGCCCCGCCTCCCACACTACTAGGAGACGAGGCTAACACTACTGCACTATGAAAGCTGTTAGATTGTTAGATGTTAGTTTTGCGCTATGCGTTTTATTTTAAGATCATGAAACCTTGAACCAAGAGCATTGCCACCTAACATATTTTTGCGGGATGTTAGAGTGAAAGAATACTCGCCTTGTCTAAGTAATGCTATGTCGATGTTAAGTCCCCAGTTTGTGCTTGGATGAGAATTGATTATGTTAGAATCTTCCTCTGTGAACTCTGCACCATCGGCGCGTGTTAGTTTTGTATTCGACGCGCTTTTGATTAAGATGTATTCGTTCGTTTGTATTTCTTCCGTGGTGATCATGGACGCGCAGACATAAGCCACGAGCGCCAAGACTAAAACGGAGAAGGTGATGGGAAGTATGTTAGAGATTATGTTTTTCATTTTAGTTGTTAGTATTTAGTTGTTAGGTGTTAGTAGAGAGATGATTCGACTGCTTCATAACGGAATTCACCATCATCATTCATCTGGTCAAGCTCCTCGTCGGTAGCTTGCCGCCCGTCAACTCTCGCATCCATGATGAATGCGTCCACAAAGTCGGGATAATCGCGATGATCAATTCCATCTATTTCCATATCATGGATTTGTGCGGTGTAAGCTCCACGCTCGGAGCAATTGAATTTGAACTCTGTTCCTGTTAGTGTGTTTGTCATAGTGTTAGTGTTGTTAGTGTTGTTAGGTTTAGTCGATGATTGCTGTCACTTGCTCTTCCGTAAACTCGATTTCTTTTCCATCGGTATCAGTTCCAGAGAAACCTGTTAGGCGGCTTCCTTCTTCGACGGAAACTTGAATTCCGTTCACGATCACCATCATTCCCCTGAGAACGATACCAGCATCGATTGCGTCTTGCCATGCTTTCATTGTCATTTTTTTCATAGTGTTATTTTTTTAGTTGTTAGTTGTTAGGTAGTTCTAAATTTCTGTAAGCGTATTCTGCTTTGACCGCTTCAAGTTGTTTTTTCAGTCTATCGGTATCATACTTGCGAGTTAAAAGGTCGCTTGTGGTATTTAAAAACCAAGTGCGCAAAACACACTCGGAGCTAAAGTGCAATTCTATTGCGAACGCGCTCGGCTTATTGGATTGAAATCCGTTTGCCTTGCATGGTGCTTCGTATCCTTCAGTCCAGTAATCTTTTGTAGTAGTGTTGTTCATGGCAGTATTTTAGTGTATTTTTCCGATAAGAGCAAGTTTTAATTTGCTGTTTTATTAACTTTTTTTAACTCGGTTACAGCGTCTTGTATTTGCTTTGTGCTTTTGTCAGAAGTGACTTTCATTGAAGCTATAACTTGATCAAAAGCGTTTACGTTTTCTTGCATCTTGAGGAGTGTTTCTTGGATTGTCTCTTGGTTGCTCATGTGGATATTATACCAGAAAACACGGAATTAAAAAGCTTTTTCTGCATCAAAAGTGCTTTTTTTTTAATGTTCCACGGAATTGTTCCACGGAGAATGTGAGCCAGATACCAAAAGATACCACCTAACAGATACCACCTAACAGATACCACCTAACAGATCCAGACCCACGGCGGGAAAGGGGGAGGGGTTTTTTGAAAGTTCCTGTTAGAGTTATTCTGTTAGAAATCGGCGGGGGGTGGTTTATACTAAAAATCCAAATCAGAACCATCCAAACAAAAAAAGCTAATTCAGCTTTATATAGCCCTCATTTAAAAAACCAGACTTAATGTATCCATTATTTTTCTACAATGGGGCGTGTTATTTTGTTGTGTTGTGTTGTGTTGTGTTATTTCTTAGAGAATGTTTTAAGAAGAGACTCGGTTTGTGTGTTGGAGAGGATTGTGGATTCTATGTTTGACAGTAGGTTTGTTCCATACATATTTGTTCCATAATTTTTCTTATAGCATTTGTATTTTGAGTTGCTATTTCCGTGGATTATGTAGTGGTCGTCCATATCTTCGACATTTTTTATACCTGAGTTTACTCTCCAGCTATCTCCGTCTAGATAACCGCCGCTCCAAACGGCGAAAACTTTATAAAGGTCGTTGTCGCAATCTATTACGAGCCATTTGTGTGGGATATATGTGTTGTTTGTCATTTTATTAGATTATTTTTGAGAAGATAAAGAATATGAGTAGCCAGAATACGAGTGGACCTAGTATCCAGATGAAGGTGGCTATATAAGGCGGCGCTTTATTAAAGAGTCTCGATTTGTTATGTGATTGTTTTAATTTCATAATATGATTATGCTAATATGTGTTGCCATGCCAGATGACCTTTGGTCGTGCGGGCTTTGATCCTTGTAGTGATATGACTTCTAGTTCTAGTCTATCAATGCGGCGCGACTGTTCATCAATCCATTTAGTCATCCCGCATATTAAAATCCCAAATAACCCGATACAGCAAAGCGTGGCAACATAATCCCAATCTGTTTTTTTATTTTTCATTTTTGTTTATTGTTTTGTGTAAGTTTGCTGATGTGGTGTCCGATGTGGTCACCTTTGTGGTCGCCGACTTGGTCGCCTTCGTGGTAGCCGATGTGGTCGCCGTCGTGGCGTCCGATATGGTCGCCCCAGTGGTAGCCGATGTGGTTGCCCCAGTGGCTACCTTCGTGGTCGCCGTAGTGGAGTCCTTCGTGGTCGCCGTGGTGGTTGCCGATGTGGTCGCCTTCATGGTCGCCTTTGTGTCTGCCTTTGTGGTCACCATCGTGGCTTCCAATGTGGTCGCCTTCGTGGTAGCCGATATGGTCGCCCCAGTGGTAGCCTTTGTGGTCTCCGTTGTTGTAGCCGATATGGTCGCCTACGTGGTCGCCGATGTGGTCGCCGTAGTGGAGTCCTTCGTGGTCGCCGTGGTGGTTGCCGTAGTGGTTACCCTCGTGTTTACCTTCGTGCTTGCCAATGTGGTTTCCGTAGTGGTCGCCCCAGTGGATGCCTTCGTGGATGCCGTAGTGGCTTCCTTTGTGTTTGCCGTAGTGGTCGCCGTAGTGGCTTCCTTTGTGGTCGCCGTGGTGGTTGCCGTAGTGGCTTCCTTTGTGGTCACCTTTGTGGTCACCTTTGTGGTTGCCTCCGTGGTCGCCGTCGTGGTCCCAGTGGTTTCCGTAGTGGTTTCCGACATGGTCGCCGTAGTGGCATCCGTAGTGGTCGCCGTAGTGGAGTCCTTCGCGGTTGCCGTAGTGGTTGCCTATGTGGTTGCCTATCAGGTCAGTTTTCAACTTTGTTAAGACTAGCTTTCCGTCTTCGTCATATCCAAACGACGCAACCTCTGATATTTCTTTTAGTGTTGGTTCTTTCATTTTATTTTTAGTTGTTTTTAGTTTATTTTAGTTTATTTTAATTTTGCCTATTTTGGCTCTAACACTGCGAAGCTCTTTTTTTAGAATGCCTATGATAACCCCCACCGAGGCATCCTCCATTTCTTTAACTAAGTCTTCATTATCGACCCAGACCCTTTTTTCCCCAAGGTAGGCAGGTGTAGTGGTGTAGAGGTGGATTCCGCGATTCTGAGATTTTTATGATTTGTCTAGATATCGAGTCACGGTAATCTCTTAAATCAATAAGAGATTCTATTTTTTAGTTGCCTTTTGTTTGCGAAGCTCTTTTGCCTATTTTTTTCATGTCTTCATTATCTTTTTTCCTTCCGCGGTGGACTAGATATCGAGCAAATCTCTATCAGAAAATAGCAATCTAGTTTTTAGTATTGGTTAAATTATCGAACAAGCCGAAGCATTTCCTTGGTGGACGTGCAAACTATCAGAAAATAGCGTGAATGTCAATAATTATTTTAATTCTTCTCATCTTGGCGCGATAGCTATGGTTTCTTTTGGTATTTCATTGAAGCCTCCCAGCAATCCTCAAGTTCTTTACTGAAACGTTCCTGCTCCTCCTCCGTAAATGGTTCTGGTCCGTCGTCCATATAACTGTTAGCCAAATCTGCGGCACAATTATCGCAAAGGCATTCATAGCCTGCGCCGAGGACGAAAGCACCACATCTGCGGCAGGTGTCTGGTTCTGAGATTGTGTCTTCGTTCATGTTGTTTTTAGTTGGGCGGTTGAGCTATACGTTCTGCTTAAAATGAATGCGGTAGTATTGGTAATAATCATTTTATATATTTAAGGGATTTTTTAGCGTGGTGCATCATCGCCCCTATCTCTCCATTCCTGCACGCCCTACGCAACTCGCTCTCGTGGTATTCAATAAAAAACAACCGAACAAGGCATTGTATCCAACGCCATGCATCGTTGGAGGGTTTAATTAAAAGTTTTTTCATGGCGTGGATAAATTTAGACGTTCTCCGAAGATGAAATAGCGTGTCGCCATGTCACATCGGTCAGACCATGATGGATTATTTCGAGCGGGTAGTCGCCAAGTGTGCCGAGATTGGCGCGGAGCACTCCGCCCTTCCAGTAGACCGCGACCCACTCGGGCTTGTAATCGTTTTCCATGCATCGCAAGTAGTAGCCTCCCGTTTTTATGTCTTTAAGTTCCATGTTGTTGATTATTTTAAGTCATTGATTGTTTTTAGTTGTGCCACCGTTTAGACGGGGCGGCTGTTCTTAGCGTTCGCCTAATCATTTCTAAATGCGCTCCACCGCTCTCCGTCATCTAGGTAGTCGTCCATCTGGCAGGACTTTAAGAACTCTCGGTCAATTACCAAGACATCCTCACGGTCGAGCCATAGAATGTAGGCGTTGTCTTCCTCTGCGATTCGCTCAAGGCTTTTGCCTTTGTGTTTCCCAAACTCAAGAACAAACTCGGGCGAACAAGGCGTTGAAATCAATTTCGTTTCACTCATGATTTAACTTGGTCGTTATCCAAGGAATATTTCACAGGTCCAGTCATGTCCCAAACGCTATCGAAGGGGTTGCCATCTGCCTCTTTCTCCCACCTCTCAAGCGTCTTCTTGGCTTTCGTCTCGCTACTGAATACGTGCGCCCCGTCGAGAGGGTCAAAGAGCACCCATAAGGCTCTGACCGCTTTTCGTGTTCTTATTTGTGTTTTTACGCTCATAATAAAAAATGGATAACAAGGCGATGCACGGGCAACGGCTACGCCGTGCCGTGATCTTGGTCGTTATCTCTATATGCATTTAAGGCTTCAATCACCCACGCCTCGAACTTGTCTTGAGCTTCACACGCTGAATCGTTGCTCATCGCTAGCCCTCCACCTCGCCCCGTCAGATATCCCCACGCTCTCACGTCGAGCACGTTGGTATCTCCGCATTTGGTTCTGATGAATATCTTCCCCATGCTCCCGACACCGTAGAATTTACCATCAAATTCACTAGGGAGAGAACAAGGCGAAACATCCGACAGCTTGCCGCTTGGTTTGGTTTCTGTGTTATCTTTTCCTGTGCCGTTGCATTTATGGCAGTCGGTTCTCCCTCCTCCACCAAAACCTTCAAGCTCGCCCAATCCATCGCAAAGGGAACAAGGCGAAGCATCCGACGGCTTGCCGCTTGGTTTGGTTTCTGTTTTATCTTTTTTCATGTCAATAATTTGTGTTTAACTTTCGCGGTTATCAACGGCTTCGCCGTGACATCGCTGATTGTTCGCTTCAAAACAATGGTTGAGATAGCCGATTGCGAGACAAGCGGCATGTTCAGCCTGTTCCAGTGTGGTCTTGCTGGGGGCTTTCGTCCATATCGCCTCGTTAAGAGCCAATTTTAACTCAACCCAATCGGGATCTTCGGAAAGCGAACAAGCCGAAGCATCCGACCCTTCACCGTTAATAGTTGTTTTTTCTTTTTCTTTGTGCATGTCAATAATTTGTTTTAACATAGAATCCCTTGGATACCATCGGACTACATAATGCGCATGCACCATTGACCCGTCAGCGTTTCCTACCACCTTCTCGCAAATGCCGCGAAAAACTACGCGACCATTAGAAAGCCGCCTCATCCTTCTCTTTCTAATCTTTCCGTCATAGTCCTCTGTCCATATTGGTTCTCCAAAAATAAGGCTAACAAGGCGCTTCATCCGACCGTTAACCGTTCCTGAGTTGGTTTCGTTTTCTTTTGTGTTCATAAGTTTTCTGGCATCTAAGCAAATATTGCAAATTGACCCGCAACATTCTTGTTTAACAATCACTTTAACGTGCCGTCCTGTCCCTGCCTCGGTCAACATTTCGTCGTTGATTGACTTGCATACATCACAGCTAACAAGCCGCTGGACATCAATGCCCACTTCAGCGGGCGTTTCTTGTGTTTTCATGTTGTTTCTGTGTTGTTTCTGTGATTCCAAACGGTTCCATTGAAGTCATAAACCTTTCTAGCAGTTCGTCGGATCTCCATGCCACTGCGCACAAGTGGTAAACCGCCTCTTCCTTATCGCCTCTCATGTAAGCCTCCTCAAAATCGATGAGGTGTCGGCATATTTGGTTGCCATCGCCAATGCTGGCATCGACATCCCAAACCATACCCTCGTCCCCAGAATGTTTTAGGTTTGAGTTGTAAGAGTGGATGGATTTGGCGACATGTGCATTGGGAAAGTATCTTGTGATATAGTGTAGTACGCGAGCTTTGTTTCTTTCGCTGTCTTCGCGTGGAAGAATTGTATTTTTTGACTGCATGTGATATAAGATAGCGCAAATTGATTCAAATGTCAACATGATTTATAAAAAAAAACAACAATAAATTAAAATACAAAAATTTGAATAAAAAATAGATTTTTAGGTGTAATTATTTTAACATTTTTTATGAATAAAATTTTCTGTGTATCATGTGGAACTAAAAACGTCTACGAAACAACTAAGCCTAAATTTTGTGCTAATTGTGGGGAGGCGATTTCTGGAGTATCTCAAGCAACTCAAAAGACTTCAGATGAGGTCGAAGAGGTGTCTGTGAGTAGTATTGATTTAGATGGTCTAAAGAGGGGCATTGGAGTTCAGTATAACAAATCTGTAACTAAAATTGAAGATGTTTTCGGAAAAGGGGCGGATGGATCTGCTAGCAGACGCGCTCCTAGTAATTTACCAAGTGGTAAAGACATCATCAAGCACAACATGCAAGATTGTGCGCAAGCCTCAAGATCAAAAGATATTAATGAATAATCAATACGAGGATATGCAAGACGAGATTGAACGTCTTCTAGCTCGTTATAGATCAAAGTGGCAATTGACCGCTTTGGCATGGCTAGATTATGATGATATCTCACAACTGATTCGCACCCATATTTACAAGAAATGGCATTTGTGGGACCAAAAGCGACCCTTCGCGCCTTGGTGTGCGCGGCTGATCTATAATCAGATTAGGAATCAAATCAGGAATCATTATGGTAATTTTGCGAAGCCGTGTCTCAAATGCTCTCACTATATGGGAGGCGAGGAATGTTCGCTTAACAAAAGCGGCAACATTAGCGCGGAATGCAGTTTATACGCCAAGTGGAAAAAGAAAAAAGAAAAGGCTTACAATCTTAAACTACCTTTATCTTTAGACCCCGCCGTTTCTATTGGAGAGACCTGTATTAAAGAAGGTATAGACTATGAGGAGAAAACTGGGACGCTTCATAAACTTATTATTAATAAAATAACCAACGATAAACAAAAAGAGATTTACAAAATGATCTATGTTGATCACTGTTCTGATCAAGAGGTGGCGGAAAAGTTTGGTTTTAAACAAGATAAGAAAAACAGGAAAACGCCACGATATAAGCAACTAAATAACCTGAAGAAGAAATTCTACGAAATCGGGAAGAAAATAATAGAAGAGGAGGATTTGATTTGAACAAATACAAACTTTCAGACGAAGAAAAGCAACAAGTGATCAGAGAATTTAAAAAAGACCCTGATCTTAAGCGCATTACACAAGTTGTTTCTGGTGATCCAGAGGCAGACGGTCGTCATAAGATAGGCAGGGCTATAAGAGCCTTTTTAAGCGAGCAAAACAAGGAATACAAGACTACAAAGCACGAAGAATGTAATGCAGTCAACCTAACGGAACAACAAAGGGATTTCCTTATGGGCGACCATATCGATTCTGACATGACTCCACTTGATATCGCTCGTATTGTTTTTGAGAATGGAGAAATTAAGAGTTTAAGCCTACATCACCGTGCTGTTATCAACTTTCTTACTCAATATCGACCAGATATCATCAACGAGAATGAAGTGGTGACTTCTGAAAGGTGGAATCCGCCGACAGCAGTTTCAAGGTCTGTTAAAAAAGTAAACGATTGGGCGGGTCAGGAAATATCTATAGAAAGCATTAGCAACAAGCATGAAAAGATGATGCGTATGCTTATCAAGTATCTCCACAGCCCCAGATTGAAGCAAACCATAAATGAGTATTGCCGCGTTACTGACAGGGAGTTATTTGAGAGTGAATTTGTGCGAGCGACATGGGATAAGCCCGATTTGACCTCCGATGAGCAAAATCAATACATAACCCTATGTACCAACTACGTCAGAATTAAGCACATACAGGCGCGACTAGATAAATTGAACAAGATGCTCGATGACATGGGTGACGACGCACAGGGGGCAACTATACGCTTTACAGAGCTTATTAAGACCACTAGTGAGGAACTCAATCAATGCGAGAAGCGAGTAGAGGCTCTTACGAAGAGTCTGAATGGTAGTCGTCAAGACAGATTGAAGGCGAAAGGTGAAAGAAGTGGATCTATCGAAGCTTTGGTTGAAGCGTTTCAAGACAAGCAAGATCGTGATCTTATGATCAAGATGGCTGAAATGAAAAAACGCCTTGTGGCAGATACTGCGGATAAGTTGGAGACAATGAGTGAGTTTAAGGCTCGCGTCCTTGGGATTTCAAAAGAAGAATTGTTATGAGTGAATTTGAATGTAAAGAATGCGGTAAAACCTTCACATCCAGAAGGGGTTTACACCAGCATACAAAATGTCATTTTGACAGCCTTGCGGAGTATTATGTTAAACACCATCCACGCTACGATCTATTTTCAAAAGAACCTATACCTTTTAAAAAATACAGTCAATATGTGGATACTGATTTTGTTTCTTACGACAATTATTTAAAGTGGATCAAGGTAAGCCCATCGTCCGAAGTAAAAGAATACATTATTAAGAAATTTAAACAAAAAGCAGAACACAAAGAACTTGGGTTTATGCCGCCCAATGCTTTTTATGATTTGTATGAGATGCCGAACATCATGACCATGCGGAATGTGTGGGGAAGTTACAACGCATTTTGCAAAGAGATTGGTCTTCCAGTTAAGCTAAACAAAAAACTTCCAGAATCATTTTGGAGTAATGATGCCTCAGATATTACTGTGATGGTTGACACAAGGGAGCAGTTACCGTTTTCATATAAAAATAGTATTAGTCAGAAACTGGACTTTGGTGATTACACGGCGGCGGGGGAAGATTTCTCCAAGACATTCGTGGACAGAAAGTCTGTTGGCGATTTTAGATCGACTTTTGGTAAGGATATAGATAGGTTTAGAAGAGAAATGGATCGTTGTGTTCAGTTTGATTCTTACATGTTTGTTGTAGTCGAGGATTCCATCCAAGGAGTGAAAGAGGCTAATAAAAAAACAAAATTCAAAAGCAATCTTAATTATGTATGGCACAATGTCCGAGATCTTATGATAGAGTATCCTGACAACCTTCAATTTATATTCGCTTATTCGCGCAACGGAGCTAAAAAGATTACTCCAAAAATCTTAAAACATGGACAGGATTTATGGAAGGTAGACTTGCAATACTATATCGAAAATAGGGTTTGCGGTAAACAAAGGGTCAGCATGAAAAGGTGATCGTATTAAAAAGATTTTATAATTATAAAAAACAAATTTAGAAGGAATTTAGATTGTGGCTTGGGATAAAGGAAAACAGCGTTATAGATATGAGTATTCAGCGACGAAAATCAACGAGAAATTGTTGGCTATTGAAGGGGATATGAAAGAAGAGGAGGCGAAATATCAACTGTATCGTTTTTTACGAAACAATGTTGGTTATACTTGCGAACTCTTTCTTGGGGTTAGATTATTTCCGTTTCAGGAAATGGCGATAAAATCTATGATGATCGGAGATTACTCGATGTTCGTCTTTTCTCGTGGTTTATCAAAGACTTTCTCAACAGCCATCTATGTTATTTTAGAATGCTTATTGAATCCTAGCGCAAATATTGGTGTTATTGCTGGGACATTCCGTCAGTCCAAACAAATATTTTCAAAGATTGAAGATATCATGGCAAAGCCCGAAGCGGCTATGGCGCGAGAGTCTGGATACAAGCTTTCCAAAGGAACAGATGCATGGACAATGAAGATTGGTAAAAACAAAGCAATTGCTTTACCCTTGGCTAACGGGGAGAGACTTCGTGGTTTTCGTTTTAATCGTATTGTGCTTGACGAGTTCCTAACCATACCAGAAAAGATTTTCACCGAAGTTATTTTGCCGTTTCTCGGTGTTGTTGAAAACCCTACGGAAAGGGAAGAGATTTACGATATAGAGAGTATGTTGATTGACTCTGGAGAAATGAAAGAGTCTGACAGGCATGTTTGGTCCAATAACAAACTAATCATTCTATCATCGCCAAGTTTCAAGTTCGAATACATGTATAAATTATACTGTAAATACCGAGACCTTATCAGCGGCGTATACGAGAGTGCCGACGAAGAAGATGACGAGGACGCGGCGGATGATGCTTATCGTATTATTATGCAGTTAAGTTATGACTGTGCGCCGAATACACTTTATGATAAAAACCTTTTGAAGCAAGCTAAATCAACAATGAGCGAAATGCAGTTCGAGCGAGAGTTTGGTGGTCAGTTCGTGGATGAGAGTGATGGTTATTTTCGTTTATCTAAGATGATGAAATGCACTATTCCTGATGGCGAATACCCTGCGGCAGAAGTGGTGGGTAATCCTAAAGATCAATACATACTATCATTTGACCCTAACTGGGCTGGAAATACAAGCGCCGACCACTTTGCTATGCACGTGTTTAAGCTATTGCCTGACTCCAAGAAGTCTTGCTTAGTCCACAGTTATGCAATCGCGGGAGTTTCTCTAAAAGACCACATGAGGTATTTTCATTATATATTAACTCATTTTAATATCGTGGGTATCTGCGGTGACTATAACGGAGGGGTTCAGTTTATCGACAGTTGTAACGAAAGTGAATTATTCAAATCGTCAAATATCAATATTGGAGTAATAGGAATGGATATTGACAAATCAGAAGAATATAATGACAACATGGTCAAGCTTAAAAATGAATATAATATTAGTGGTAGAAAATATTGTATTCTAAGGAAGCCCACATCTCAGTGGATTCGTTCAGGAAACGAACTACTTCAAGCAAATATTGACCACCAGAAAATTCTATTTGGGGCTAGATCGGTAGATGACCACTTTGACGCTCAAAGAAAAAAGAAACTTCCCATTACTCAGATAAAATGGGACATGAATATGTTGGGTAGCAACAATTCTGCTAAGATGATCGACTTCATAGACCACCAAAAAACCATAATCGAACTTACAAAGTCAGAATGTGCAAATATTGAAGTTAAGAGCAACCCCCAAGGTAGCCAATCTTTCGATTTACCCCAAAATCTTAAGAGAGCAACTGGTCCCAACAGAGCGCGAAAAGACTCCTATTCCGCACTAGTTCTAGGAAATTGGTTTATCAAACTATACTACGACATGAATGAAGCAAAAGATAAACCCAAACCTGTTAACGACTTCATTCCAAGAATCATAAAGTAAAAAATTCGACTTTGAAAAGTTAAAGTGTAACAATTGACATGGCGAAAAAGAGAAAATATACAAAACGTTCCGATTACTGGGAAAAAAGAAAAAATCAAGGTCAAGATAAGAGCTTGGAGGCACTTGCGTCAGCAAATCAGCCAGAAGTCTTTGAGCCAAAAATGCTTGGAGATAACCTATACGAAACTACAGCCTCAAGAAGCCTTCGCCCAAATAACGCACAACGTTCTAAATCTAGAAAAAACTCAACAGCCACAACCTTGGCGACAGATCGTTTTAAGAATATCGATGACGGTTTATTGCCGTTCGCCTACTCGGAAGACTCTGTTAGTGCTGGCGACGCAATTAGGTTGACTCAAAAAGCTTATTTTAATATTGCGGCGTTTCGTAGCACAATCGATCTTCTTTCTGAGTTTGCAGATGCAGACATCTACCTTGATGGTGGAAGCGCAAAATCGCGTAAACTAATCAAAGCTTGGTTGCAAAGAATCAATATCGACGATTTAAAAAGCCAATATTTTAGAGAATATTATAGATCAAGTAACTTCTTCGCGCACCGTATTGATGGAAAACTCAAAGCTACAAATGCAGGGAAACTGTATGAGGCTTATGGGGCGCAAACTAACAAAAACTTCAAAATACCTATCCGATATCTTGTTCTTAATCCCACTGATATTGTAGCTAAAAATTCTCTATCTTTCTCACATCAAGAATACGCCAAAGTATTAACTCCGTTTGAAGTGGCTCGTTTGAAAAATCCCCAAACAGAACACGAAAAGGAAACCTACGAATCTCTCCCTGAAGAAACACAAAAGATGATTCAGTCTGGGGCTGGCGGGTTATCTAATGAAAGGGCTGAAATCAAACTTGATTCAAAGTTCCTTCATGCGATCTTTGCTAAGAAGCAAGACTATGAACCTTTAGCTGTCCCATACGCGTTCTCTGTTCTTGATGATATGAACAAGAAGATGGAGCTAAAGAAAATAGATCAGGCGATTGCTCGTTCTATTGAGAATGTTGTGTTGCTGGTTACAATGGGCGCAGAGCCAGACAAGGGCGGAATTAACCATAAGGCTATCGATGCCATGCAACAAATCTTCCAAAACGAAAGTGTTGGTCGTGTTCTTGTTTCCGATTATACAACGAAAGCGGATTTTGTCATACCTGACCTAAAGAAAGTAATGGGTGCTGAGAAATACGAAATTCTAAACAAAGATATTCAAGAAGGTCTACAGAACGTTCTAATCGGAGATACAAAATATTCTGATGGTTCTATGAAAATGAAAATATTCATGAGCCGCCTACAAGAATCAAGAAATCAATTTCTTAAAGAGTTTTTACAACCAGAAATCAAGAGGATCTGCAAAGGTCTTGGTTTAAAAAGTTATCCAGAAGTAAAATTCGTAAACACGGATACTTTAGACAATTCAGATTTGACCAAACTAGCCACAAGAATGATGGAGCTTGGCATACTAACTCCAGAGCAAGGCATGGATGTCGTTCATAGGGGTGAGTTCCCTCAAGCTGTTGATCTAAAGCCCTCGCAAGAAGAATTTAAAGAATCTCGCGAGAAGGGTTACTACACACCGATGGTGAACAGTATTAATTTCTACGAAAACGAAGAGGATAGTCCCAACAGCGTAAGCAAACCTTCTGGAAACGGCAATCCAGCCGCGCCATCTGGAGAGGGTAGACCTGCCAGCGTAACTAATCCATCGCCTTCGGGTGGAAGACCAATGGGTCAATCTAACGCCTCTATTTCCAAGAGTAATCTTATTGAAGTTACAAACAAAGCAAGTGAATTTGAAACAAAAGCTTATAGAGATTTTGCTTTTAAATATGGAATGGATGAATTAGACGAAAACCGCAAGGATCTTGTGGGTAGGGTTTGCGAATCAATCTTTGCTTCTAAGGAAATGGACGAATGGGAAGCCACGCTTGCTAAGGTGGTTGACAATTTAGAAGAGATTCAGTCACTCGATGCAAAACCTGAAGTCTTGGATTTTGGAGCAGAACATAACTTAAATGATTTATGCTCTGCAATTTTATATCATTCTACTAAAATTTCTGTGTAAGGAATGTTATGGCAGAAAAGAAGAAAGAGTTTAGTTTTCAAATAGCTCCAAAGTTTAAAGTATTAGATGTTCAGAGTTTTGATGATGTAGAAGTTTCAGAAGCTTCCGTCAAGTCAATGTTGCCAGAGGGCTTTAACGCCAAGATGAACATTGATTTGATGCCAGTCGTTTTTAACTTGGCTGTAGTTAACGAGGTTAATCAGAATGATGATGCCATGAATACAATGGCGGCAATCAAATGTGTAAAGAATTTCGCTAACAAACCAATCAACATAGAACACAAAAAGCACAAAATTGTTGGTCACATGATCAATGCGTCGCTTTCTGAAAAAGAGTTTGATTTTGGCGATAACGACATTGAATCATACGCCGACAAAACCGAACCGTTTTACCTGAATGCTTTTGGCTTTATTTACAGAAAGATTTTCCCTGATCTAGCAGAATCCATCATAGAGTCTGCCAGCGAAGACAGTGAAGATTACCAAAACATTTCAACAAGTTGGGAGTTAGCTTCTCGTCAATTTAAGATTATCAAGGGCAATAGTAAAAAGGTTTGCGAATGCGAATTTGTTGAACAGGATGACTACGAAGAGTATCGAGCATACCTAAAAAGATTTGGGGGATCTGGAAAAGATAAAAATGGAGATAGTGTAGCACGAGTTTTTTGTGGTGATGTTATCCCATTGGGCGCAGGTCTAACCATGAAGCCAGCCGCAAGAGTGAAAGGAATCTATCCAGTTGACCCAAACAAAGAAGAATCAAAGGATGAAAAAGCGGTCGCCAATAAACAAAAAAATTCCCAATTAGAGAAAAAAGATGTAACAACAAACAAATCAAATATTTTAAATATGGACGAAAAACAATTCCAAGAATTCGTAAAACAGACTACCGAAGCAATCGCTTCCGTTGTTAAGGGCGACGATCAAGCTAAATCAATTGGCATTTTGATGCAGGAAACCCTTGAAAAACACGGCGAAAGCTGGAAGTCTAAAGTTGACCTAGAGTCAGAAGCTCGTGAAAACACCGAAAAGGAACTTAAGTCCCTACAGGACCAGCACCTTGAGGTTTCCAACGAACTTGATAAGTTGAAAACTGAAATTGAAGCGAAAGCTTCTGCCGAGCTATTTAACGACCGCATGAATCATTTCGATGACAAATACGACCTTTCTGAAGAAGAGAGTAAGATCATCGCTTCTAAACTCAAGGCGGTCAAAGAAGACGAAGCATTTGAAGTTTTGAAAAACGAGATCGAAGTCATCTTCGCCCACAAGGATAAAGAGACTATGGCTCAAGCCAAAAAAGATCAAGACGCACTTATCGAGCAAGCTATTGCTGAGAAACTCGAAAAGAGCGACGCAAAAACTGACGAGACAGAAGTTAAAGCTTCAACTGAAGAAGAAACTGAAACTGAAATCGAAACCGAAGAGATCGAAGCTGAATCTTCGCTCCCTAACGGAAACGGTGAAGGAACTCAGGAAGAAACTCTTTATGAAAAAGCCAAGGCTGGTTTCGCATACAAAATCTCCTAATTAAACAATCTACTAACTATAACTATTATGGCAAACGAAATTACACGACTATTACCATACCGTAGCTACGATGAGAATGATGTTATCAACTTCTATTCTCTTGACGCAGTAACGGGTGAAGCTGGTTCTGTTGTTCAGGTTAGCTCTGCTAATCTCACCGACGAACCTGTATCTATGACCACAAGGGGCGACTCTGATTCTTATAACAATGTTATGGGAAATGGATACTCTCCTTATCCAGAAGTTAATTACAAAGTAAGCAAAGTTGCTGGAACTGGAGCCGCTGTGCGTCCTCTAGGAATCATGCTACGCGATGTAAGAGCTAATGACGAAAACGGACAAAACTTGATCTACGATTCAGTGAAGCGCGAAGAGCTTCAGTGCGTTATTTCTGGTCAAGCTGTTCCAATCGCTACCAAAGGCATTTTCACTGTTAATGTGAACGCGCTTGCTGGTGGAGTTGCTCCTGCTGTTAACTCTCTTGCTGTCCCAGCCGCAAACGGAACTCTTACTGGAGTTGCTTTCGCTTCCGCTGAACAAGCTGAGAAGGACGCCGCTGTTGGAAAATTCATCGCAACTGGCGACCGTGTCGGACAATCTTCGACTGACGCTTTTGAAGGTGCATACGCAATACTTAAACTTGAACTCTAATCCACATCCTCTACAAAAATGAAAATTAATATTCAAAGAACTGAAGATCAATTGGCTCTTGTTCGCGCAATGGGTTCCAATAATCGTGAGGAAGCTTATGAGGCACAAGCCGCCGTTGCTCAACTCCTTTCCCCTGTGGTTAGCGAAGTTATCAACAACGCTGTGACAGTTGGAAGCCTTTTCTCTACACTTACGTTTGGAGAAGATGACAATCCATCTATCCCTCTTGATCTTTATTACGACATCACCGACGAAGATTACATCCAAGTCTACTCTCAACAGGTAGCTGGTGGTCTTCCATATAACCAAGTGTTCCCTGCTCATAACGAGCTTAAGTTCCAGACCTACACTCTTGATAGCGCCCTTGCGTTTGACAGGAAGTATGCTCGGAAAGCTCGCTTGGACGTTGTTTCTAAAACCTTCACCCGCATGGCTCAAGAAGTTATGCTCAAGCAGGAGCGCACCGCATTTAACGTGCTTGCCGCCGCGCTTGTAAAGGGTGATACCACAAGTGGTTCTGCTGGTGATCATATCATCGGTTCTACCCAAGAAAGCCGTTTCGTGCTTCATGACCTTAACCGTCTTATGACGAAGGCAAAGCGCATCAACAGTTCTTTCTCTGGTGGCACTCCTACTGGTGGTAGCAAGGTTGGCATTACTGACCTTTTGGTTTCTCCTGAAATCATCCAAGAGGTTCGCGCAATGTCTTACAACCCAATCAACACCGTCGCCGCTGACGGGGGCGCTCCTGCCAATACCGAAGATGGTCTTCCTGCTCCAGAGAGTCTGCGTGATTCTCTATACGGTGCTGGTGGTCTTCCAAGCTTCTACGGCATGAACCTTATCGAAGTTCTGGAAATGGGCATCGATCAACGTTTCAACAAGATCTTTGACGCAGTTGTTACTGCTGAAGGAGCTACTGTTGTAGGCGGAGGTGACACTGGAACATTCTCGCAGTCTGCTGACGAAATCGTTATCGGTATCGACCGAAGCCGCGACGTTCTACTTCGCCCTGCTGTTTCTGAAGAAGGAACAGGATCAGAAGTTAGCGTTGTTGTTGACGATCAGTTCAGCGTTCGCCAGAACAAGATCGGATACTACGGTAAAGTCGAAGAGGGTCGCGTCTGTATTGACGACCGCGCCCTTGTCGGTATCTCTGTCTAATCCACACTGAACCCCTCAGAAGAGTCGCTCCCAGCGGAGCGGCTCTTTTTTTTTGATTTTTTTTATTTAAATCTATATCATATGTTATGGACAAAAAAGATTTAGACTTCATTCACGGTAAAATAGAACACGAAGAAAAACCGAAAGGTAACAACACAGAACTTCAAATCAACGGATTGCCTGAAGGAAAGGATCTTCTTTCTGCTTCCGCCGAAGATCTAGAAGGACTTGATGTTAAAAAAGAGATTACTGACGGCAATCAGATTGACATGAGTAAATTTGACGAGGTTGATGGTAAAGATAGAAATTCTAAACAGGCTCAAATCGAAAAAGCAAAAGAGCTTGAAGACTTGCTTGGTATTAAAGACGCTAATCCATACAGGACTCTAAACAGAGACATCTTCAAAGAGAACCTTTCTGGTATGTCTGTTGCTGAAATGACAACTCTAGCTTCTCGCGTTGGCATCCAACCATCTGGTGGAAGAAACCAACTAAAAGGCGCGTTAATTAAGTCTTTTGATTTTTACGCACAAAAACATGATGTTACAGTAGGCACTCCCGCTAGACCAATCGAGCTAGATAAAAACGATCCAAATTACAAAGAAAGTGTAAGATTATTCAAAGACATTTGAATAACACATGAACGACTTCGGAAATCTAGCCACACAAATCGTCACATACGACTTCCCTGACGATACTGGGACTTATCCCACCTCATACGTTTCAGGCTGGTTAGACGCCAATTTGGGCGAATTAAACCTACTTACAAACGAAGAGTTCTCCGCAAATGATACAGGTGCTATTGTTTTAGGATCTGGCGACTCTGCCAGTCACGGGTTAACGTCTCAAGAATTAGAGATATTCAAAACTCTTTATGAGGTTCACTATTATGAGAAAGCCGCAAGAGATTCTTTGAGGTCTGCGACTTATGGAACATCAGCAGATTGGATCACACTGAAAGAAGGTGATACCACTATTCAAAGGCAGAATAAAAATTCTGTAGCTAAAACCTTTAGGGATTTTTCGAGCGACTCAAGAGAAAAGCTTGGTCAGATTGTTTTCCAATACAACCGATACAGGTCTGGACCAAGACAAGTTCATGGGGCTGATTCAATAAGTAGTCACGACGCTTTTGATTCTACGAGCGTGGCTAATATCCGAGATTAATTATGGCTTCTATACTAAATGACACTGAAAAGGCTGAGATCCAGTCTTCCTTACAGGACGTTCGGGATACGTTCGCAAGAGATATTTATGTATATACAAAAACCCAACAACCTGCATCTTGGTCGAATAATCCATTTTATGGAAATTCTGGCACGACATCATCTCTGTCAACCCAAGAGGAATTAACTAAATTCACTTACTCTGCAAATATTCTATACGAAAACGACCAAGACGAAAAATTGTTTGATGGTGGGGGTCAAGCGGGTCTGTCTTCTTCAGAAGGTAGAATAAGAATAAAAGTCAATGCAGAGGCAAACGAAAAGATTAAAATATGTGAGCGCATAGAGGTTGACGGCAATTTATTTGTTGTAGATAGCGACCCAAAAGCAATTGGACCGTTTAGCCCACAGGCTTATATGTGGTATCTAAAACGCGAAAACTAATGCCTCGACAAAGTGTCAAAGTTTATATTGATCCCAAATTACTGAAAGATAGTTTATCTTCTGGTGGTAACGGAGCGAGTGTTGCTAGGCTTATGTCAGCGTCCGCGCAAGATCACATAAAAACAAAACAAGATGACCTAGTTAAGAATTTGATGGAACATCCTGTTTCGAAGGAGATTTCTGATGGTTCGACAGCATCAAATATAAGCGGAACACTTGGTGGTTATGGAAACTTGTTTTCTTTTTTGGGGTTCGATAACGGAAGTGATCCTGTAGCAGTGATTGAGGGAATTTTATCCAAGAAATTAAGACATAAAGTCAAACCTCGTGGTAGAGGTAGTTTTTTAATTACGGTTTTCATACCAGAAGCTAAAGAGATTTTTGCAGATACGCCCATGCCTTGGGCTTCTGGATTAAGTTGGGCGGAGGGAGTAGAAAAGGGGGTAAGTAATGCGGCGGCATATTTATTCAACCCCAAAGGTTTCCCTGATTCTAAATCTGGAACTGGTTTACAGTCTCAAAATAAGGTTTCAGGTGTAAGTTTCAAGAGAACTCCGTATATCACTAATTTGATACAGCAGTTTAAAAAAGACCTACTAAAATCTTGAAAGCGCAATTCGATCATCAACTATTAATGAGTTTTTATCTTTGGTTTGAGAAACAACTTCTCAGCCAAAATATAGAAGCTTACCAAACTGGTATATCCAATACTTTCAAATATGTTGATTTTAAGGATATTCCAGATAGCTTTGTGGGTTATCAGGGGCAATTCAGACAGCTTGTGGCAGAACAAGAAATAACCAATCCCAACTCTGGTTTTTTTGTTGGCGGGTCATTTGTAACAGGTGACTCTAGTGAAAATGGAGGTGTGCATACAGACTACAATAATGGTAGGATTCTTTTCCCATCTGCATCTGGACAAAATTTAACGGTGACAGCCGATTCTGCGGTCAAAGAGATAAATACTTATACGAGCAACGACGATGATTTATCTATTCTTATCCATTCCGACTTTGTGGAAGAGGGACAAGGCTCTCAATACATGTATAACCAAAGCTCCAAGCTTGATGAGAAGTCTTACTTTTTGCCCGCTTGTATTATTACATTGGTGGACTCCAGTAATGAGGAGTTCGCTTTCGGCGGAGAAGAAGACACGAAAAGTAGGATTCGAGTTATCTTGTTGTCCAAGAATGAATTTATCATGGACGGCGTAGCTTCCAGATGTAGGGATATGGTTAGAAATAACATAACTCACATCCCTTACAGTGAATTACCATATGGTCAGTCATTTAGTTTAAAGAACTACCCTTATCAGTATGATGAACTAAAATCTTCTCAGGGCGATAATGCCCTTGTCTCCCATGTAAACAAAGTGTCTGTCACTACTGCGGTGTCAGAAACGGTCAGAGAAAGGCTCAATAAGAATGTTGGTGTTTCCTTTATAGACTTTGATTTGTCTACATATAGATTCCCAAGAGTATAATTGGGTGTAAGTTTTAAAAACATTTATCTACTTATGTCATCAAGAACTCGCGTAATTTCACAAAACAAGTCCGTCTATGTATCTGATACTGGATGGTATATAGATGCCGACGAAAACATGATCGAGCCGCATCAGCTACATCGTGTTGATACCTTCTCCTTTGAAGTTGATTTAGCTGGCGCCCGCGAAGATATTCGCGAATTTGGTCAACTTGCTAGAATCGGCACTTTAACAATGAGGGAAATCAACCCAACAGTGTCATTTGGCTATTACCTCGGTAACGGCGAAAATGAACTTGCAATAGGACTAACTTCTTCAGAAGATTTCAATGCACAAATGATCAGTGGTATTTTAACTGAAGATGTTGCTAGTCGCGAGAAGAACATTTACACCGTTATTGTTAAAGAAGGCGAAGACGCTTTCAACTCATCTGCTTATCAATCGCAAAGCGAAAACCATGATGTTATTGGTTTCGGAAACTCTGTCTTAACAAGTTACAGCAGTAACTTCGCTGTTGGAGAAATCCCTAGGGTAGATGTTGAGTGGGAAGCCTCAAATGTGATTTTCTACACAGGTGGTCACTCTGGCTTCAAGAACCCATCAATTGATAAAGAGGGCGCTCGTGCTGATGAAGGTGTTTTCAATCTTCCTGCACCAAGCACTGGAAACATGAACGTTTTAGTTCTTCGTCCCGACGACATCACTGTTAGCTTTGCTAATGACGACATTACCGCTGGAAATCTCGGTGGAACAAACTTTAGTGACATGTGTATCCAAAGCTGTTCTGTTGAAGTTCCATTAAGTCGTGGTAATATTGAATGTCTTGGCGAAGAAAGAGCGGTTGCAAAACCACTTGAGTTCCCAATCGATGTTACTGTCAGCATTAACGCTATTGTCAAAAACTTCAAAGAAGGCGCTCTTGAGTATGTTCTCACAGGAACTGCTGGAGACAATAACACCGACATCAGTGTTGATATTAAGAATGACGCTCTCGATGGAGTTCACAAGTTCACCCTTAAGAATGCTGTTCTCGACAACCAAAGCTTTAGCCAAGGTCTAGACGACAACGAAACTGTTGACTTGACTTTCTCTGCTCAAATTGGTGGAGCTAGCACAACCACAGATGGATTATTCTGGAGTGGTGCGGGAACTTACACTTCAGCAGTCCCAACCAGCGGTGACGCGGTAGCGGCTCAACCAATCTAAGCTAATTTATTATTAGTTGCTCAATAGCGGCTCTGCCTTGTGGCAGGGTCGCTTTTTTGTGTAATATAAGACATGCCAGTGTTTCGTATAGATTCAAGTGACAAACAGGTTTTCATCAACAATACTAGGTTGATGGGCGTTCAGGCTTGTAATATAGAGACGGATAAGGATTTCGAAACTATACGATCAATTGGAGATATCAATGTCACTGATAGGATTTTAAAATCAAATCAAACGACAAATCTATCGATTGACTTCATGCTTTGCGATACTAATCAAAACGACCCATTTTTTGATTTTCAAACAAGCGGGATTCTTTCTGTTGAAGATTTCAATTACAACATTAAAGACTCTGTTCAGGAAACTGTCATTACTGGCGCATACATGACCTCCTACAGCATTGAGGGTGCTGTTGGTGAGTTGGTCAAGGGAAGCGTGGCTTACGAGTGTGATGGCTTTGATTTCAATAATACAGGCATATTAAGCGGAAACTATCAAAGTAGCGATTCTTACAGTGTGTATCAACCGCAGGATATTTCTATTTCCACGGATTTTAATGAAGGTGTGTCTACTTCTGGTTTGTGCATACAGAACTTTAGCTTAAATTTTGATATTAGTAGGAACGCTATAAACCAAATGGGCAGTCTTACGCCAAAAATGCGATACCCAGAGTTGCCAGCGGAAGGTGATTTGAGTTTCTCTGTTATTAAGAATAAAGTAACTGGAATTGATTTGTCTTCACTGGTTCTTGATAAAGGCTTGTTGAGTATAACGCTTAATGAATCCCAATCCAACCAAAGACAATACAATATAAACGACTGCTCTTTAATTTCTATATCAGAAGGGCATTCTTTAGACGACAATGCGACCTTAGATTTTAAATATGTATTTAGTGTAAATAAGAGCGATGTATATGACACTGACCATTTTTATAGATCACCTGTTTACAGATCGACTTCTGGATTTACTTATCTACAACCTGACGGGTCCAGTTTTTATATACAACCTTAATTCTAACACCACTAAAAATTATGCCTGACGTAACTGTAACATCCGATATAGATACTTTTTTAAAGAGTTCAAATAATTCAACTGCCAGAACAAACCTTGGAGCAGAATCTGCACCCACCTCTATCGCCAACAAAGAAGCCGCCTATGCCCTGACAGGTGTGGCAGTCGGCACCGTTTATAAGACCGAGGACACGGGGCAGGTGATGGAGTATCGAGGGGGAGGGGAATCTTTGCCTACCAGTTGGCAATTTAACGTCACTGTAGACGGGGGCAGTAAAAACGCGAAACTCTCCGACATACCAGCAGGGAACCCAGCAGGTATCGTCAGAATGGTCAGCACAAAGACCAGCAACTTATCCGTCACGGTAAAACATGATGGCACGGAGTCGGCTACGGGCATCTGTTACTCAGTGGACGGAGGCGCACCTGTCTATGGAGCCATTGCGGCAGATACCAGCCTTAATCTATCCATCCCACACAATGGCGGCGCCCCCACGGAAATTTACATTTGGAGTGCTACCAGTGCCTCTAGCGGCAAGAAAGGGGAGTTGACCTATCTGTCTTGCTCCAACATCTCCTTGACCTCACTTGATGTTTCGGGCTTGACGGCATTGACCCTTCTGTATTGCCACAACAACTCCTTGACCTCACTTGATGTTTCGGGTTTGACGGCATTGACCACTCTGTATTGCCACGAAAACTCCTTGACCTCACTCGATGTTTCGGGCTTGACGGCATTGACCACTCTGTATTGCTACAACAACTCCTTGACCTCACTCGATGTTTCGGGCTTGACGGCATTGACCCTTCTGTATTGCCACAACAACTCCTTGACCTCACTCGATGTTTCGGGCTTGACGGCATTGACCACTCTGTATTGCTACAACAACTCCTTGACCTCACTCGATGTTTCGGGTTTGACGGCATTGACCTCTCTGTATTGCAACAACAACTCCTTGACCTCACTCGATGTTTCGGGTTTGACGGCATTAACCTATCTGTTTTGCACCAACAACTCCTTGACCTCACTCCTAGCAACGGGCGTTGACCTTAGCTTTGAGTATTATGGAGTAGTAGGCTCCGACATCGGTGACAACGACCTGACCGAAGCGGCATTGATCGCGTTTGTAGATTCCCTCGCCACAACCGCAACGGGGCTTATCGCATACGGCGGCAACATAGGTTCCGCAGAGTTTGAAACATGGCTCGCAACGGGCGATGACAAGGGATACATCTGGTTAAATAGTTAATATGAAATGCGCTAATTACAATAACACAGGTAAGCAGGTCGAACGTGACTTTGCAGCGTCACAGGCTGTAGAGTTTCGGGAGACGGGCAACGTCTTTGAGTTTGGAACCTACCATGGTTTCACCACTGCTTGCCTTGCCGAAGTTGCCGACCACGTATGGACTCTCGATCTACCTAACGGTGGTGAAGGTCTGCACCTTGAAATCCAACCGAACAAAGACCTTGGGCATTTTTACAAGTTCCACAAGTTTGATAACATCACTCAACTCACGGAAGACTCCATGACGTTTGATCCGTCAGTCATTCCTCCATGTGATCTTGTGGTAGTCGATGCAAACCATGACTACGAACACACCAAGAACGACTGCGACAAAGCACTCTCCATGCTCCGCGCTGGTGGCTGTCTCCTTGTTCATGACGCACATTATCCCTCAGTGGCTAAATACCTAGCCCAACACGATCACGAACTCATACCTAACACACGCTATGCAAAAATATTACACAACTAAAGAAGACAAGGACGGAGATTACGTCACCGTCAATCACACCCGCTACACAGTCACCGAGATTGATCCAGCACGGGTTCACATCCCAGCAGGACGTGAGGCTGACATTGATCTCTATGACTCTCAAGCGGAGTTTCTAGCCGCCATGGGACTATCGCCAGTTGAGGGTCATGTATTCCCCGAACCAGAACCATTTCCTGCGGTTGCACCAGTTGTGCCTGACGTAGTGGACATGTGGAAGCTAAAGGCTGTTTTAGACATTGTAGGTAAAACCGCCATGATCGAAACTGTCATCGCTGGCATTCCCGACGAAGATACGCGAGTTGCAACACAGGCTGGATGGAAACATGCTTCTACTATTGAGCGTGGGCATTCATTAGTTCAGGCGATGATTGCAATCCCCTCTCTCGATATTGACGAAGAGGACATGGACGAATACTTTTTGGCAACTAAACAATACGATAAGTAATTATTGAGACAAAGAACCGTAAAAAAATAAAAACCATAAGAGCCGCTTATTTTACAATGATTGTTTACAAAAAAATATCATCCTATACTCAATCTGAGATTGATCTAACATTTTCCTCAAGTAATACAGAGGAGGTTTTTACTGTTTGCGGCGGATTAGCGGAAACGGGCGTGGGTTCAACGGGTCTTGTGACCACTGGGTTTTGTTTTTCTGGATACGATGGATATCTGTTTGATCAAAGTGGTAATTTTTTTGGTGGGTATCAGCCGAATAAACCATTTAGCTTGCAGGTTCACTTAAAGACAGGCAATACACTATCTTATTTTCAAAACGGTCAATTGATTGCAAACAACCTACATGTAGACGAAAACGTTGAATATATAAAACTAGAAAAAGAAAACATGTCGTCCACCGCGACTGTTTACGGTCAACCTCACGAAAGATTCACTCTTCCGTTTTTAATGCTTTCTGGAGGGGCGATTTCATTAAGTGGGGAATTGGTGGCTCAATCTTAATTTTTTTTGTTTTTTTCCTTTTTTAAATATATAATATGTAGATATGAAAGAACTTTATTCGTTTGAAATTAAAAGAGAAGTTGAGGTCGAAATACCTCATGTAAAAAAAGTAAAAGGTAAAACTGTAGATACAACAAAAAAGGTTAAAAAAGACTTACCTTATCGTATCGTTTTCCAAAAACCAAGCAAGGCGGACATAGAAGACGCCGAGTTCTTTTACAGTCAAAAATTTAACGAGTTCATTAACCTTGGGTTTCTGACTCGCGCAATGCTAAACAAGAAGATGGGTGATAACGGAGGTGTGGCTTCCAAGGAATTTTCTGAAGACTTGCAACGTTTGCTCAAAGAAAATATGGACGCGAGCAGGATTGTTGAGTTTTATAATTCAGCCAAAGATCTAGACAAAGAACAACAGAAAAAATTAGAGGAAGCAAAGTCTGTAATCGCAATTACTCAAAAGGAGATTATGGACTATGAAACAGCCATAAGCGAACAATTTAACCATACGGCGGATGTTAAAGCGGAACATAAGCTTTATGAATTTTTTATCTTTAATTTTTCATTTTTTGAGGAAACCATCAAAGGTGAGAAAAAGTTTTTCCCCATTTTTGAGGGTGAAGGTTATGATGAGAAGCGTGAATTTTACTTGTATATTTCAGAAGATGCTGAAGACATCGATGAGGACACACTTAAGAACAAGGATATTTTTGAAGAATCTTTTGATAAGCTAGTTAAAGTAATTAACGTGTGGTATAGGGGTCTTGGCAAAAACCAGAAAGAAATTGACGAGATATTAAAAACTATTGACGACGCTATTGATATTGAAAAAGAAGACGATAGCGAAGAAACCGAAAAGGATGAATGAGCAAAAGCAAAATAAATGCGGCTCAAGTCTTACTTGAAGTTTCTAGAGGGTATAGCATCATTGATGTTAACGGCGAAGTTTTCTATTTCAAACATCCCAATAATATGGAGTCCTTGCAGAGCGAGGAACAGTATGAAATAATATATAACCGCGCCATTAAGAGGGGTATTTCTTCTGAGGAGAAACTTCTCAACAATTATATCAAAAGAGGCAAGTGGTCGTTAGAGAAGGAGGAGAAAATAAAGAGTTTGAAATGGATGATTGATAAATCCACGACAGCCTCCTTAAAAATAACAGACGACCACCAGAGAAATGTGTTTTCTTCTGGCATCAAAAAACAAGAAGAGGAACTTAGCGAGTTGCAAGATAAACGTCATGCGTTGATTGGTCAAAGCGCGGAATCGTGGGCTAGCCAACAGCGAATGTTTAAAATGGTAGAAGACCATGTCTTTTCTGATGCTAAATTCAAAAAGAATATAACCATTGGTGAAGATGTTTCATTTGTCGTAAATATACAAAAAAAGATATTAGAACTGTCTGAAAAGAGGTCTTTGCTCGCCGCAGTATTCCAATCAGAGTTCTTTGATGTTTATTCGATTCAGTATAGAAACCCGATGACTATTTTTGGTGTTGATTTTTTCAATATCACAATATTCCAGAGGTATCTGTTCTCTTATGCATCTGTTTTGTTAAACAAGCTTAAAAACGTGGAGATGCCAGATGAAATAAGGAATGATCCTGTTAAAATATTTGATTATAACCCAGATAATAAAAACAAGGAAACTAAGACTAGTCATGGTATAGATGACATAAAGCAAACTTTAAAAAACAAAGGAAAGCTCACTGCGGAAGACCTCATAAACTGATTTGGTGTAATATTTTGTAATGGCGGCACCAATCAATATACCTGCGAACATTTCGATAAGCACCACTAGCCTGAATAGATCTACTCGTCAGGTTCAGCAAGCGTTGGGGCGTATTACAGGTCAAGCATCAGAATTTCAAAAATCTCTTGATGCTTCAACTGCGCGTGTGTTTGCTTTCGGAGCTACCACGGCGGTTCTGCAAGCTGTTAACCAATCATTCAAAAAGCTTATCAGCACCACGGTTGAGGTTGAGAAAAAGCTAATCGAGATAAACTCTATCTTTCAAGCTACAAACGCTCAGTTTAGCAAGTTTAGAGATTCTATCTTCCAAGTCGCCAAAGATACTGGGCAGTCTTTTAATACCGTTGCAGAAGGTGCGGCGGAATTAGCTCGTCAGGGTTTAAGTGCAGAAGAGACCGCGAAACGGTTAAAAGCCGCATTAATACTCACTCGTATTTCAGGTATGGACGCAGAGAAGTCTGTAAAGTCTCTGACCGCCGCAATGAACGGTTTCACCTCTGCTGGATTAAGTGCCGAGCAGATTGTTAATAAAATTGTAGCGGTTGATACGGCATTCGCTGTATCTGCACAAGACTTGGCTGACGGTTTTTCTCGCGCTGGATCTACGGCAGAGGATGCTGGTGTATCATTTGATCAGCTACTAGGTCTTATAACCGCTGTAGAGCAGAGAACTGCGCGAGGTGGTGCTGTGATCGGTAACGCATTTAAATCTATATTTACACGACTAGCCCGTGGAACAACCATTGAAAAACTAAAAGAACTTGGTGTTGAGATTGACTCTAGCCAAACAGGTATTCAAAAACTACAATCTTTATCAGCGGCTCTTGAAAAGATATCAGACCCAACTATAGCAAGTCAGATAAAAGAGCTTGCGGGTGGCGTGTTCCAGATTAACGTTGTTAGTTCTACATTGAAGGATTTATCAAGCGAGACTTCTATTTTTGCCAGTGCCGCGAAAGAAGCCTCTAATGCAACTAACGAGGCTTTTCAAAAGAACGAGCTATTAAATACTAGTTTGGCGGCGCAAATAAATAGTCTGGTGGCTGGGATAACAAATTTAGCAGAAAAAATTGGAGGCATAACAATCGCGCCACTGCTTGGTAATTTAGTAAAGATAGCAACAGTGCTTTCAGACTCTTTAGATGGCGCTCTTGACCCAGAAAAAGGTAATGCTTTCATCAAGGGTCTTTTAGCCACTATTAGTTCTTTTATATCTGGTCCAGGGTTGATTATGGTGACTGTGGCGTTTTTAAAGATCACCAAGCTGGTGGCTAAATTTGCCATGGATGGTTTTAAGTCTGTTATGGCAATTGGTTCAGCCCAAGAAAAGAATAAGCAAATTGAGGCTGGTATAGTTAGATTGTTACAACACGACGTTCAGTTAAGAAAACAGTTAGCTAACCAAAGTTTATCACAGGCTCAAAAAGAACAAGCTGTTCTGGATGCTATAAAAAGAGAAAATGCCTTACTAAGAGATCAAGAGAGGCTAATGCGAAATCTTACATCTCTTGCGAGGCAGAGGGGTGTTACTGGACATAGTTCATCTAGAGGATTTAAGGGAAGGGGTTTTTCGGCAGGTCACATGCAAGAGGAGGCGAACGCCAGAATGTTGGGCGCTACATCTTCTGTTAGGGCGCACAGGGGGCAGGGAACCATTGGTGGTAAATCATTCATAATGAATAACCAAGAAACCGAAATACCAAATTTTGGTCGAAATGGTGATTCTGCGGTCATACCTCATTACGCAAAAGGTTTTGTTCCAAATTTTGCAATGATTAGCACTAGCGCGTATTTCAACAAAAAAGGCGCAAGTTTACGGGGGTATACAGATGGAATAAAAAATGGGACTATAAGAAGGACCGAGGTTGGAAAAGATCGGGTGGTGGGTGACGTGAAGTTCAGTAAAGACGAGATTAACGCCGCTGGAAAATTAGGGATAGATGAAAAGGGAAAACAAGCAGATAGCAAAAAGAAACAAACTATTGATGCATCAAGAGTCATTGGGAAAAACACAATGCCTACGGTTTTGACCCCTTCAAATTCAGGCGGGACGCGATCAATAACAACGAGAAAAGACTTTAACCACCCTGTAAAATTTCAATTTAAAAGTTTTAAAGTTGATAAAAATGGAAAGCTTGGTTTGCGAAAGGATTTTGACAGAAAATTTTCTGACACAAAAATAAAAGAAATGGCGGAAAATACTGCTTTAAAATTTGCCAAAAAAGCGGCAGAGGCAGTTTCAGAAAAGCCAGTTGATCCAAAAACTATTGAAGAGGTTGACAATGTGAACGGATTCATCAGCGGAATAAAAGGAGGTTTTGGTGGAATATTTGATGCGGCTTTAACCACTGCGCTGAGAACAAATGTCGGTGACGGTGTTGGTGGAGATTTTGACGTTAATACTGCGGACAACGCCAAGGCAAAATCAAACGTAAGAAAAATATTTGGAAGTAGATCACTGCCTCTTAGTGGGCTTGCTGACTACAAGATAAATGATGGTAATTACACGTTAGAAAGTATGATTACAAAATTCATGGGAACTAAAATTTTAACAGACCCAATCAAAGCAACAATTAACAAACAGAAGGTAGATAGAAAAGGTTTAAATAGAGTTAGTAAAGGCAGGGGAAGGGCTGGAGGATTTATACCCAACTATAGCCAAACAGACCGAGGAGTTCCTATGTCTAAAATTCGCGCCCACTTTGATGGCGCAGGAAACCCTGTTGCTGTTACAAATACAATGGACGAACCTAACGGCTTAAGTGACGTAAGGAAGAATGGATTGGCTGATGCAATAGGCAGAGAGAGGCAAGGAATTGGAATGCATAGTGAGGGTTTTGTTCCTAATTTTAGGCTTGGGGGTCTTGTTAAGCTTGGGGGAGCGGCTGGAAGGAAGATCGGGGCGGGGGCTTCAAGGTTATTCGGGGGGGCTAAAAATAAAGGTAAAAATGTATTGGACTCCCACAAAGCCTCTAAAGCTAACATAAAAAGTCTCAAAGAGAACACCAAAAAGTTAAAGAAAGAAAATCAAGAAATTCAGAAAAGGATAAGCGCTGGCAAATTAAGCAAAGAGCAACTCAAAATACATGAAAAAAAGCTGAAAAAAAACAATTCTAAAATATCTGACAACGCTAGTCAGATGCAAAATGATAGTGGTGCTGGTATGCTGGCGATGTTTGCTTTATCTGGGGTAGACACAGGCTTTCAGGCTCTGGCGGACAGCAGGAGAGAGAAGGGGGACGAAAAAGGAGGCATGCTCGCGGATCAGGGATCGGCTGCCGCACAGTTTGCGTCTATGGGTGCAATGTTTGGACCCATGGGGATGGCGATTGGGGCTGTAACTGGTCAAGTTTATAGTCTTGGATCTGCGCTTCTTGACGCTAACAAAAGAATAAATGAAGGCGAAAAAAAGGGGGAAAAGACCTAGATAGGGGTAAAGAGGCTCAAGCTAAAGGCATTCAGAGACAAAGAAGTGCCATGAGGAATCTTGGCTTCAGTAAAGGCAACGAAGTAATGGAAGTCGCTCAAAAAGTTGCAAGTGTGGGTCTGCGCGACTACACAGATGAAATAAAAAAAGTAAAGGATCGTTTGCGTTCAGCCTCTGAGAGTCCTGCGGAATACAAAAAAGCAACCGATGACTATATTAAAGTTATGGAAAAGGTAGCTATAGCCGAGACAAAGGTTGCCGAAATAAAAAGAATACAAGCAAGTCTGACAAAAAAACAAAATGATTTAATTAAACTAAATGCAGAACAAGCTCAAGCAAGCCAAGCAAGAGTAAAATCCGCACAAAAGGCTGTTGATACATTAGGGTTTATGAGTGAAATCAGAACACCTGAATTAACTGGCGAGAGAAGAAATGCGGTTGATAGATCTTTGAAGGGTCAGTCGGCTGTTGCTGGAGCGCAATTAAATAAACAAACATTAAATGACTTAAAAGTAGAGTTAAGTCAAACAACAGATAAAGATAAAAGAGAAGAAATAGTAGAGAAAATCGAACAAGCCACGACAGTCTTCAACAAATCGGTTGTTTCTGCGGCAATAAGTCTAAGGAACAATTTAAACCAAGCTGAATTTGATCTTGGAAAGCTGAAAGAGACTCTAACTACACAAAAAGAGCAAACATTCGACAGTAGGCTTGGCTTTGTAATTCTTTAAAAGACAAAACAATAGACGCCGATGTTGTTAGAGATAACGTAAAAAGGCTTAGGGAAGCTGGGGACGACCCTAAAAAACAATTAGAGGCGATGGAACGACTGGCTGGCAACAAAGAACAACTTGACGCGATTAACCCAGCAATCTTCAAAGGTATTTTAGACTCTATGGGTCTGACACCCAAAGAGCAAGAAGAATTAACTAGGAAAACAGACGAGGCAGGTTTGAGGGGTGCTGGGATCACTGATCAGAAAACTATTGATGCAATAATAGAGAGACTAAAAAAGGATAGACCTGACATCAAAAATACACAGCAGGAAATAAAAGTTCTTGAAGAATCAATAAAAGAGTCTAAAAAGCAAATAGAGAAGTTCGGGAAAGCGTTTAACGCCGAGAAGATTAGCGAAAGCACTAAGAACATATCCGAAGCCCTAGAAAAATTTGGTAAAGGCATGGGGGACGGCACAAAAATATTAGAAGCAATAAACAAGGTAAATACAAAAGCGGCTACTGAAATAGCCAAATCAAATACTCTTGTTAAAGAAGCCGCTAAAGATATAGAGAAAACCAAGAAAGATATAGTTTCTCTCAAGGCGGGGGTAGCACAGGTAAAAGCACAGCTAGAACCATAATAGAAATATCATGTGTTTAACTACAACAACTGTAACCAATGGATCTCTAAATATCAATTTTGATTATTTAGATGGGGATGAAATGTTTGGGTATACTGTGGTTGGTAATTATACTATCGACATCTCCGATATAAGCTTCACAGATCAACAGGGTGTTTTGTTTGAAGGTCGGGACGCTATAAGTTCAGCCTATAAGCAGAAAAATATTACCGCTCGCATAGGTGCAGACGAGTATGTAAACGGACGTATAAAAAGTTTAAGTTTTGATGAAAGTGCTTTGGTTGGTTCTCAGACAGCGAATGTTGAAATAGAAGAAAGTAAGAGGCTTGATGATTATTCTAACCACACTTTTGCAAAGTATATACCCAACCCTCATCTCCTTGAATCATTTGAAGAAAGTTTTGACTTTAGTTGTAATGGTAGTGAATACAGTTACAATAGAAATATTTCTATAAAATACAAGCAAAGCACTGAGTCTTCCGACGAGTTTCTGCATAACTTAAAGGTGTTTGTATCAAACTATTATCATACAGTTCGACCTAATTATGGATTACAGCAAGATGGTATTTCAGAAAACGCCACAATAGATAAGGGATTTAATGGGATTATCTCTGAAACTATAGACATAATTGGTCTTTCTTACTCAATTCAGGAGAATTTCGCGTCCTCTCGCATACATGAAAATGAAAACGTCAGCAAAAAATTCACACAAGTAGAAAAACTTGATGAAGCAGGATATCTTGGTAAGACGGTTACTGTTGATATAACTTCTTTACGCCGAGACAATCAGAATGTTTTGCGAAGCGCTGTTGCAAGCACTATAGATGATATTTTATCTGAGGAACAATCGGTTTATGGACCTCCTGTATCTATAGCAAGGGGTTTTAAAAGAAACTCAAAAACTGCGAATCTTGTAATTAATTTCTCAACTGCGCCCAAATATTACAGAGACGCAAGTGTGACGTATAATTGTCAAAAAAGAAAACAAGGTTCTTTTAATGATTTCTCTATGACGGTTGATTATTGTGCGGTTGGCGTCAACAATAGAGAAAGATTGAATGCTTGCAGAAATTTTTGGTCATCTGATTCTGCTAATGCCGTGGTCAGGGCTAGTGATTTATTTCCCGAATCTGGGACTTTATATGAAAAAAACAGAAGCACATCTTTCGATTATGGTGCTGGCAAAATTTCAGAAACAATAACGTTTACCGATGATGATTCTTACAGGTCGGATTTGCCAGATGGTATTTTGAAATACAAGACGACAATAAATAGTCAGAATGGAGTTAAAAGGTTTACAAGAGTAAACGACCTTGACTCTTTTGCAGAAAAACTAACAATTTCTGATAATAAAACATTAACCAATGTGTCAATAACGGCGGAAGCCGTTGCCATACCTCAATATGGATTATATCACGCAAGAGACTTCTTGGATTCAAAAACATCCGAATTACAAGGCTTACTTAATTCAAGCGAATTTTATGTAATGTCAGATCAATATTCTATTGATTTGGCGAATGGCACCGCAAATCGTGTAATAAGTTGTGTAATCCCTACTACATAATTTTACGTGAGTTCAATTCAATATTCTGGTTATAATTTTCCCGAACCTCTTCCTTTGTTGGCAGAGAGTTCTACGCCGATTCATATCAGTGGTTTATACGACCATAGTTCCGTCGATGTGCAGTTAGTTGGTTTTTTAACTGGTAGTGATATTAGTAGCTTAAGTTTGCAGAAACAGGAGATGGTGAACGGATTATTGAATGAATATGGTGATTTGGTAATTGATGTTGGAGGATATACTAAGACTTACGCGAAGGCACTTCCTGTTTCATTAGATTTTCAGGATAGTGATATGACCACGATGGTTCCCTACTCTGCCTCGTTTAAGACATTTACTGGAGAGAGTTTTTCTAATTTTTTTGGCGTGTCTTCCCCAAAAAACGAATGGTCGTTTCAGGAGCAAGAAAACCAGATAGTTCAAGCTACTCACACAATTTCGGCGCAGGGGAGAAAAAGTTAACGATCAAGACGCTTTGCAGAATGCCATTGATTTCGTTACAGGTCAAACTGGTTTCTATAATGTCGCGCCAATACTAACTGGGTCAAATGCTTTTTTAAAATCACGAAACGAGAATATAAATAGAAAAACAGCGAATTACTCCATTACTGAGGTTTACCATTTTGATGGATCTGATAGACAGGAAACTGAATCTGCAATAGTAACTTATGAAACCACAGTCAATTACAACAAAGATGGCGGCTTGAATGCTGGTATCAATGGTTCGATTTACGGCTCATTTGACGGTGAGCAGGTGCATACTGGGTTGTTTACCCCTCAAGACGCTACAAACGCTCTGATCCAAGATGTAGCGGCTTCAATGTCATCCTACGACTCTGATGCATTCTCGTTTATTAGAAACCAGCCCAATACCTATTCTTACAATATCAATACTGGAGCTAATACCATAGATTTTTCATTTTCTTACATGGATCTAGACAATATAGACCAGATAGGTAATATCGGGCATAAATATAAGTCGTCAGTTCAAGCAGATAAAGATAACGCGAACTTTATAGTGTCAGCAGAAGGGGAGTTGTTTTTTAATGGTATAAGCTCCGTTATTAACACTGGATTATATGAGAACTCAGCAAGATTTCAAGAAATTGATGCCACCTATGACGGTATAGATACTTACAATATAGCCTATCAGGGCTGGTTAGATTTTCAACTTGGGAACACAGACTTTACGGTATCAAATATTGATTTAAACAATACTGTAAAAAGCAGTAGTGTTCAAAAAGATCCTGTTAATAACAAAATAACTTATAGCATACAATTTGACACGTCTATAGATTTAGATGCTGGATTGAATAATGTTGTTTTATCTATAACAGATAAACTCCCATTACAGCTTTCTAATGTAGTTCCCACTATTAAAGGATTCGCATCACAGCTTGTTTCTGAAAGAACACTTGGAGAATATTCAATATCTGCCACAGCAGATGAACAAGAAGATCGATTACAGGATCTTAAGAGTCTAGTTTCACGATATATGAAAGGAAGTTATGATCAATCAGATAGCCACTCTATTGGTGTAAATAATATAAGCTACAACATTTCAAAATTTTATTAATGAGCGCGAGTGGATTACATTACATACTTACATCTCAATTTCAAAGCAATGAGAGGTTGGCGGCTTATTATGATTTTGCCGAATATAATGGAGAGATAAACCCAGAATCAAGCGGCACTTATACGGGGATTCTAAACAACCAATACCCTGCTTATGATACGGGCAAGCATACAGCAACAATTGTCAGCGCTACAGGAGCTACAGAGGTTGGTGTGTCGGGCTTGATTACTGGAGCAGTAAGTGGGCGAGGAAGATTGGATCAAAGCAATCTAAAGATACCCATTGAGGGATTGGATATTAAAAGCATGTCTTTGTTGGTTGACTTTCAATGGAATGCTGAAGTTGAAAATGGAGTCATTTTAGGATCTTATGAAAGGTTTGAAGAAACTGTGGGTTCTGTAGATGTAACAGGTTCGCGAGGATTTAACTTTGGCGTAAATGATAGAGGCAATATGTTTTTCGAGGCTTATCAACCTAGCGGACCATCTATTGTGTCAACCAATTCCATAGAGATGTCCGAAAGAAACATAATTGGTTTGTCTTTTGATCGGGGAAATGTTGTTTTTTCAAAATTTGATTTATTCAATGATGTTGTTGATAAGGAAACTTTTAATTTTAATTCTTCAGAAATTGCTCAACCGACAGATTTATATGTAGGCGGATCACCTCAATATTTTAAGTCTTCAAGTGCGTCTGTGCCAACGGTCAATGCCTCATTGAATGAATTGGCTATTTTCTCTGGCAGTATATCAGCCCATAACTTAAAGAAATTAACTAGTGGTATTTTGGGTGATTATTTTTACAATACGGGAATACAGACTGTTCAAAATTTTATTACTGGATATACAGACACAGTAAATTATGCAACAGGTTCTACAGGTACAACACTGCAATCCGCTGGAAATTTGACTGTTTCAACAGGTAGGATTAGCTACACGGGAGTTTTGACTGGTGCTACGACCGTATCTGGAAGTGAGGGCGACGAAATGTATGTTTTTTATAATTACGATAATGATGGGTTAAAGACATCTTACAAAGAAAAGTTGGGTTATCTTGATCCATCTAATTCTAACGACTATGCGCCAACTGGAGAATGTGCATTTGATACGCTAGGTCTGCAAGGCGGAAACTATACCTTAACGGGTGATATAGCATTGAATCTTGAAACTAAACTATCAACAGGAAGTTATTCGATATACCAACAAGTTGAGCAAACGGGTGTGTTGGGCGTAGTGAGTGGAGTTGATAAGACCGCTCTTTATGAAAGTGTAACAGGATCAACAGGTCAATACTCAGGTATAGTATTTAATGAATCAATTGAGGCGTTGAAAAGCGACTATATTTACTACAAAGGATTAAGATGAACTATAATTACATAATGTCAACAGGCTCTGCTAGCTTGTCTGGTAGTAGATACAAGTTAGAGGAGCGTAATAATACAGCTTCTAAATCTCAATATTATAATATTGATTACTCTGTTATATCTGGAATTAACATGTCAAGGGTTTCTTTAAATTCGCAAACTCTTTTTCAGGCGCAACCATTTTATTACACTGGGACAAGTCAAGTATATATAGAAGCACCATCTGGTGATTACTATTTGGATTTCAGCAAGCAAGCTAGTAAAGGAAAAATATTCCTAGATGAAACATTACCTGTTAATCGTTCTGGAGTTGTTTTATATGATAAAACTGAGGTCGATACTGGTGTATTGACAATGCATACAGGGGGTAACCCAACGGGGGCGCTTAATGATTTAACGGAAGATTTAATTACTCAGGGTTTGTTGGCTGGTGGTTCAACATATAGTGGTGATTTGTTTTCTGGATGGGATGTTTTTTGCAATGGTCAAAAATTCCCATCTTATGATGAATTTACTGGGTTAGACCCACAAGTAACTGGAAAATTCTTTGCTTTAAAAAAACCCGAAAATATTTTTGAATATAACAGCGGGGCGGCTGATTCATTTGGTCAGAAATTCATCCCAAACCAAGTAGACGCTTACATAAATGGTACAGAACAGCCAATGTCTAGCTTCATTTTCACTTATACTGGTGTAAGTTTAGTTGAAGTTGGCAAGAGCGCAACAGCAGAAATTTATAAAAAAGAAACAACTTCTTACAATTTATGAGCGAGGTAATAAATGGACTGGAGTTAAACTTAGGAAACAATGGAGGGGGTCACACGGCAACGGTAAACTCTATAAAGGATACTGTTACACCTAAAGGAACCGCAAGCCTTGGGGCTATGAGCGGGGCTTTGGGCGAAAGATTTGATTTCTCTAATAGTGACGTACAACAAATAATGAGCCTTTTTATTGCCGTTGAAGAGACTAACTCTCAAGATTCAAATAACGTTTTAAAAAAATCAGTCAAATTTAGAGACAAAACTTCATTAATATTAGATTCTCATGTATTTGCGGTTAGAGGTGTATCAGCTTCACCAGAAAGCGAATTAGTTTTTGAGGGAAAGATATACAAACATAGTGAACATCCTTTAAGTAGTATCGAGCCAGCACCAGCACTAAATCCAGAGAAGGATGGCGGATTAATTGTTATTGGCAAAACTTATTCTGTGTATGCTGGAAAACACGACAATGAGCCTTATTCATTGGGTTATCATAATAAGGAGGAGGAGGAAGGTTTGAGTTTCAATACAGATGTAGCAAAACAAGATGACGAAAGTGAAAATATATCAAATTATTCTTTATTATATGGTTTCAAACTTTCAGAATTTAAAGAGGCGATGAAACTTATGAACTTGACAATCAATGGTCTCCCAGACAACGATTCAACGATTTTCAATACTTCAGGTAGGGCTTCTGCCGTTGTTTCTTCTATTGCATCTAGCTTGGGATACTATTGGTATATAAACGCTGAAGATGGAAGTATTAACTTCATAGATTCTCTAGAGGCTTCTAAGATACAAGTTCCCAATAAAGTGGATAACCCCGAAACTGAAAAGATACAAAATGTTTCTTTTACAGAATCAAAAATAAACAAGGTTATAGTTAATTCTTTAATTGGAGATTATGAAGGGGGTGATCGAAAGATAATTCAAAATGATAATGCGGGTCGGAAAGATAGAGCTACTAATTTCTATAGAATAGCATTAACGGGATTGATGTCGGAAGACCATGAAGAATTTTTTAAAGTTTTTTATGCTCTATGGGCTACTAAAAGTTTGAACGGGTTTTCATTTGATGCTGTCTTTTTTTGGTTAATGTTTAAGAGCCAAAATTTTAGAGAATTTCTACCTGATTTATTAAAAATTGGTGAAGATGGTGAAGATGGTGAAGAAAATGAAGAAAAAATAAAAAAAATAAAGGCACATAGAGAAAAAGAAGTTATATGGAAAGATATAAAAGGAGCCGATAAAGCGGATAAAGTGAATAGAGATACTGGTTTTAAAAGAGAAGAAGCGAAATGGTATGATGCAAAATCACAATCTCAAAGTATAGTTGAAGACGAAGACGGTAATCAAGTTGTGGCTCAAGCCACTTTAAACAAACCACAAGACCTAGGTTTAATACAAGTTATTGAATCTTTCTTTGAGTCGATGCATAGATCATTGTTTGTATCTGCAACTTATACAGAACAACAAGCCCTAAAGAAGAATTTTGATGGTACTAATTTGCAAATACTAGGTCCATTTAAGGTGGGAGACAAAATAATGGACGTAGAAGATTTGTCATTCATGAGACCATTATTAGAATTCTTTGGTGAAAAGGACGTAACCATAGATGAGTTATTGAAAAAAAATAACCTTAAGGAAAAAGATGATGCAGGTGTTGGTGACGTAAACAGACCTGGGTTTACCAAAGAATATATTTTCATTGGTTTAAAGCAAAGACCAGTTGTTAACATAAAATTCGTGGAACAAGCCGATACTCTTAAATTCAAAAAATGGTTGAACGAAACTAATATAGAAATGTTTTTTGAACCTGCAAAACTAAGCGATATTTATATTGGCTACCAAAGAATTGCCGATGAAAATATAAGACAATCAATAGAGTTGTCAAAAAAACTTTATGAAAAAGTAGCTCCTGTTACAAGTGCTTTAGGGGTGCGAGAAAACGATGCTAATGGCAATCCGATAGATGTTCCAGATGATGTAATTAGGATTACTTATAGAAATAAAAGCAAAATGGAAATTGATGCAGAAGCGAAAGGTGATGCCGATCCTGATGCCGATCCTTCAGATAACTACGACGCAAAAAACACAGATACTGGAGAAGATGCTTCTGCTGATTTTGAGTATAAGAGCTATTCCATTATTAATGGAAGTACAGGAGATCCATTAGACACAGCCGATTTAAACACTAAAAACGGAATGCTTGGAGAAATCAAAGCTTTTGCAAACAATATTAACAATTCTACACCATCAAGCCCTCAAAAAAGCTCTTCTGAGACTATTTACGGGCTAGAAATACCAGAATTTGATGATATAACAATAAACTCACTGTCTATAAGCTTGGCTGGGGGGGGTGGCGTGACAACGACAATATCAAGATCAACAAGGGACTTGATACCGATTGACGATCAGGTAATTGTTAGCGACTTCTATAAAAAAGCTACTAATCTGAAGTCAACATCACCCCGAACAACAGCGGGTCAAAGAAACCTGTTTGGAGTTTAAGACTTTTTTATCAGGTTGAGAATTTGTCTGGCGTCTTTTGCTGGTATATCAGAGAATGATTTCCAATCTGCCGTATTATTATTTCGATAAGAATTATTCTCCCAAAACTCTCGAAGTTTTGTAGATTTGAATTCGTCGAAGTCTACTGCAAATTTATCTGCAACCGTTTGGTCAAGCTGTGACTGAGGCGATAGTGATGCATTTGGATCTTCATTATCTAGCGTCTCGAATTGAGGAACACCGCTGGAATTGTCAAGTTCGTCAACTCCAACAATATGAATATTTAAGAAATTACGCACACAACGAACAAAGGCGCGGTTACAAGCAATGGTTTCCAAGAACTTTAAACAAAAGCTATTTGTATTTTCAGATGTAGCATTAGCATATTCTTGATAAACAACATCTTCTTTTTGAGGAAATTCAGATGAGCCGATGCTTTCAAAGTTATGATTCCAGTGAATGGTGCATTTACATGAAATGTAGTCTTTGCGAACATGAGATACGTCAAACAAAACCTTAGAAAACCCGCGTATTTTTGCTAGGTATTTAATGCCTCCAAGCATAATGGCAAGTTGATTATCCTGCAAGCCTTCGGGCGATTTAGGAACATCCAAACCCTTTCTAGTAAACCACTCAGAGCGAACGTAAAGAAACTCATTGGGGATCATTGATCTCCAATCAATAGAACCATCTACATTATGCTTGTATTCTATATTTTCCAGCAAACCTAGTTGGTCGCGGGAATATGGGTTTTTTTGTTTTGCTTCTGATTTACTTTTTGGAGCTTTCTTTTTTGCTGGCATGTTGCTATGATATAATAAATTGATTAAACAGTCAAGAATTAATTTAACAGAAATAAAAAAAGGGGATGCTTATAGCACCCCCTTTTGAGTCGCGACTCGGATTCCTACCCGAAAATTATTTTTAGAATGGAATGTCGTCGTCTACATCATCATTTGATGACTCTGGCTGAGATCCAGCGTTGCTTGATGCTTTTAGGCTATCAATCCTCCAAGCTGACAGACTGACATAATGATTGCCATTATACTCATTGCCTCGCACATTGAAGAATACCTCAACTGACTGACCGTCATTCAAATCATCAAGCTTGCCGCAATTGTCTTTAATAAGTTCAAATTTAACATCTTGAGGATACTTGTCGTCATTTGTAGTGATGACAAATTCGCGCTTAGAGAAGCCGCTGTCAAATGTAACAGTTTCTCCAATTAGTTTGATTTTACCGTCTAGTTTTAGTTCGTTTTTCATTTGCAAATATTATATAACATAATCCAATCTAAGTCAAGAAAAATATCATCAATATTTTCAAAAGAGTTCGATTCATAGTGGCTATTGTATTGTTGATTGTTTTTAAATACTTTTTTTCTACTGGCAATACGACTATTTTTGATAACCTCTTCGCTTATCTTTTCTTTTGACTCGCTTAATTTAGATTCTTCATCATAAGGTATCACTTTGTAATCAAAGAACTTAACTCGCTGTTGTTTTAAATTAATTTTATTTGTGCAAATGAGGTGCATATCGATACCTCTCTCGCGAATATTATTAACAAAATTCTCGTCAAATTCATCTGCAACGTAGTTAATTAATTTAATTCTCGAACTATTAAGTAATTCTTTATCAATGGGTTTATTTGTAATTATCGATGCAGGGCTAGCCTCTAGCGATTGAGCGAGGTTGTCTTCATTGTGAAGCATGTCCATGCGTATAAATAAATTAGGGTGTTTGATTTGATATGGAAAATCTGGAACGATCTCGAATTGCTCTATAGTGTATTTAGGTCCTATGTAAGAAACCGAAGGGATTTGTGCTTTAAATTCAGGATCAACAAGGTCGCAAAATTCTTTGGATATCTCGTCTGGCTTAAGTCGGTTGATTGTCTTTGGGTTTTCTTCAAATGAGAAAGATGGCTTCTCACCATTCGGGCGGTGAGTTTCAATTAGCTTTTGATTTTCGGGGTTACCCCAATATGGTCGCACACAAGCAACGTAAGAGTTTGCATAAACAGATAACATCTTTTTGTTGTAGTGACCAGCAAGATGGGCGGGAAAAGAATCAACACCTATAAAGTAATCACAGCGCCTGATAACATAAGCCATTTGGTTTATGGTTGTTTGACCACGTAAATCAATATCACAATTAATTGTTGGATCTTTTTCTAGCCCTATTTGAACTGTTGTTATTCCGTGTTTTTTAAACAGCGGTTGAAGCATCAATTTCACCTCGTTCCAATAATCATAGTCGCGCAAATTATCCTTTGCAGAAGTATGAAACACGACATACTTATCTGATACCACGGGGTAGAATTGTGCGTTAATTTCAGGGTTTTCAATTTTTAAACCCGTAGATAAACTATATCGTTCTAAGAGGTGCATTGCTTATTATAATTTTCAGAGTGAATATCGAACATTATTTTATCGGCATCTCCTTGGTGCAGATAATCCAACATCCGTTGAGTTCCGATGTGAGGCAAGAAACATAAGTGGAAGTATCCTTTGTGGTTACTCGCGCCTTCCATCATCGGTAAGTTTTCCATGGCAGTATGGAAATTTAAAACTTTGTATATGTATGGATTGCCTTTGAGTATCGGTTGGAACTGTTCTTGGGTAGCGAAGTAAATGTCTTTGTTGGGATATGTTTTTTTCAGAGAAGGTAATAGTGATGTTGCTATGAATACATCGCCAGCAGATTCTGGCATAACAAACAAAATGCGGTCATCAATTTCTCCATCTAACATGTCGGACAATTCTGGTGGGGCAAGGCTATTATCTTGCTCTTGTTCGACTTTAATTTTTTCAGCTTTGTAAACCTCCCTGAATGTTGTCTTTAACTTCTCTACTGTAACATCAACGGAAAAGCGGTCATCCAGACATTTTCTGCCGTTTTTCAAAAAGTGTTTTTTCATTTCATCATCCATTCTGAAAACTTTATGTAAATTGGAAGATATACTAGAAGGTCTTGTTGTCGCTTTAATGAAGTTCGTATGAGGTTCACGATATTCATCCCAATCTAATGGCATTCCGCCATCTTCTTGAGAACATGAATCAAGACCACAAGAATAAGATGTGGCAAGAGTGATTAAGCCAGCCGATTTAGCTTCTTGAATGGGAAGCTCTTGACCGCCGCTGGTAAATGGATGGCAATAAACATCCATAATGTTGTAGATTTGGTTGAGTTGGTTCTCATTTACTCCCTTGCCACTGTTTTTTGTTTTGACGCTTTTCGTTGAACCGCAAACACCGCAATTTTTATCTTCACCAGAATACGGAGCTAGAAAAAACTGACCGCATTTGTGGCACAGGTAGGTAGCTAAGACATCTTTAGGGTTGATCTTTTTTTCGACGATGTATTTTTCAATATCCCAACCAGCATCTTTTTCTGCCCAATCGGTGTGTAGTAAAAGTTTCGTTTTTAATTCGGGGTGACTTTCTTGAAAAAGCCTAAATCCTTCAAGGATGTTTGGGACAGATTTTCTAAGTTGATTTTTGAATACAAAACCAATGACGTAGTCTTCACTTAGATTGTGTTTTTCTCTTAGTGCGTTTCGCTCGATAGCAGGAAGGGGATAATAATCTTTGTAATCTATAGCCCCGTGAATAGTTTCCACACCTTCGTAGCCATTCTCCTCCATTGCTTTTTGAGCAAACGTAGCCCACACCAACATCTTGTCACATACGCCGTGCATGTGATATGCTTGATCAAGTATAGGTAAACTATCTAAAGTTGTCCACAGAATGGTTTTAACATCTTTCCACCATTTCTTTTTTTCAAATTGAGAGAAAGCCCATATATCTTCAATACCAAGATAGATATCGGGATTTTCTTCTTCAACAATTTTGTCAATCATGTAGTAGCCATAAGAAGCGGCGCGTTCTTTGGCTGGGTCTCCTTTTATTTTTTGTAAGACATCTGCCGTGGGGTGAGTTCCATAACTCTTCCAAGGAGTCATAAGGTCATTACCAAACCCAACCCCATTAGCCGCCTCAATAACCTCAAACTCATCGCTGTCATGGAGAGCGAGAAGAATGTTTTTCATATTCTTCCCAAACCCCGTGACAAGACGAGAGTAATTTGAATGAACTAATACTTTGATTTTTTTAGACATTAGAAAGGAGGATCGTTGTTATCCTCTTCTGGTGCATTTGTATTTGTTCTCTTAGCGGGTGCTGATGCTTTTTTAGCCCTCTCCCTTACATCTTGTTCACTAGTATCAATTAGAGAGTCGGCAATAAATTTCTTTAGAAGGACATTGAGGACTTGAGATTCACCAGAACTAATTGGCAACCTGAATACATCACTACCGTTCCGCTTAACACTCAAAGACCATGCTGGAGTTTTATAATTTACGTCTCCGTTTTTTTCTTTGACATTGCGATTCTGCTCCCAAGGAACAAATCGGATGATTGTTGAGTCGTCCTTGAATTTGTGAAAAGCGACAAACGGAATGCGTGATTTGATCGAAGAGACCATTTCGCCAGCTTCCGCCACACTTAATTTGAAATTAATATCTTTACCTCCACTAAAAGACCCTGTTTTCTTAGCATTATCCCAGCCTTTTTGCTGGATCATTGAGATAAAAAGGTTGCTGACAGAGTCGTCTCCGATTTTAGCAATATCAACAGTTGCGGCGCAACCAGTGTTTTTAGGGTTTGGTTTATAAATACGATATTTCATGATTTACGTGTAATTTGTTAAGTAACCTATTGTATCATGAACTTCAATAAAATTCAACCTCAACAGTTGCAAATGCCCACTTTTTTTAGTAATAGTGGTGATTTGGCGTTTACAGACCTAACTACTGGTTTCAAAGTTGAGTTGAGCCGATTCTTAACTGGCGATTTTGACATTAGCGGCGACTTAACAATTAATTTTAGAAGAATACCTCAAATGTCACCAAGCATTGTGTTCGATAGAGATAGAGGTATGCTTATTGGTGGAACAAACTCAACTATAAGTGGAGAAGGCAACTTTGTAGTTAATGGAGACGGCAACTTGATTGGAGGAGAAGATAATACAATATTATTTTCGAAGGACTCTTATTTTCAACCCGCTTCTTCAGGTAACGTTTTGATTGGTGGCAATACTGTCACGTTTCCAAGTGGTGTCACAGGAAGCATGATGTTGGGAGACAACAATGCAAACAGGGAAATAGAGGCAAGTAATACTCTTTATGTTGAGTTTGACAGCGGTCAAAGATTTATTAATGGTACAGTTTTTGAGGATAATATTGATGTAAGTGGAAGTTCAATATTTAACGGAACCGCAGATTTTGAAAATAATTTTACTGTTAACGCACCCGCAGATTTTAACGATGATTTTACTGTTAGTGGAGACACGACAATAATCGGTGATATAAACGGATCAGGTAATTTTGATGTTACTGGATCAACTTTTGATTTTACTGGATCAGCAATGAGGTATAATGGCGAACAAGTGGCTTTATTAGGATACGTTAATGACGCTATTGATTCAGCTAAAAACTATTTGGAAAACCTAATAGACGATCTGGAAGTCCGAGTAGACGATCTGGAAGTCCGAGTAGGAGATTTAGAATCACAAACTGGTTCGTATGTTCAAACGGGTAATTTTGTTATTGGTTCAGATACTGTTGATATTACTATCGATGGAACAACTATAACAAGTTCAGGAGTGGTTTCTTAATCTAAATCAACGCTAATGCCGTTGCGTTCAATTCTCTTGGGTTTGTCTGCCAAGTGTTTTTTACCAATATTTTTTTCGTAATTATCAAAGAATTTGCGCTTCACGGGATCTTCTGTGCCTGTTTTTTCTGATCTCTGTGCTGACATTTCTTCTGCAAGACCCATCATGTCTCCGACCGTGCCTTTCATATTTCCAGTCTTATCGATAAAGTCTCGTTTGTTAAATGGATCTAGGCTTGCTAGAGATTGAATCGAAGCGTTGGGTTTTGTGAAAATACGCTTCCAGTCTACGCCGTCTTCTTGATATACGTGTTCTTCATTCATTGTTTGAATGATTTCTTTAACCTCTTCGGTTTCTGGGTTTTGATATAGGTAGATAGGCATACTATTGAAAGATTACACTTAAAATTTTATCGATACTCTTCTCGTAGGTGAACTCGCTTTTCAGTTTTTCGCCTTCTTTGTTCGGTTGTTTCGCCATAACGACAGCCGTTTCAAAAGCTGAAAAGATTTTTTCTTCGGAGATTTTATAATAACTGCCTTGGTTAAAAAGAAGACCTTCGTGGAAAAATATGTTGTCGTAGCATGGCTGTTTGTGTTCTGGCTCAACAAGAATACAATTATCTTTTTTCGCCCAATCTTTGTGAGACGAACAGTTTGAAACTATACTCCACTTGCCGAGAGCCGTCGCATTAAACGCTGGCAGATTCCAACCCTCGCCATTTGAAAGACCTGATAAATCAATGTCAATTGAGTTGGTGAGTTCGTTAACCTCTGAGTTGGTAGTAAGATGTGGTAGGAAGTTTATATTACTCCAACTTTGATTCATTAAGCTATACTGCAACATCTCATCCATAGTCTCTTTTGCAAAGAATGGATTATTAACCAAACAAGTAAGTTGGTATTTTGGATTGTTTCCAAAACGCTTTAACCAAGACTGGATGATTAGAGATGTATTTTTGCGCCGTTCAAATTTGCCGACCAAACCAAAATGAGTAACATCGTCCATATACTCCTTATCGGTTTTACAAAAATCAGGATCGAATCCTAGAGGGACGTGAGATACGTTATCACAACCAGCGGATTTAAAAGCATCATAAGCGTCAGAAGAAGAAAAGAAAACATGCTTCTGGGCTTTGACGATATTGATCTCAGCTTCGGTTGGGCTATCAAGTTCGTAAAACGTGTATAAGTATTGTTCCTTTCCTATCCAACGTTCACTGCCATTAATGTGCCAAACTCGAAGTGTCGGCGTGTTGGCATTCAAGTTGGAGTATCTGGATTGACCTGATTTCTTGATATACTCAACAAGTTCATCAGATTTTTTATCATAGGAGGCTAGCTCCGCTTTATCCCCAACAGGGAAAAGGTTTACATCTACGCCTTTTTTGTGAAGCTCTCGCATAAAGTTAAAGCTCACATTACCCAAACTAAGGGAGTTTAGGGGCGCATCAAAATTCAATTGTTTGTTCATTTTTTACTCGGTTTTGGAAAATTTTAAGTGTTTTGTCGTGAATGTTTATACAGCTTTGTGCTGAAAGATCTAAGGTTTTGGCTATTTTCTTCCATGGCGTAAGCTTGTTATTGTTGGTCTCAAAGTATCGCATTTTGAATATTTGTTGCACACGCTTGTCATGATAATTAGTTATCATGTCTTTAATTTTCTCCATGGATTCGTTTTGTAGACAGTCTTCGTCTGGAGTAGGAGAGTTATCGCTCTGACAAAATTCCGTCTCTTCCAGACTTGTCATTATGCTGTGTTTTTGGAATTTAGTTTTCTCCGATAAACATAAGTATTTAGTCGTGTTAGCCAAGAAGGTAGAAAACTTCGACCTTTCTGGATCATACTTCTGAGCGGCTTCATATATAACAGAGTCTTTCTGGTCTATAAAGTCATTCAATTGGTTTTGGTTAAAACTTTTACCGCCATATGCTTTTAGCATATCCATAAAAATACCAGAATGCCTAAAGATTAATTCTTTTAACGCATCTTCATCACAAGCGGTTTCTCTCACTTGTGCGGCTAACTCTTGATCTGTTGATTTAGTTAAGTCCATATACGTATACTATTATGTGCAATATAGTAAAAAAGTCAAGATGAAAAAAAAGTGAAGTTTTTGTAGATTTTTTGGACGAGGTTTTTATAATAAGTATCTAAGCGAGACGCTGAAGTTAAAGTCAGGTTAAAGAATTGTGTTTTAATTATTCACTACGTTCATATATAAAACACTGTAAGACACTATATTTATTTCTTTATAAGAAGAAAACTTCGGTGCAAAAATTATATCTACTATTAGGCGAGATTTACCTTGCTTTTTTCTTCGACACGGGTTACATTCGTGTAAACATAAACACAATGATTTTCGAAGAACAAGTATCAAGGAAGCCGAATTATTACCCGTGGGCAGAAGAATTTATTGAAGTCATGCATAATGGCTTTTGGACAGATAAAGAGTTTAGCTTCTCTTCTGATGTTCAAGACTTCAACACCACGATGGACGATCAACAAAGAGAGATTATTATTAGAACTCTTTCTGCCATTGGTCAAATCGAAGTCGCCGTCAAGAAATTTTGGGCGAAACTAGGAGACAACTTACCACACCCATCTCTTACAGATCTGGGCTATGTTATGGCTAACGTAGAGGTAATCCACAATAACGCTTACGAGAGACTACTTAAAGTTCTTGGTCTTGAGGATGTATTTGAAGAAAACCTCAAGCTTGATTTTATCGAGGGGCGGGTTAACTATCTGCGAAAGTATAATCACAGATATTACAAAGACAGCAAGAAGCAGTATGTTTATTCTTTAATACTATTTACTCTTTTTGTTGAGAACGTATCTCTAATGAGCCAGTTTTATATTATCAATTGGTTTTCAAGAAACAAGAATGTCTTAAAAGATACAGAACAGCAGGTTCGTTACACAAGGAACGAGGAGAATATCCACGCTCAGGTTGGTATCAAGATCATCAACACTATTAAAGAAGAGCATCCAGAGCTTTTTGATAAAGAGTTGGAAGATAGAATCATGCATGAAGCGGAACAAGCTTATTTTGCCGAATCTAAAATCATAGACTGGATGGTCAATGGTATTGATGAGCAAGGACTGAGTGCGCCTCTTCTCAAAGAATTCATTAAAGAGCGTATAAACGACTCTTTACAACAAATTTCATTTCCTAAAGCATTTGATGTTGACAATAATATCATTCAAGATACAATGTGGTTCGAAGAGGAGTTAATGGGAAACAATTCAACAGACTTTTTCCATTCTCGACCTGTAGAATATTCAAAAAAATCACAAACATTTGACCTAGACAGCGTATTTGCATGAAAAAATATTATTGGAACAACAACATATCAAAACAAATCTTAGACAGAGGGTATCTTGAAGGCGAAAGCTTACAGGAGAGAATACTCAGTGTCGGGGAATCTTTTCAGAAAGACTTTACATCCCGCGCACCCGATAAACATAAGGAAAAGTTTGGTGATTTATGTCAAAAGTTTGAACATTACATGTCTCTTGGTTTTTACTCGCTTTCTAGCCCTGTTTGGGCTAACTATGGAAGAGCAAGAGGTTTACCTGTTTCTTGTAACGGCGTTTTTGTCCCCGATACAATGGAGGGCATCCTAACGAAACAATCAGAGGTCGGTATCCAAACTAAAAATGGAGCAGGAACTTCTGGTTACTTCGGTGATCTTCGCTCTAGAGGTTCATCTATTAGCACTGGAGGCACTTCTACAGGATCTGTTCATTTTATGGAGTTGTTTGACAAAGTTACTTCTGTAGTTTCCCAAAGCAGTGTCCGACGAGGATCTTTTGCCGCCTATCTGCCTGTTGAACACCCCGACGTAGAAGAGTTTTTGCGCATCAGATCTGACGGTCACCCTATTCAGGACTTATCGTTTGCGGTCACCATCACAGACAAATGGATGGAAGACATGCAAAATGGAGATATTAGCAAGCGTAAAATTTGGGCTAAGATTGTTCAGAAGAAATTTGAGTCTGGATACCCATATCTTTTCTTCCAAGACACGGCAAATAAGAATGCGCCCGATGCTTACAAGGATAAGGATATGAAGATATATGCTTCTAACCTGTGTAATGAAATTTCTCTACCCTCCTCTCCAGAAGAGTCGTTTGTTTGTTGTCTTTCTTCTCTTAATCTGGAGAGGTGGGATGAGATAAAAGAGACCGACGCTGTCGAAACGATGGTTTACTTCCTTGACTCTGTTATGGAAGAATATATTAACAAAACCAAAGATTTGCCATATATGGAAGCCGACCACAGATTTGCTCGTCGTCACAGGGCTTTAGGAATGGGCGTTCTCGGTTGGCATTCTTACCTTCAAAGCAACATGATTGCCTTTGAAAGCATGGAAGCTAAATTAAAAAATTCAGAAATATTTAAAACAATCAGGGAGAAAGCAGACAAAGCGACAAAGGAACTGGCTGATATTTTTGGAGAACCAGAAGTTCTTGAAGGTTATGGTCGTAGAAATACAACCACTATGGCTGTCGCTCCAACAACCACAAGCTCGCTTATATTGGGGCAGGTTTCTCAAGGCATTGAACCCACGGTTAATTACTATACAAAGAACTCAGCCAAGGGTAAATTTACAATTAGAAGCCCACACTTGGAGTCATTATTGGAGTCTAAGGGTAAAAACACGCAAGCTATTTGGAAATCAATATTACATAATGATGGTTCTGTTAAACATTTAGACTTTCTTAGCGATCACGAGAAAGATGTGTTCAAGACTTTCGGTGAAATTTCACAAAAAGAAATTGTAATTCAAGCTTCTCAACGTCAAAAGTATATTGACCAAGGTCAGTCTTTAAATCTCATGATTCACCCCAAGGCTTCACCAAAAGAAGTTAGCGAATTAATGATCCTTGGGTGGGAAATGGGGTTGAAGGGTTTTTACTATCAGCGAAGCATGAATCCTAGTCAAGAACTGGCGAGGTCTATCATGAACTGCTCTTCTTGTGAGGGTTAGTTAATTAAGTGCAAAGTAATTATCTTACTTAAAAATTAGACAATCATCACATTCTATGCTAATATAGTGTGTGATGATTTTTTTTACGTCAGGTATCATTGCGAGCTTCTTTCTGGAGACACCTTAAAGCACTTAACAGATTCTACAACGCCATTTTCTTTTTACGATCCACAAAAAATTTACGCACAACATATAGGATGAAACTTTGGCTAACAGGAATGACTAACGCTGGCAACGGCAATCACTTAAAGGAACTCATTGAGCCTATCAAGAAATACTTTGATGGGATGGTGTGGGTTTATCACACCGATCCCTTTGAACAGTCTAAGAACAAAGACTTGGAAGACGAAGGATATCAATACCTATCTGAGAACTGTGAAGACAATGAGTTAATATGTGTCCCTTGGTGCAATCGAACAGACTTCAGCCGAAACATTGGTCTTTATCACGGTCCAATAAAATACGGCGACTGGTTTATGACAATTGACACTCTAGAGCGTATGCATTTGGATTTTGCCGAACAACTACCTGATCTTGTTAAACGCTTCGATGAAAATCTTATTGATGGAGTATTTTGCCGCAACAAACATTTCCTTTTTAAATTCAACGAGCGCACAGCTTACGTTCAAAACCCTCATAGTGGGGTTTCTGGTATTACTAACAGTCTTGAAATATCTTCACTTCCTTTTTGGAAAGACGAGTATTGGCAAAATGTACGCCACCTTCACCGCGACAAACATGAATTTGTTGACCACAATTTAAAATATTATTTATTCCCCAACACTAACCACCTTATCTTAAAGTGTGAACATGACCGCGATTTTATCAATAGAAGATATACCATTAGAAAAAAGTTTTTTGATGAGTTGGCTAAGATAGAATTAGATATTCAAGATTTTGAAGCTGTAAAAAATTACATCATTACTGGTGATTTGACAGATGTTGTCAAACAATGTATACGCGAAGAGAAATATCTAAATGATGTTTACCGATTCTACAAAGTTGGAGATAAAGATATTGATGATGATTTTGATTTTAATAACTTAGTGCCAGTAGGATGATTTTATCGGATGAACAGAGGATATCCTACTACCTAGGACATCAAAATTTAAACTTCAAAGAAGAACCTTTTGACTTCTCGCCTCACGAATTGTTTGACCATCCATTTTGTGTTGATGCTCGAAATAAACAATGCCTGTCTAGAGCGCACTATGACCCTGACATAATAAAATACGTCAGTCTAAACAACCTAGAAAAGCTTTGGTTTTGCTGTGGAGATAAACCTTATACTGGAGTCAACTACCCTGTTCTAGTTAAAACTCGCGACACTTTCAATAAATTAAGTAAGGGAGTTATTGCTAACTTAAATAGCGGTAGACACTGGAATTTAGATCTTTCTCAAGACATTGACTGGCATGATAAAAAAAACGAAGTTTTCTGGAGGGGCGCGGACACAGGACACAATATTCATTGCAATGACCGCATAGGTTTTGTTTCTAAATACTTTTCAGAACACGATGTTGCATTTTCCGACTATTCTCAAAACTACAAGTCTGCACCATACCTGTATAAAAATGAATGGCTAAAGGGATTTTGCACAAGGCAGGACTTTTTAAAGAGAAAGTTTTTGCCAATTCTCGACGGCAACGATAAGTCCTCTTCTCTTAATTGGATACTAGCTTCTAACTCTGTCCCCATAATGCCCAAGCCTAGATTTCACTCTTGGCTTTGCGAAGATTTCCTAGAAGACGGGGTTCACTATATAGAGGTTCAACCAGACTTCTCTGATCTTAATATTGTTTTAGATTGGTGTCGCGAAAACGACGAAGAATGCGAATCTATTGCAAAAAACGGTGCTAAGTTTATTTCAGAAAACTTTACTAATCAAGAAACAGAAACTCGCATAATTAAATCTTTACTTGAATTTATTCGTTCTGGTTTGTATGATATTAAAAACAAGGGATAATGAAAAAAGTAATAATCACAGGGGTAACAGGTCAAGATGGAAGCCATATGGTTGACTATTTGTTAGCAAATACGGACATCGATATTATTGCTGGCGTCCGCCGACTCTCAGTTAAAAACCATGAGAATATAAAACACTTGGTTAATAACGACCGCTTTAAACTGATTGACCTAGACATTACAGATCAATCCAATGTTGATCGTGTTATCTCGGATGAGAAACCCGATTACTTTATCAACTTTGCGGCAAACTCTTTTGTTGGTGTTAGCTGGGACATGCCAGAAAACCACATGAATACAAACTGCATGGCAGTCCTGTATCAGCTTGAGGCTATTCGCAAGCACTGTCCAGAGTGTAGGTATTACAATGCTGGCTCGTCCGAGGAGTTTGGAGACGTTGCATTCTCTCCGCAAGACGAGACTCACCCTCTGCGACCAAGAAGCCCATACGGAGCTTCTAAGGCTTCCGCAAGGCATCTGGTAAAGGTGTGGCGGGAAAGTTACAATTTATACGCCATCCAAGGATGGTTATTCAATCACGAGGGAACAAGGAGGGGCGAGGAGTTTCTTACTCGCAAAGTGACTAAAGGCGTGGCTAACATTATAAAAGAGATCAGGGAGGGTAAAGAAATCACGCCATTGCAACTTGGTAATCTAGATGCAAAACGAGACTGGTCGGACGCTGAAGATTTCGTTGACGGCATTTGGAAGATGTTACATCAAACAGCAAACTCTTATGAAGATTTAAGTGAATACGTTCTAGCATCTGGTGAGACATATTCCATTCGGGATTTTGTTGAAGCGGCTTTTGGCTTTGCTGGTTTCGGCGCTGAAAAGTGTCGTTGGGAGGGTCAAGGTCTGGATCAAAAATACATTCACGGAGATCAGGTGCTTGTAACAATCAATCCAAAATACTATCGACCAGCAGAAGTTTCATTATTGCTGGGTGATCCCACAAGAGCAGAAGAAGAGCTTAAATGGGTTAGAAAAACAGACTTTTATGGTCTTGTCATAAAAATGCTTAATAAAGACTTATCATGAAAACAATACTAATTTTGCCTTTATTTTTGTTAGTTTCTTGTGCAAGCACTAAATTTTATCAAGATGGAAAGCTGATTGCTAAATTTAATGCAGATATGGATCAAGTTCAGTATATACAAGGCGCTGATGGATCAATAACATGGACAGCAATATCTGTTGATCACTCAACTGCAACCAAGGCGCAGGGCGAAGCCTTTTCTAATAAAACAACGGCTATTGGATCTGCTGTCGCGGCATCAGGAGTGGTTGGTATACTTTTGAGATAAAGTAAACAAACCCCTCTTAACAGAGAACAGGTTTTTAAATTTGCAAAAACATGTTGACAAATTTTTCAATTTGGCACATAATACTTATGTATGCCAAGAGGTCAAAAAGAATGTCCCAAATGCAAGCGGTTGATTGGTGCTAGATCCTCAACCTGCAAGCATTGCGGAGAGGTTATAAAAGCCGCCAAACCCAGAAAAAAAGCGAACCCTTTCTATAGAGAGCGTTTGGCTTTTATTCGTCGAATGCTTGGTGGAGAAAAATCAACTAATTTCCGCCTAGATATAACCATTGCAACAAACATATTTACTTTGTTTGACAATGATATTGATTTCTTGTCAAAGGTTAAACCGCCATTTAAATTCTCTGGCGGCATAACTTACCTACGCTCCAAAGCGGGTAGAGATTATTTAACCAAAAAGCATAGAGAATTTTATTACAATCCAGAAAACAAAGAAATATTTGTGGAAGGTTCGGATAAAATCGGAGAAGATATAGTAAAGCCTAGAATTAGATCAATTAGAAAATTTTTAAATGAGCGTGAAAACTAAAAAACAAGAAAAGACAAAAGTAGATGTTCGTGATTTCGCAAGTGGATTCATGAAGAGTAATAAAGAACACCATTTGAACTTTGAAGAATCCATTGCAGAGGATGACTTCATTTCCAGTGGTTCTATGATTATGGATTCAGAAATTGGCGGCGGATTCCTCGCTGGCTTACTTCGTTTCTGTGGCGGTAATGAGTGCGGTAAAACAAGTGAAGCATTACAAGTTATGTATGAAATGCTTAATACTCAAGAAAATTCAAGAGGTTTATTTATTCAAGCCGAAGGTAGACTTGGTAAAAAAATGAAGGCTCGATCTGGAGTTAAGTTTGTTTATGATATAGCAGAATGGGTTGACGGCACATGTTTTGTTCTACAATCAAACATTTACGATTTTGTTTTTGATTTCATTCGCGGAATAATGTCAAACAACCCAAATAAAACTCGGTTTTGTATGATTATCGACAGCATGGATAGTTTAATCCCGAAAGATGATGCTAAGAAAAGCACAAGTGAGGCTAACAAGGTCGCTGGAGGAGCGTTACTGTCTTCCGATTTTCTTCGTCGTGTTAGCTTGGGTATGGGTAAGTTCGGTCATCTTTGCATCTTGATTTCTCAAGTCCGTTCGACCATTAAGGGTCAATACGAAAGCCTTGATCCGAACAGCACTACCAGTGCTTCAGGCGCTCATGCTCTATCTCATTACCCTAATTGGGTTTTTGAATTTGAGCGTCAGTTCCAAAAAGATAAAATTCTTGAGAAACCAGATCAACAAATGAGCGACACCAATAAAGGTATTGGACATTACGTTAAAGCGAGAGTAAGAAAGTCTGACAATGAAACCACGGGTCGCTTAATTAAGTATCCAATAAAATATGGACGTAATGGAGGCAAGAGTGTCTGGATTGAGCGTGAGATTGTAGACCTACTTCTTTCTTGGGGTTTCTTTTCTAAGAGCGGATCTTGGTTTGCTGTTGAAGAAGAGCTTTCTGAATACATTAAATCGGGCGGCTTTGAATTTCCAGATAAGATTCAAGGAATGAATAAGATATATACCATCCTAGAGGATAGTGAAAAATTGACTTTGCATTTGCGCAAGTTTGTTGAAAAAAATATCTTAAGTGCATGATTTTTTACACATCATACGGTGCTAAAAAAAAGCTACCTAGCTCTCATAAATATAAAATTGATTGGGAGTTGGGTAGCAGAAGCAAGCTACAGAAGAGTGTAAAAGATTTATTACAACCTCATTGGTTTTGTGACATGGTCTTCGAGGAACTGCCTGTTGTTGGCACTAGAATGACTATAGATTTTTATAATGCTTCTAGGAAGATTGCTCTTGAAGTTGACGGAGAGCAACATTATAAATACAACAAACATTTTCATGGTAAATCCAAGCAAAATTATTTAAAGCAACTGTGCAGGGATAACGAGAAAGAAGTTTATTGTGAAAAAAACAACATCACCATGATTAGAGTCTTGCAATGTGATTCAATATCGACAGAATTACTTAAAGAATTAGGAGCAATATGACAGGAGAAATAATAGAAGAAGAAGAACTCAAAATACCAGTTTCAATCATAAGCAAACTTTATGATTCAACAGGCTCTGAAGATGGGGCGAACAAAGGTTATTTTTTATTTTATATAAATGAAGATGGTCAACCGACTTTGACAAGCAGAATGTCTAATGCATGTGTTAAAATAGCTTTAGAAAAAACAATACAAATATACTCCGAACAAACAGCAGAATGATTTACTCCTTTGACATAGAAAAGAAAGTCCTAAGTGGATTACTACAGCATCAGCACAAGTGGGAAGAAATAGCCTCACTTATTACAGATGATGACTTTTATAGTGAAGACTCTAAAGTTAACATCTCTATATTCAAGTTGATCCGAGCATCTCTCAATAAAGGTGAGGCAATTGACGATACGATTCTCATTGAAAAAATGAAAGGTCTCAGCGTTAGTTTTCCAGATAATATTGAAATTAGTGAATTCATTCACTCTCTCGCTTACTTTAAAATAACAGAAGATGTATTTCTAACCTGTGTTGCAGAACTCAAGAAAAAGTCGCTCTGCCGAACAATTTACGACTCATGTTCTAAAACAGCAAAGTTTGTGAAAAAGGTAGACCCTACAATGGGCTATCAAGATATTCTTGATAAAGCCGATAATATCTACAACAAAGATCTTCAAAACTTTGAAGCGGGCAACTCTAATGTTGTTGATCTTTTTGAAATCATGGAAGACATGATTGAGGAGCGCGGAAACAACCCTCAAGAAGAATTTGGCTTAACAGGTCCACATAGGCGTATCAATGAAATTTATGGACCTATTTTGCGAGCAGGTAACATTACTGTTATTGTAGCTAGATCTGGTCAAGGTAAGACCAGTTTAGCTTTAGACTATTGCACCCGAACAGGTGCGGAGCATGGAGTTCCAGTGGTTCATTTCGATAATGGGGAAATGAGCGAAGAGGAACTTATTATGCGCCAATGTTCTGCAATGAGTGGTGTCCCTATGTGGCTTCTTGAGACTGGAAAATGGCGAACTACTGGTTATAACAACTGGAGTGCAGAAGATGTTGTCAGAAAGGTTCGTGAAACATTCAAAAAAATCAAAGAAGGTCATGGCATGAAGCTTTATTATGTGAATGTTGCTGGAATGGATGCTGACGAAATGTGTTCTCAACTCAAGCGTATTTATTATTCTAAGATCGGTCGAGGTAACGAGATGATCTTCAGTTTCGACTACATCAAGACAGATTTTGCCAACATGGGTAAAAATGATGGTTGGGCGCAAGTGGCTTATATGGTTCACAAGTTCAAGCAAACTATTCATCGTGACCTGTGTTTTGACGGCGAGCCTTGTGTGTCAATGCTTACATCTGTTCAATCAAACCGACTTGGCATAACAACCAACCGTGGCGTAGAGAGTATTGTCGATGACGAAAGTGTTGTCTCTCTGTCTGATGCAATTACTCATTTTTGTTCTTGGCTTTTCCTTTTAAGACAGAAGGTTGTAGATGAAATCACTGAGGATGGAGAGCAATTTGGGACTCATAAGCTTGTTCCTTTGAAGGCTCGACATTTAGGTAAGGATGCTTTGCGTCACATAAATCCTGTAAATATGCCAGACGGGACAAGTAAACGTAATTTCATCAACCTTAAAATTAACAACTTCGCGGTTGAGGAATGTGGAGATCTACAAGATATAGCTAATTTCCGCAATGGCGTATCTCTTGAACCAAACTCAACCACTCCAGAAGAGGACACAAGTCTACCAGAAATACTGCGCGGCGATGCATAACATACAAGAAATACTTCAAAACCTTGGATACAAACTCAAAGACTGTGGCGCTTATTGGCAGACAAACGCTCTTTATAGAGGGGGAGACAATCCAACAGCACTTCAAATCTACAAAGATAGTGGAGTATGGAAGGACTTTGTTGAAGACACAATGTATTTACCCATCGATGCTCTAATAGAACAAACTATAGGCTGTAAAGATTCTGTTGAAGTTAAGAAGTATTTAAGCAACGCGAGGAATTTAATCAATAAAACTCATCAACCCAAGAAACATCTTTTGAACGAAGAAAAAAGCTATTCAATCACTTGCTTGCAAAAACTTTTGCCGCAATACGATTTATACCAAAAAATAAATCCAAAGATATCAGAAAAAACTCTTAAAATATTTAAGAGTGGGCTGGCTACTTCTGGAAAAATGTATCGTCGGTTTGTATTCCCCATCGTTAGATCTGATGGAAGGGTTCATGGATTTTCTGGTCGAAAGGCTGTGGACTTTGATGCCCCAAAATGGATTCATATGGGTAAGAAAAACACTTGGTTTTATCCTTACCATCTTGATAGATCTATTCCATCTTCTATAGAATCAAGTAAGTCAGTTCATATTGTAGAATCTATTGGCGATTGCCTTTCTTTATATCAAGAGGGGATTCACAACAGCCTTGTTTCTTTCGGCGTTAGCCTATCTCCTAAATTTGTTTCTCGTCTATCAACACTTGGGTTAGAGAGGATTTACATTTCTTTTAACAACGACTTTGATAGCGAAAAGAATGCGGGATTTGAAGGTGCTATAAAATCTATTTTCAAACTTCTTGAGTCTGTAGATTTTGAAATGATTTTCTTTGTCCCCCCTCACGAAAATGATTTTGGAGAAATGAGTTCGGAGGATATAAAATTATACAAGACTAGGTGTGAATCTCATGATCACAAGTCCTCTTGTGAGGCTGTAATATCAATTGCTCAAAATATGCACAATGCCTATGCTAAGAAGCGGCAGGGTGGAAACAAGGCTTTTGCCAAGAGTTTGGCTAAGTTCAAAAAACTATATAAATTTCATTATGACTAAAGTTACAGTAGGTATCGCAGGGATCTCGTTTGCTCTGGAAAGCAACCCCGACTTAAAATACGAAAAGATAGAAGAAGGATCTTCAATGGAGCTAATTGCAGAGCCAACTAATAGTTTTGACAGCAAGGCTATACGTTTAGAATACAAGGGTCTAAAGTTAGGTTATGTTCCTAGAAAAAAAGAGGGGGTATCTTTTGTCATTCAGTCATGGTGTCATGAAAATTTTAACTCTGTTACCGCTAAAGTAGAGCAAGTCTGGTATAAGAAAGATGGTGTCGTTGATTCAGAACATTCTGAAGGATCTGAGATAATCGGTGTTGATGTGTGTTTTAACATACCAAAAGAAGCCTATCCATCAACAGATGTAATTATTACAAAACATTCTTTTTCTGAGCCTAATGTGATTGTTGATTTTAATGATACTCAGCATATTTACAATATGCGTTGTGAAAACGGCGAGTATAAAGTGCTTCAGGGAGGCACTACATTCATTAAACGATTTTTTAAACCATTTGATGCAGAAAGAATATCTCGTCAATGCTCTCGGTATTGGGGAGTCCCTGCTGAAGAAATATCAGAAATGTGGAACTCTAACGGCATGGTCGCCGCTGGATTTGGAACAGTTGTTCACGCCGCTTTGGAACATTATATCAACTTTGAAAAATCTGGTAAAATCATAACCGATGCTCGTAAGAAATCAGGCAAGGGCAATAACGAAAATTACGCCATGCCTAAGCATCCTTTTTTAAAGCAAACAATTAAATCTTTGCGTAGGATTACAAACAAGCTCGACAAAGAACATAACGCGGAAGAAATTGTTGCGGAAGCACTTATCACAGACTCTGCTACGGGCTGGGGCGGTTTGGTAGATCGACTCTGTGTCATAGACTCGAAGAAAAAAATAGCTAGAATTCAAGATTATAAAGTTAACATCAATGCTGAAGTTATTGAGTCTCATAGCAAACCGCTACCTCCGTTTAATAATATGCCAGCCAACAAGCTGACTAAATATGCTCTTCAGATGAGTTTTTATGGAGGGCTTCTGCAAAAGCATGGTTGGACTATTGATGGGTTGGATGTTTTTATATTTGAAGACAAGTGGGTTCACCATGAACTTCCTATAGTGGATTTTTCGGTATTAAAAAATAAAAAAAAAGAACTAAAGCAGGGTAACTTACTCTAGCTTTACATTGTGCTAATTTTATAATTAGTTTTCTGTCTTGACTTGTTTGTCATTATATCCTATATTCTCGTTCATAGGATATTATTATGTTACCTTTGTTTAAAACCCAGTTCAGTGTCGGCAAATCGATATTAACTATCGACCATATTCTTGAATTAGCTAAAGAAGCTGATCTTGATCAGCTTTGTGTTGTTGAGGACAACTTTTATGGCTTTCGCGAACTTAATCAAAAATGCCTTGAACAAGAAATCAAACTTGTTTTCGGCATCAGACTGCCCGTTATTTCTGATTCTTTTGATGAAAACGAGCGTTTTAGCAAGCTGGTTTTTTTTGCTAAAAACAACCAAGGTTTGCGAGACATAAAAAATCTTTATACAAACACCTATACAAGTGAATCGAGTGTCTTGGCGTTCTCTGAAACAAAAGACAAACTACAGAACATTAGAGTCGGTGTCCCATTCTACGATTCCTTCGTCTACAACAATGTTTTTCATTTTGGGATGAGTAATATCGACTTGGATGGCGTTGATCATTTTTATATGGTTGAGGATAACAACCACCCGTTTGATTTTCAAATTAATCGCACACTTGACAAATTAAAAATCAACAATAAAACTTTAGTCAAAACCATTTGCTACGAAAACAGAGAAGACTTCAAAGCGTTTCAAATGCTTCGCGCCGTTTGCTCCCGCTCTCAAGGCAAAAGCCCAACCTTTGGCAACCCTAACCTAAACCATTTTTGCTCTCAAGAATTTTGTTGGCAAAGCTGGAAAGAACAATCCAATGCTTAAATACGACCAAAAATATATTGTCTTTGACACAGAAACAGAAGGTTTTGAATCTTTGTTATTCTCGACCTTGGCAGATTTCATGGGTGGAGGCTCAAGGTAAAAAAATAATCTCTGAACACGATCTTTATGTTGATTATGACGACTTAAATCTTTCTCCGATGATTAAAAAGATGACTGGCTTTAGTGACGCAAAATACAACAGGGAGAAACAACCCTTGGCTGATGTGTGGGAAGCCTTGAAAAAATATCTTTTAAATCCCGAATACATAGTGGTTGGTCAAAACCTGTTGGGGTTTGATGTTTATATGGTCGCGATTATGCAGAACATGTTGGGGGAGACTCCAGACTATAGCTACTTGGATCGTATTTACGACACACGCGCTTTGGGCAGGGCATACCGAGAAGACATTCGGAAACCAAGCTCAGACTTCTTAGCGTGGCAATATAAGCTCATGCATCAGCGCGGAGCAAGGGGAAAGAGTGTTAGTCAGTTGCAGTTACTGAAGCTGTTTGGCATTGACTTTAATGAAAAGTTGTTGCATAATTCTCTCTACGACACAAAGATGTGCTTCGAGGTGTTTTTAAAATTGAAGAAAGCATTAGAACTATAGTGAGCATTCAATGATCATTTGCCTTAGATAAAGAAATAGAGATAACCAATAAAAAATTCAGAATTACCCAAATAATGTTTAAAGACTTTACTATTTATGATTGCGTAGAACCAGCGGGTGTTGAGCTTCCTCAGACTCCCTGTAGATGAATCCGTTCTTGAAGAATTGGATCTTAAAAAAGGCAGTTCGAATTACGAAATTGTTCGTAAGCTTTGTTATCAGGGTATGGTCGCAAAGGGTCTAGAAAAAGAGAAAAACTATATTGATCGCGTTAAGTTTGAATTAAACACCCTCAATACGCTTGGGTTCATTGATTATATTTTATTGAATTGGGATGTGATTAACTTCTGTCATGATAACGACATCCCTGTCGGTGGAGGTCGCGGAAGTGCGGCGGGTTCTCTTGTCTTGTTTCTTTTGGGTGTAACGGACATTGATCCAATCCCACATGGTTTATTTTTTGAGCGATTTGTTTCCAAGAGTCGAGCGCGTAAAGTGACAGACAGTAACGGCAAAGAGTTTCTTGTTGGTAGTGTTCTTCCAGATATCGATAATGATATTTCTTATGAGAAGCGAGGGAAGGTAATCGAATATATTGAAAAAACTCACGCTGGTCGCACCGCTAAAATACTAACCTTCAATACCTTCAGTTCTAAGCTTTGTATTCGCGAGGCGACAAAATATTTCGATGAAGCTAAAGAAGACGAAGCTAAAAATGTTAGTGACTTAATACCTAAGTTACACGGTCAAGTTTTATCCCTAAAGAACGCTAGGGAAGAAAGCGAGAAATTTGATGAGTGGTGTTCTTCTCATAGAACAACTATTGAAAACGCCATAGCTATAGAAAACCTAATAAAAAACACAGGTGTTCACCCATCTGGTATTGCAATTTGCAGTCAGAATATTGAAGATGTAGTTCCTCTACAGCTAACGAAAGATGGCGACTTGGTTACAGGCTACAATATGCATGACGTTGCTGATCTTATGGTTAAGTTTGATATACTTGGCTTGAGAACTCTAACAATTGCTCACAAAACATGTCAGAAGCTTGGTATAAAATTAGAAGATATTGACCCTAACGACTTTAATATTTACAGGGTTTTGCAGGATTTCAATCACCCAGTGGGTCTGTTCCAGATTTCTGCTGATACCAACTTTCAAGTTTGCCAAGATGTTAAACCAATTGACCTGAATGAACTATCTGACGTTGTAGCTCTTGCTCGCCCGTCCAGCCTTCAATTTGTTGAAGATTACATTAGGCAGAAAAGATCTCCCGAAGAGTTGGGTATTGACCCCGTCATGGATGAACTTCTTCGTGAAAGTAAAAATGTATTTTTATATCAAGAAACCTTGATGCAATGTATTTCTCAAGTTTTTGGTTTTTCTCTACAAGATGCTGATGATGTTCGCAGGATTGTTGGTAAGAAAATGGTTGAAAAAATGCAACCTTGGAAAGAGAAAATTTACAATGCCGCTCAAGAAAAGGGTATGGAAGAAAGAGTTGCTGATTTCTTCTGGTCAGCGTTGGAAGCCGCCGCGCACTATTCATTCAATAAATCTCACAGTTTCGCGTATGCAACCCTAGCGGCTAAGACTGTGTATCTTAAGTTCAACCACCCACAAGAGTTCTTCTTGAGCGTCTTGGAATCAGCAGAGTTTGAACCCGATCCCCTGCAAACTATTTCTTCAGTGAATCAAGAATTACCAGATTTTGGCATCAAACTTCTACCCCCCGATCTTTTTAAGTCAGGTTTAAATTTCCAGATTGAGGGAGACGACATTCGATACGGCTTGAATAGTATTAAAGGTATTTCTCTGCGTTCTTTGAGGAGTCTTGTTTCATTTCGTGGCAATTCTTTTGACAACAAGTATCACGCATTTGTTGCGGCGAAAGAATGCGGAATCAACATTTCTGTTCTTGCCGCTCTGATTCAAGCTGGAACGATGGACAGTAACACCGACAATAGAATTCGTCTAGTTCTTGAGGCTCAATCATTTAACCTTCTAACAGACAGGGAGAAGAGAAATCTAGATAAGTTGGGAAATAAGTATAATTTTGATGTATTGGATTCTATTGCTGATATCGTTGATAAGCAAGTTTTGGGTGATGACAATCGCCCGATTATGAAGCCAAGTCGATTTGAGACGTTCAAAAAGAAGTTTGATAACTATCGAAGCATTTATAACGAAAACAAAAAACATCACAAATTTACTTATTGGTGGTATGAAAATTCCTTCTTGGCTACAGCTACTCTTTTGGTCTAACAGATTGCTTTAGTGACGAGTATGGTATGTTGACAAACCTAAAAGAATCCAACAGTTTATCTCAGGGTTCTAGCTTTAAATGTGTTTGTCAGGTGAAAGATTGCTTTACAAGAACTTCAAGGAATGGTAATAAGTATATGATGATTTTTGGTAGTGACAATACTAGTGATCATAAATTCTTATTAATGGATAATCGCAACTCTGAAAACCTAACAGAATTCATAGAAGACAATCAAGACAAGCCCTTAAAGAAGGAGGATATAATTGTTGTTTTTGGCAGAAGAAGTGATAGTAATACATCATTCGCTGAAAATATAAAAATAATAAATTCTTCCGTCCTCATGAAACTTGGAGACCTTAAAAAACATGGAACTTAAAAACTACCTACAACAGACAATCGGCATTTTTAACAAAAGCAAAGAAGCCGCCAAAAAACTTTCTTTCAAAAGCGTAGATATAGAACTATTTTCGGCTATATTCTTCTCTAATTTTAATCTTGGTTGTGCAACGATTGTTGGAGATTCTGATCTCATGAATGAATTGTCAAAGACTTCGTTTTTAAATCTTGAGCGCAAAAAACAATACAAGGATTATGATAAAGAGATTAAGTTCACCCCAAAACTAAAAAAGTTTTTGGCGCACTGTGAAGATATTTCTTTTAATATTTTCAACCTCGATTACGTCGCTCCAGAGGTTATCTTCCTTGGTTTTTTAGATTACAATTTCTCCACCCCCGCAATCAAAAGTTTCTTTTTTGAAGGTGGTTTGCACAATGATACTGCTGAAGATTTAATTTACAGGACAACAGCGTATTTGAAAGACGAAGATACAGAATTATTTTCACCAAAACCGTTTCTTGAGGATACGGAACTCCAAGAACAGCCCGAACAGCTTCAAGTTCTTGACATGTTTAACGACAATGATGTTTTGTCGCAGTTTGCTGAGAATTTAAACATAAAGGCTGTAAGCGGTGATTTTGACGCTGTTATTGATTTCGACGGAAAGATAGAAGAGCTTGCTACCATTCTATGCAGGAAAAAGAAACCTAATGCTATTTTGGTCGGACCTGCTGGATGTGGAAAAACTAGTGTGGTTGAGGGTCTTGCATCTTCTATTGTTAATGGAAAAGCCCCAGAGTTACTTTCTAACAAGGTTATTTATTCTTTGAGTCTTTCTAGTATGGTTGCTGGCACACAGTATCGTGGTCAGTTTGAAGAACGTCTAGAGAACTTTGTGAATGAAATGAAGAAGTATGACAACCTCATTCTCTTTATTGATGAAATACATACTCTTGTTGGTGCGGGAGGATCTCAAGAAAACTCTCTTGAAGCTTCTAACATACTTAAGCCAGAATTAGCTCGTGGAACTATTAGTTGCATTGGGGCTACCACAATTAATGAATATACTCAGACTATCAAGAAAGACAGTGCTTTGGATCGTCGATTTGAGCGTGTTACAATTAGAGAGCCTTCCAAGTTTCAAATGAATAAAATTCTGCCATGTCTTATTGAGTTTTACGAGGAATTTCACAATGTTAAATATTCAAAATCTTTTTTGGGCAACGTTATCGAATACTGCGAAAGATTTATGCCTAATAAATGTTATCCAGACAAAGCCGTGGATGTTATCGACCATTGCGGCGCTCAGGCTAAGGTTGAATTTTGGAGTATGGATGGTGATATCAAAACACTTAAGAACCAAATCATTCAAGAAGATGGCGACAGCACAGAAGATCTTTTTGCAGAGTTTGAGTCCAAGTTCTCTGATTGGGTGGCTGACAAACAAAAAGAACCCGCTCAAGTAACACTTAAACAATTAAAATCGTTTTTCGACAAGAAAGAAAACCCGCTAAACAAGAAGCATGTTATAGAATCTTTTTTCGATCACGCTAGATCTAATTTTGTGGGCAATAGAAAGCAAATCAAAAAACTAGAAAAGTCAATTAAGTTATCAAACTTGGGTTTTGAAAACTCTTCTGGAGGTATTCCAATTTTCTGCCTTAATGGGTTTAAACATAGCGGTAAGACAATGTTCACTAAACTGTTACAAGAGTCTCTGGAAATGAGTGGCGCGACCGTGTTATCTTACAATGGTGTTCATTTCTCAGATCATTATGCTAACTACAAGATAGTCCCACAAATCCATAACAACACATCACTTTGTGAAAAGGTTTTGATTGAGCCAAACTGCGTAATTATTATTGATGACTTCCATAAAATGAACGAGTCAACCCATTCATTGTTTACGGAGATATTTAAAGAAGGTAAAATATACATGAACTCTGGTGACGTAGCAGACTTCTCAAACTGTAAATTTTTCATAACAGGAGACACTCTGGAGGAAAAAAGCATGGGTTTTGCTGGGGGTCAGTCTCCACCCAAGTCTAAAAATCCGCCTCCACTTTGTCTAAATACTTCTCAAGCAATATTTTTCTTGAAGAACTTACAGAGCGCGACTTGCGTAGAGTCCTGTGGAGCAATTAAAAAACATGAGCGACATTCTTTCAATGAATAATATCAAGCTCATATATGATTTTAAATTTATTAAAAAACTTTGTTCAAGGTGTTGATTTCAAAAACAACGCTTTACAATCTCTTAACGATGAATTTGACCAAAAAATCAAACAGGCTGTGGCAAAAGAATCTCTCAGTGGAGAGAGCGAAATTCATCTAAAAAAACTATCAACAAAAAAGTTAAAATAAATCAAAACAATTGTTGACTTTTAATTCAAAAACAGCTATCATACAAGCATGAAGCAACTAAATAGAAAACAAAGATCGGCGTTAAATTCGATCCGAAAGTCAGGGGGTCGATTCTTCGGTCTATACACAACTCAAGGAGGTGTTATCAATGCTCAGTTTACCTCTGAGAGTCCTTTCTACATTGTTGTCCACGACCGCAATAGTGGACGCAGTCTCAAGCTGGCTAAGTCGAGCATTGAAAAAGTAACCCTTGGCTAAAACTTAATATAGTTGGGGGCGTAAGCCCCCAACTTTAACTTGTTATGAGCGGCAAAAAAGCAAAAGAAATTCGCAGAGTGTTGCAGTATGATAAAAACAACTGTAACAGCATCCAGCGCAGAACCTACAATGTATTCAAAAAACATTATACATCTACACCATCAAATTATAAAGCAAGACTTATTGAAACCTTGAAAAACAAATATTAATATGAGCAAATCAAATTGGAAAGAAAGAGAGTGCGGAAGTCTTTGGCGCAACGATGATGGAAACAAACAGTATTACTCTGGTTTTATTGAGGTTGACGGAAAACGTCAAAGGATAGTAATTTTCAGAAATGGGTTCAAGACAGACAATTCTTCTAAAGAGGCTGACTTGCGAATCTATATCAATAAAGAAGTAGATTCAAGTGCAAAACAAAAAGTAAATTAATTATGAGTGGTTCAAAAAATAACACAGATAGCGGCGAGGACAAAAAACTCTTGTCGGCACTTCATGCAAAAGTAATGGAGGACATTTCTTTTCAAGAAGCTGTCCATATCGTCTCAAGTGTAGTCATGGGAAAAATTGTTGATGAAGTGTCTGAGATGTCGGAAGATCAAAAGTCTGAAACTTATAAAAGACCTTGGTCTAAATTAAGTGTAAGCATTTGTATATGGACGTTGATTTCTCGTTAGAAGCCAGACAATTTTTAGAGGCGCACCCCAAAGAAAAACTTGAGGGTCTAAGTCTTGATGAGCGCGTGTCTAAACTTTTAGAAGCCAAGGCTAGGTTGCATAATGAACATTTTGATAAAAAAATAAGTTCAGAACAGTTGGAGACTGTTTTTTAATAGAGGTCAAGCTGTTACAGATTGGGTGTATTGCGCAAGTAAAAGCAACATGCAGTGGTCGTTTGCCCGTGTCAACAAATTCATATACATGCATCAAGATAAAAAAGTAGGCAAGTCTTACAGATGCGCTGACAGGGATATAGCAGAGGGTGAGTTAGAATACGAAACTGAAATGGCGGGTCAAGGCTACCATGATTATACTGATTTAGATTTTGCTGTTGCTCGTTTGGATTTAAAAAATATTCAAGTATCTGAAGATGAGTCAAACCGTAAAATAAAAGGTTTGCTGGGAATGAAGTTTGTCCAAGAAGATTAAGTTTGGATTTTCTATGTTTTAACCTCATAATAAGTTATGAGAGTTTTGGTAACAGGTAGCGAAGGTTTTATTGGTAAAAATTTATGCGAATTTTTAGCAAAACGCGGTATTGATGTAGAAGGTTGTGATTTAAAAAATGGTAGCAGGTTCAACCCAAACCTAAATGGTTTTGATGCGGTTATCCACTTAGCGGCAAACTCGTCAACCACCGAAACAAATATAGCTAAAATAATAAAAGAGAACTTTGAATTCTCTAAGGTTATATACAATCTTTGTTCTTCGAATAACATAAAATTTCAGTATTCTAGCAGTGCTAGTGTTTACGGGAACAGTAAGACCTTTCAAGAAGACCAGTTTTGTTCTCCGCTTAACCCTTACGGATTCAGCAAGTATATGTTTGATTGCTGGCTTTTAAATTCAACACATCCGTATCAGGGTCTACGTTATTTTAATGTTTATGGAAAACACGAAGAACACAAGGGCGATCAAGCTAGCCCAATCCACAAATTTTCACAGCAAGCTCAAAAAAACGGCAAAATAAAAGTTTTTAAAAACAGCGAAAAGATGAAAAGAGATTTTGTTTGTGTCGAAGATGTTTGTGAGGCTCATTACAGGCTACTGCATTCTGATGCTAGTGGGGTTTTCAATGTCGGCACGGGTTCAAATATATCTTTTCTTGATGTAGCTAATATTTTTTGCGATAAGTATGGGGCTACAATTGAAACAATTAAAATGCCTAAACAGCTAAAACAACACTATCAATATAAAACAAAATCCGACAATACTAGACTAATAGATGCTATTGGAGATATTGAATGGAGGTCAGTAGAAGAGTATGTGAAAAAAATATGACATAATAGATACAATATAAGTGTAAAAATGTTCATAATGGACTTTAAACTTTTGTTACGAGAATTTCTTTGTGAGGGTGGGTGGCTTGTTCCTGTTGTCGGAGCTTTTGGTATGCTAGCCAGAATTATGATCGACCCCAACAAGCATTCTCTTTTCTCTCTCTTTAGAAAAATCTTCAGTGCGGCTATATCCAGTGGTATTGCTTGGTTTATTTTAAACGGCGCTCCTTTCTCTGATTTTACAAAAGCTATATGTTATGGTGTGATTGGTGTTGTTAGTCCAGAAATCATTCAAGGTTTAATCGCTCTTGCTAAAAAATTTGAAAAAAACCCTTCTAAGTTTATAAAAAAATGAGTTTATTTTCGTGGATAAAAAATCTTTTCTCTAAAAAACAAAAAAGGGAGGTAAAAGATATATATATTCTTTCCGAAAAATCACTAAAACTCATTCTTCAATATGAGGTTGGGAATAAAGGTTATTATAATCGTTTTTTAGACCATCCAACTTACCCACAGGCTTCCAGCGGTGTCACAATTGGCATCGGCTATGATTTAGGTTACAATTCAGCCGAAACTGTCAAAAAAGACTGGAAGAACTTCCTTTCTAAAAATGATTTAAAACGAATTACTTCTGTTGTTGGTTACAGAGGTGGTGTTGCCGAGTCACACGCGAAACGTATATCGGATATAACGATACCTTGGGATTCCGCTGTTCAGGTTTTCCAAGAAACAACTGTTCCAAAATTTATAAATTACACACTCAAAGCTTTCCCACAATGCGAGGATCTTCATCCTGATGCTTTTGGAGCGCTTGTTTCTATTGTTTTTAATAGAGGTGCTTCCATGAAGGGTTCTAGACGCTCTGAAATGCGCAATATTCGCTCTCTTGTCCTACAAAAAGACTACAAGTCTATCGCTCGTGAAATACGCTCCATGAAGCGTATATGGCGAGGAAAAGGCTTAGATGGCTTACTCAAGCGTCGAGAAGCTGAAGCGATATTAGTTGAATCTTGTATTTGACATTTGCTTAAAATTGTTTTATTATAATTAACATGATACACGATTTTTTTAACCTGCGTAAAATCACCAGAGATGATATTTTGCGCTATGTTTTGCGCAATACTAATTTTTGCCCTATCGAGCAACAAATCGATCCACTTTATTTTGAGGTCTTTGAGGAATGTATTTTAAATTCCCATACAAAAGAAATCATAGATCAAGATCAGGAGTTTGTTTTCTTTCAAAAAGAGCTTTCTAAATTAAGACGTTTAGCCCCTAATATGAAAAAGTCTGAAATTCTTTCCTTGTGTGAAGAACTAGAAAGCTTCGCGCCGAAAACAATTAAAGTTTAAATAATACTTTTTGTAAGTTGATTGTTAAAATTAGATTTTTTATCTATATTGATATATAATGGGTATGGCAAAAAAACCAATATTCAGTAAGGTTGAACAGCATGACAAAGCATGGGGTCGTGAGCTTTGGATGGTTAACAATGAGAAGTATTGCGGCAAAATACTTGAGTTTAATCAAGGCTCTTCTTTTTCCATGCACTATCATATCAAAAAGGAGGAAACTTGGATGGTCGTTCAGGGAGTATTTGAAATGGAATATTTTGATCTTAAGTCGGCTGATATTTCAAAAACCATTTTAAATGTGGGTGACACAGTTCATTTAGAGCCTAGCATCCCTCATAAACTAACCTGTGTTGAATGTGAGAGTGGTAAAGGCATGATATTTGAGGTTAGCACACAACATTTTAATGAAGATTCCTATCGAATTGGCAAGGGTGATTCTCAAAAATGAATATTTTAGTTATAGGAGAATCTTGTAAAGATGTTTTTGTTTATGGGTCTATTGATAGAATTTGCCCAGAAGCCCCCGTTCCTGTTTTTGTCCCCAATCGGCAAACGGCGCACCTAGGCATGGCTGGAAATGTCACACTTAACATTTGTGCTATTTCAGGACTCAGAAAAGATAGCGATACTGAATGCCATTTGCATTCAAACCTAACTAAAGGTCACAAGACTCGCTTTGTTGACGAATCGTCTAATCAAATGCTTATGCGTATTGATACAGACTCTTACGATGAAAATCATGTGCGCAATAAATTTAAAAACATTAAAAGTATTGATTTTTCTATTTATGATGCTGTCGTTGTTTCTGATTACAACAAGGGTTTTTTGAGTTATGATGATATAAACTATATCGCTGACAAAACGCGGGAATCTAGCAACGCTAAATTATTTATAGATACAAAAAAACATCCTCGCAGTTCTTCTGATTTTTCTGGTTTCGATTTTATAAAAATTAATGAGAAGGAGTTTACTGAAAACGGTTTCAGTGAATTATATGAAGACTATGAATCTCAATTAATTATCACCAAAGGCTCTAAAGGATGTAGCTACAAAAACAAAGACTATCCATGTCAAGCTACTCAGGTTTTCGATGTTTCTGGCGCGGGGGACACTTTCTTGGCGGCTTTTGTTTATGAATACATGAAAACGTTAGATGTAGAAAAAGCTCTTGACTTTTCTCAAAAATGCTGTAGTGTCGTTGTAGCCAAAAAAGGAGTATGCACAGTTTGAAACACAATAAGATACTATCTTACGAAGATTTAACAAAAGAAGTTAAACAAATCCACGACATGAGAGGATTTGGGATCTGTCCTCCCCTCGCTTTAACAAATGGTTGTTTTGATTTGTTTCATGCTGGTCACGCCCGATTATTAAATTCGATCAAATCATCTATTATTGGCGGCAAATTGATTGTGGGTATCAATAGCGATGAAAGCGTCAAATGTCTCAAGGGTGACAGCCGCCCGATTATTCCCGCCGATCAAAGGGCTTACATCATAGCTAGCCTAGCTTGTGTTGATTATGTGTTTATTTTTCCAGAAACAAACATTGAACGATACTTGAGGGAAATCAAGCCTGATATTTGGTTTAAGGGTGGGGACTATAATATAAACTCTCTAAACAAGGAGGAGGAGGAAGTGATCAGAAGTTGCCGTATTGATGTTCGCTTTGAATCATTCGTAGAAGGCATAAGTTCAACTAATATTATAAAAAAAATAAAATGAAAAGAGTTTGTGTAGATATCGACGGCACAATATGCAGTCTAACAGATGGTGACTATAATATGGCTAAACCGTATACCGACCGCATTGATTTTGTTAATGAACTGTATGACAAAGGAGTGGAAATAATCTACTGGACGGCGCGTGGAGGAACGTCTGGTAAGGATTATACAGACCTCACAACACGCCAGCTTGAAGAGTGGGGAGCCAAATATACGAAGCTTCTTTTGGATAAAATGTCATTCGACGCTTTGATTGACGATAAAGCATTTAACTCTAACAAATTTTTCTCAGGAGAATATTCTTATGATTTCACATAAAGCAAAAAATATGTCGTCACCGCGACACATTCACAAATCACAACACCTAGGTCAAAGTGGCGAACGTCGTTTTTACGATAGCTGTAAAGTCTTAGGTAAAGATGTAAAGAAGACCTCCAAAGCTGATGATATGGGTCATGTTGATTTTGTTGTGGACTCGCAGACATACGATGTCAAAGGTCTCAAAGATAGCACTAAAGAAGGTTTTATTCTATTGGAGTTGAAAAACGTACAGGGGAAAAAGGGTTGGTGTAATGATGAAGAAAAACCTGATTGGATTGCTTTTGATTTTGGTGCGTTCTTTGCATGTTTTAAAAATTCTGACTTGTATAAAGCTAGTCAAAAATTATGCGATCTATCGGATACAGTATCAAAAGCAAAGGATTGTCTATACAAGGGGTATACGAGAAGGGGTCGAGAAGATCTAATGACAATGATAACACTACAAGACGCGCTCAACAACTGTGAGCATATGTTCATTCCTTATAAGGAATATAGTGAACCTATGGAGTTATTATAATGAAACTTGCCACAGCATTATTATCATCTTATGAAAGGCAAGACAATCTACGCAAGATTATCGACAATTTGCGTAAACAATCTGTCGATGTTGATATTTTTTTATGGAATAATAATCCAGAAGATAAAACAGAATATCCTGTAGAACTTCAAATCAACTCTTCGAAAAATTTGATGTGTTGGGGGAGGTGGTTCATGGCGAATTACGCCAGCGCAGATTATGTATTTTCCTTGGATGATGATCTGCTCTTTACAGATAACCGCATGATTGAGGATTCTATTGATTATCTTGACAAAAATGATTGTGACGCTATTGGTTACAGTGGCGTTAGAATTATAGACGATTCAAAAGACTACTTTGACCAAAAACACATCTTCCTTGCTCGACAAGATCAGACAGTTGATATCATAAAGGGCGGGTTTTTATTTGCTAAAAAGCAAAACTTAAGAATACCACAAGATTTATTTGACGCTTGCACCGAAAACCCAAGGATAGAAGACGATATTATTATCTCTTCTTTCTTAGATAAAAAAGTCGTGCCAAGCTTTATGAGGAGAAGGCTCAGGAGTCAAGATGGTTTTTTTAATGGCTTGCACTCTCAGCCCGACCATTCACAATCCAGAACCCAATACATGAGGAAGTATTATGGATAAGCATCTATTTGTTATAGTGCGATACAACAATGTTATACAGAAAATGTATCAAGATTATATTGCACCCAAAAACAAGGACTACTGTGAGCGTCACGGCATTCAATATATTGAAGTAAACCACGATTGGGATATTCCCGATTTTCGAGGTAATATCACTTGGATGAAATTTTATCTTGTGCAGGAGTGGATTAAAAAAGGTATTTTAAATGACGGCGACTCGATTGTTAATTTCGATGCTGACATGGTTGTTGTTAAGCCTGAGCTTGAATACAAGACCGACAAGAGCTTTTCTTACGCCATAGATAGCTGTAACAGCCATTGCATGGGAAACTACTGCATCAATATCAATGATTGGAGCAAGAAGCTTGTAAACGACATTCTGGACGAAAACCTATATCAAACTCATAAGCACACAAGACACTGGAAGTTTTTCAGAGAACAGGCGGCTTGGTATACTTTGGCTGGGATTGATGCTTCTTGTAAACAGTCTTACTTGAATCAGGGAGATTATGGATTTCACTCTGTCGATACAGGAGTGTATTCTTTGGAAGAGTTGCGAGAACACGTTGACGTTAAACCTCCAATTTGGGATTGCACTCTATTAGAAGATGAAATTGACAATAGACGCGCCGCAAGGATTCAACCACTATTCATCAACAAAACACAGCCCAAAGACACAATTATTCGTCATTTTGCGGCTAGACAACCTTGGAGAAAAAAATACTTATGATTGCAACATTAACAATGTGTAGTTTGGATTTTGATGAGGATTATATTCCTCATTATTTAAATCATTATAATGAACAGGAAATAGATAAACATATTTTAATGCTTCATTCTAAAAAAGCTGTAGATGAAGATTATTCTAGAGATAAGTATTCCGCTGATAATGTTAATTTGTTTTTTACTTATGGTGAGTGGAATTCTGTTGTCATGCAAAACGAAAAACACAGCTTGCTAAAAAAATTAGATATTGGTATTGACGATTGGATTATTAATTCAGATATTGATGAACACGCCGAATCAAAGCACGGCTCTCTAAGAAGTAAAATTTCAGAAATGACAGGTAATGGAGAAAATTGCTGTGTCGGTAGAATGGTTGACAGAATTACAGAAAACGGATCTTTCAGTAAAATACTACCAGATATACCGCTTTCAGAACAGTTTCCTCTGTCTGCTAATATTGGGAGGAGATTACTACGTTGCCAAACAAGAAAATTGCCTATTTCAAGAGGTGATATCACTACTCTTGGAGGGAATCATCATGTTATTCCAGACCACGAAAAAAAGGCGGTTTATAACGATGAAGTTTTAACAGTGAATCATTATAAATGGACAGCCAGAACCAAAGAAAAGCTTGAGGAAAGGGTTCGCACTCACAAAGCTTTTTATCACTGGAGGGAGTCAGCTAGGTTCTTAGATTATCTTGATAAAGGAGGAAATATTAATAAATTTAAACAATGAATTACACTTGCTTAATACTAACTCATAAAAACAAAGCCAGCGGCAAAGTCTTAACGCCGCATCTAGAGGTCTTCAAACAAAACAACCCACAATGCAATGTGCGTATAGTTGTTGGAGAAGATCACGCGCAAGGCAAAAGATATAATTGGCGCAATGGCGATCAACCACTTAGAAAGTGGTGGCTGGAAAACTCTAATCTAGTTGCAACAGAAAATGTTGCCGTGATCGAATGGGACACGCTAGTTAATTGTGAGCTTCCTGCAATTCCAGAACAGTTCGATCTAGTTGGCGCTCAATACATGAAAGAACCATTTCATCTAAGAGGCAAATGGAGGTGCAGAAGCCAAGAAGACCCAAAGTGGACTCCAGACAACTGGTGGTGGTGGAGAGAAATTCCGCTATTAGAATTGAATAAGGGAGAACAAGCTTGTGGTTTAGTTTCGTTGGGTTGTTTCTTAATGAGGCGATGTGTATTAGACGCTGTATGTAAAAAAAGATGGGACAAAGTTTATTCAAAGAATATAATTAGTGAAATGAGATTTCCTACAGTCGCAAGTATCGAAGGAGCAAGGATTGGGCAAATCGACCTACCATTCGTTCATCATTCGACAATGAATTTCTCTGGCGAGAAACAAATATATCATCCTATTAAAGAAGCTCAATGAAAAAAAACGTATTTACATATTGGCAGGGGCAAAAAACAGATTTAATCATTGATCTTGAAAAACGGCTTAGACAAGTTTGTTCGGATAATGGCTACCACCTTTTCGAACTAGATGAAAAATCTATACGTGATCATCTTGATCTTCCAGACTGTTTCAACAATGCCACTCATGTTATTGATATCAGTGATTTTATACGCATTGAACTTTTGGTTAAATATGGTGGGATTTGGTTAGATAAAGACGTTATTTCCTTCAAAAAGTTCGATCACCTTTTTCAAACTATTGAAGATAAAAGCGGTTTTATTGTTGGGGTTCCCATGCAATATAGAATGGGTATCAATAACGCAATTCTTGGCGCGTCAACAGAATGCGCCTTTTATAAAAGGTGGTCGCAACACAATCATAAAGTAATCCAACAACCAAAACCAACTTGGGGTAAATTACCTTTCGGCGTTAATCTCCTTAAAAAAGCGAAACGAGAATCTTGGATACAAAATATCGAAGTAATTAATGGTTACGAAACAAGAATGGAGTTCTTTGGAAGCTATCGTGTGCAAAAATTACTGATGGATTTAGACCCAGAATGCGTAATGAACGCTAACCCTAGTTTAGTGCATTTGTTTGACAGAAATTGCCGCATGTATAACAAGATAAATCAACAAGAAAAAGAAAACACCTTGCTGTATAGGTTGTTGAATTACAAATAGTAATCATCTTGTCCCCAATACGGAGCGGTCCCATCGTGGTGTAAAACAGGGTCGCCATAAAATGCGGCTAACTCGGCTGGAGTTGGAGCCGCCAATGTCACCCAAGCAACACCGTTGTAATATATTATATCACCAGTCGATCCAGCGGGTAGAATGTCTTCAGCGTCTGGAAATGCTATTTCTGTGTGGTCCCCTGCCTCGTCTGTATAAGTAAAACCGTCTAGGCTCTCCACGACGGTCGTTACAGTTTCGTTAATATCTGTATCAACTCCTCCCCCCGCCCCGCCGTCATTGTGTGTCGCTATCTTGTTGACGTCCATAGAGGAGCTTTCAGGGGTGATAACAGATTTTGTGCCTTGTGGAAAGAACACCTGTCGTTTCGTCTCCCTTTCTCGTCTGTGTATGTAAAATAATCAGAGCTAAGAGTCTGGGTGTTGCCCCCGTATAAGCTCTATGGTTGTAACACGTTCGTAAATGTCTTGTAGTAACTCCTCCGTTCGCCCCGCCGTCATTGTGTTCCGCTATCTTGCGACCTTCCATAGGTAATGGACTCTCTGGGGTGAGGGTAGATTTTGTGTTGGCTGGAAACGGTATTTCGTTCTCTTCCTCTTCTTCGTCTGTGTAGACAAAGCCATTGTCACTAAGCTCTATTTTGGTTACGGTTTCATTAATGTCTACGTCTTCAGAATCCTTAATTCCGTCATTGTGTTTAGCTATCTTTTTAGTATACGTAGCTTGGTTGAGGTCAGTCAAAACTGACGGTTTTGAGAAACCCCAATGAATATTTTCTCTCAGTTTGAACGACTTAATTGTCAAGTCTGTTTCTATCTCGCACACAAGAAAGTATTTAGCGTCTTCGCTAGATGCTGGAACATCGCCCGCCGTTTCCATTAATGCGGCGTTTACTGCTCTTCCTTCATCTAGAGACAAGGAAACGTAAAATTTCTTTGCCCCATCCCCTATCTCGAACGTTGAATTCATCCCAGAAATCTCTATCGGTGGGTGAATTATATCGTTTTGGTGGTCATAAACATAAGCTTGGTTAAACCTAACTTGATATTTCGGCGCTTCTCCTTCTTCGACTGATTTAATAGAAAAAGTAGGATAGAAAGGATGAACATATAAAATTGGTTTATATGTTTTTGATTCTGGTGTTTTCGAAGTGTCACTCATTCCCTAGAAATATCTTTTAATTTCGCCGCCTCCGTCTATGTAATATAAATCTCCGAACTCTTTAAATTTTTCGCATGAAATTGTTTTTATTGTCTTTTCTGGGTCTTCTTGATTTAAGCTGTGAAAATACTTTACAGCACCATCTTTTAAAGATCCGTCCTTAAACAAAAATTCCTTTTCACAAAAGTAACAATCTTTTAGAACGGTGTTTGACCAAATTTCAATATAAGCAAACTGGTTATCAAAATCGTGTCTTTTTGTTTCCAGAGTTATTATTTTCTTAACTATTGTTTTCACTACTAATTATAAGCTGTTTTTTATTTAATATCAATTTAAAGCTTTTTAAATACATACATGTTTACACTTCTTGTTGTTATTTTTCTTTTTTTGCAATATAATGATTTATGGCTAGTCGAAATCCAATAACAAACGATGAAATTAAATCTCGCGGTTATAGCAAGCAAGGGCGCGATAACTTTCGGCGCATTTTTGAAAAGAAAACTTTTTCAGAATGGGTTGTGGAAGAAGCCGTTGACAACCTGAAAGATTCATTTACTGACGATTTTGCAAAAATAACCTATCAGGAGTTTTTAAAAAAGGTGGACAACTTAAATAAATAGTGTAATTTTAAACCCATGAAGAAGACTTTTAAGATACTAAGTGAGGCTGTTGCTCAATCAGCGGTTGATGATGGAAATAAACTAGGTTTCCAAGCAGAAAGTTCACAACTTGAAGATGGGACGTATGAAATATCTTACGCCTCTTCTTACGATGAACCAGCTACACAAGAGCAGGAGGCTAAACCCACTTATGACGACCTAGGTTACATGAGAAAAGAGTTTGCTTATGAAATGAAATACATGCGTGAAGACATGGCTTACATGAGTCAATCTTTAATGGAGCATAAAAAAGGTCACTTACCTCCATTCGCGGATGCTGGCAAATTTAAAGCGGCTTTAGAAACCCTCGGTCTTGGTGAATCTTACGAAGTACGCAAGCCAACCATCTCTGTTGAATACTAACTAACACTGAATCATGCTCGCCATAATCTCACAATATATTCATGCTGGTTTTTGGGTTATAATGTTCGGAGTGCTTTACTCTTTGACGTTGCGAGCAGTCTACAATCATAACAAAAAATAGTTTAAATTAATTTTTAATCAAATACTCACCGCTGTTTTGGCGCGTGAGTTTTTTTGTCTTATCGAATATCGCGCCGTTAATTATATCATTAGTTTTGGTGTAAGGATCTTTATGATTGAAAGAATTACCGACACCTTACAAGGCAAAGCTCCCTTATCAGCGAAACGTTCTCCAAAGTGGAGCAGTGTTCGCAAAGAATTTTTGGAAAACAACCCTGTCTGTGCTTGTTGCGGCGGCGTAAAAAAACTTCAGGTTCATCACATCAAACCATTCCACACTCACCCTGAGTTAGAATTAGATACTGATAATTTAATAACTCTTTGTCGGCGCAAAAAATACGGAATCGACTGTCATCTTCTTGTTGGTCATTTGGGTTGGTTTAAAAATATCAACAATCATGTCATTGAAGATTCTCAGTTGTGGAATCAAAGGCTTAAAGAGCGCAATTTTTAAATTCTGCACGGTTTTTTTATTTACAAAATCGTCTTGACAAAAAGTTTTTTTTCACATATAATTGGGTGAAAGATGCAACTATTATGACCAAATTAGAAGAACTGGACGAAAGAAAAAACACAATCGGTATATTACAGAATAAATGCGATAGCATATACGAGGAATTTATCGATGGAGTTCCTTCATGTATTCACGATTACATTTTTGATTATCTATTTAATGACATCCTGTGGGTAAAACACGAGATTAAAAAGGTGTTAGACGAAGAGGAAGCTTGCAAAAATGAAGTTACAATGACCCCCTGCGATAATGGTTTTGTCGTTAATAAAACATGGTCACAAAGTGGCAATTGTAGCAGTATTATATTGACAAAGGAAGAGATTATTGAACTATACGAACAAACAAAATGCACGGAACAGAACTATCATTGAGATTTAGGCTAACAATTGCATTTTTCGTAATAAGTGGATTCATCCTGTTGCTTACTTTAATTCATTAAAACAATCAAATGAAAATTAAAAAACTATTTAGAGTATACTTTTGGAGAAATCTTGTATATAAAATTAAGTGCTTCTTTAGTCCCAGCCAAGAATGGCTGACAGATGTTATTCCAGATACGCATTGTGACAAGGTAGAGCTTATTCCAAGGATGCTATTCGAGTGTCTTGTTCATTATGTTGAAGTCGAAACCCAAAACGATTGGACTCACCCTCTTGGTCATATATACGAAGAAGAGCTAAAACTCGGTTATGTTACTCAAGAGTATGTTGATCATGTCATGAAGATCGATAAAGATTTACTTAAAGCATACAAATGGATCAAAGAGGGTAGAGTAGAGTTAAAGCAGAAGCTCGACGATGCATACCCTCCGAGCAAGAGCATTCGTGATATGTTCACAAAAACGGAAGATGGTAATTACAGCATGAATCCGCTTTCCGAAGAAGAAAGCACTTGCTATGCTGAAGTTACGAGACTGGAAATAATCTTATCAGACAAGGATATTGAGGCTATGCAAATCATAGTAAAGCATCACAACTCATTATGGACGTAATCTCTACCATATATAGAATTTTTTGTGTATAATATAGTATGCCACTTCCTGAACCACAAAAAAAACAAACCAAGAGTGATTTTATTTCTTCTTGTATGGTAGAATCAAAAATGGTTGAAGAGTTTCCTAATGTGAAACAAAGAGCCGCGATTTGTAATTCTCAATGGAACGCTGAGAAATCTAAGGCTTCAGTGGTTGTTGAATCTGATGGTAATGAAATAACCTTTAGTGATTTCGCAGAAGAATCTGAGTCTGCTAAAAGATCTGGTCGCAAAAGCGCCGCTCAAACTCCAGCCAAACCATCAGAAAAGAAAAAGGGTTCTAGTAAAAATAAATCTGGATCAGCAGGTAAGGGCGGTAAATCAATTACTTTTTCAGCCAAGGTTACTGAGTCTCTAAAAAACAAAGTCAAGGAGCATAACGCCAAATATTCCAAAAAAGTATCACTCTCTCAACTTAAAAAAATCTATCGTCGTGGTGCAGGTGCGTTTAGTTCTAGTCACCGTCCTAACAAGACACGCGGTCAGTGGGCAATGGCGCGAGTAAATATGTTTCTTAAGATGGTTAGGGGCGGCAAGGTTAAAAAATCTTATCGCGCCGCCGATCAGGATGTAGCAAAGGGTTCTGAAAAATATTACATGGAAGACCAAGCAAATGTTTTTCTTGATTTTAATGAAATTCAACTTGAGATTGCAAAGCTTGACTTAATTCAAGCTGGTCTGAAGGTTAGCGAACATAACCAAGAAGCAGAAGACTTAGAATACTCTGAGGCGGAAAAAAAGAAATTAAATAAGCCATTTCGCTTACCTTCTGGTAGCAAAAAGAAGTTTGGCGTTTATGTTAAAAACCCAAAAACAGGTAATACAATAATGGTTAAATTTGGCGATCCAAACATGGAGATCAAGAGAGATGACCCTGATCGCCGTCGTAATTTTAGATCGCGCCATAAATGCGATACCGCAAAAGACAAAACCAGTCCACGTTATTGGAGTTGTAAAATGTGGTCTAAGAAAAGTGTTAGTGATATAACTTCCAGTGCCTCTTTCGCAAGCGACGAATTCGATGAGGACAACCTCCCTTCTTGGGATAGCTTCCACGAAAACGCACAGGAATTTTTGTCTATTAAAGATTTTGTGATCGACGAAAAAATTTGATTTTGCTATAGGGGTTTTTTTTGGTCTTTTTACACTTGTTGTGTAACATATAGTATGGCTGACTCTTCCCCACAATCAACTCTTTTAAAAAGCATTGGCGCATTTGGCGGTGTTTACACAACTGGCGTATCTCTTAATACTGGAGACTATATGGCTATTAAAGCCCTTGGTTCAGATGTTACTGTATTAGGAGAAACCGTTGGCAATATAAACGATATTTCTGGAGCTATCATTCCTCAAGGAGATTTAATTCTTGGTGAGTTCTCTGTTGTTAATTGCTCTGGTGATGCGGTGATTTACAAATCCTAACTTATGTTTTTATCTTTGAGAAGCGGCTTATCTGTTGTAAGCCGAGGTATAATTGCTGGCGCACAGCAATCATACAACCGTATCCTCAAACTATTCCCAACGGTTTCCAGCCTCGCGCCAGCGTCAACGCGCCCAGTCCAGCAAGGGCAAGTTTGCGAGTTTGACGGGGTTAATGACCGAATCCAAAATATTACAGATCCACTCGGAGAGGATTGCACAATATTAGTGTGGTTAAAGGTTGATGCAATTGGGGTTGCACAGTATATTTATGATCTAAGGACAAGCGCCAGCATCAACTCTGGCGCTGGTTACTTGTATGTTGACACAAGCGGTAATCTAATATCAGAGAACGGAAACGAGGGGACTATTTCTGCGGGTGTGTGGACAAAGACAAGCGCAACACACGCCAATTCCTCAACGTCTGCACTGATGAAAATAGGTGCTAGGTATAACAATATTAACACGCTCGGCGGAAAATTGTCATCTTTTACCGCCACCAAAACAAGCACGGGTGAAATAGTGAGGCAATACAACCTCAACCATGCCAGTGGGATAACGGTCTACGACTCCAGCGGCAACGGCAACCACGGCGAATTGAGAAACGGCGCGTCATTTGTGGTTGATAACACGTTGCCACCAGAGGCAGACAGGCT